ATTGGACCTACTGGACCTATTGGACCTACTGGACCTATTGGACCTACTGGACCTATTGGACCTATTGGACCTACTGGACCTATTGGACCTACTGGACCTATTGGACCTACTGGACCTATTGGACCTACTGGACCTATTGGACCTACGGAACCTATTGGACCTACGGAACCTATTGAACCTATTGGATCTACTGGACCTATTGAACCTATTGGATCTACGGGACCTACTGGACCTACTGGACCTTAAGGATAAATTATAAAAGGATGAAAAGGGTAAAAGGGTAAAAAAAGTAAAGACTTATTTAAGAAAATTTATAAGCACATTAAAAATTGTAAATATTAAGAAAAAAAATATTATATAAGGTATAAATGACTAAACGCGATAAACGTACCAAGTCTGAAAGTTCTTCCTCATCCAGCGATGAGGAAGATTTTCACGCTACACAAAAAGGGGTGTATATCACCGTACAAAACAAATACGAGTCTGACTCAGACAGCGAGTACGAACGAAAGCGTCACCACAAGAAGGATGGCAAGAAGCCATGCAAGGACGAACCTGAGCCCTGTCGCAAGCCCCGCCGCCGGTCATCGTCTTCATCGTCTTCATCATCTTCATCTGATGAAGACGAAGACAAAAGTAAATGCTCATTTGAGGAGATTTACCGCTACTACAAGTGCAGGTTATTGAACGATGATGAGCTAATGGCAGGCGGATCAACCGCTTTTATTAACACCTATAACAATGTATCTTTAAACATTGCACGCAACTATCCAGTTGAAACTGATAATGTTTCGATTGTTTCAAATATCGACTACAAGTACACAGGCTCACCATATTATGTACGCGAGTCAGGCTTATACGTTATATTTTTTGTAATTAATACCGATCAGTCCTCGCAGTTCTGCCTTTTTGTAAACGGAGTTGATAAGCCTCTTAATCGCGGAGGTAACAATAGTGGTGCTGGTCAGCTCGTGTTACGCAGCTTAGTTCTTCTTGAGAAGAATGACTCTGTTATGATCCGCAATTCCATCTCTTCTGCTGCTATGTTAACATCTAATTTATATGTTGGTGGCTTACAAGCAGGTAACGATAACACTTTCTTACTGCTTAAGATAGCTCCTTACTCTCCTCCTAAGCCATCTTGCGTCTGGAAAGATCATGATCACTCAAAGAAAAAGCTTTACCTGTTCAACAAGGTTTTAGAAAAGATGTTATGCGACAAAGATCTTATGCTTCAAGGCTTCAAAGCCTTAGGCTCGTTCTACGCCACTAAGACACAGAGCGTAGCAACAGAGTCAAATGTTGTTTATTCGAATCAAGCCAACGTAAATGGACTTATGTGGAACGGTGCCGATGAGGTTAAGATTAAGGAAGATGGTGTCTACAAGTGCTTTTTTCTGGCTACCACAAACACTCAAGCACAATTCTCATTTGCCGTTAACGGCACACCTCTCGACTTTACCACTCAGGGCACCAACCGTGGTGCCTGTCAGGTTACAATCCGCGCACTGCTGGAGTTAAAGAAGGATGACGTATTAACCGTTAAGAATCATACTTCGGCAAACGGAGAGATTATTTTATCAGAGAAAGCCGGTGGTGTAAAAGAGTCTCTCAGTGCTCTTTTAACTATTTTTAAGATTGCCGCCAACAAGGGTTGCTGCCCTCCAGTAGTGAAGCTCAACAAGTATCACGCTCTATGCTATGACCAGTTTAAGAACTTTCTTATCTCGAAAAAAGGTCTGCAGATTGCAGGTACATCCTCATATATTACAACCACAAATGCACATCACGAAACTCTACAAGTTGGTGACTCAGTTGACTGGTCACACACAATGCTAAAGCAACATATATTTCATGTACAAGGATCTGAAACTTTCCGCATCGAAGAAGACGGTATTTATGACATTTTCGCGGATATCCTTACAAATGAGCCTGCTCAGTTTACCCTGTTTGTAAACGGTACGCCAGATTTAACGACCGTTGCAGGACGCGACTCTGGTGCCGGCCGCTGTCTCATGCGACAGTTTATTGAGCTCCGTTGCGGTGATATTGTATCTATTAGAAACTTCGAGTCACATTCCATACAGATTAACACCGCGATTAATGCCGGAGGTGAACTTGTTGGCCAAAATGCACAATTTATGTTCTTTAAGCTCTCGCCTCTTCCTTCTTCGTGCAAGCCATGCGAGCCACCAATTGAGCCACCATGCCCTCCACCTCAGCCTCCGTGCCCACCTCCGTGCCCTCCTAAGAAGAATCACCATCACCGCAAACATTAAACATTAAACATTAAAATTTAGCTTTAACATTTGACCTTTAACTTTAACCTTTGACCTTAACTTAACTTTAACTTTAACTTTAACTTTAACTTAACCTTAACTTTAACTTTAACCTTAACTTTAACCTTAACCTTAACAATAATTGTTTCTTGTTGAGCTAGTCAAGGCTCAAACGGAGATAATTAAGTGCGCAAGTAAATTGTTTCTTGGTGATGCATTAAAGCCTCAAACGGAGATAATTAAGTGCGCGAGTTAAATTGTTTCTTGTTGATGCATTAAAGCCTCAAACGGAGATAATTAAGTGCGCGAGTTAAATTGTTTCTTGTTGATGCATTAAAGCCTCAAAGGGAGATAATGGATGACCATTAAGTTAATTAGCATTTTTAATCCTAAAGTATATGACTAATTTAGGATTTAAAATTAATGTTAGCCCTGCCGACCTTATTATTCCAAGAACCGCTCTAACAGGAGCTCTGTATCTCGGATCCGTTAAAGCTTTAACCCCAGAATTTCTCCAGAAACATAAGATTTCAGCCGTTATCTCAATGACCAAAGTACCGAACATTTTAAATGTATTGCATTACAAATATCCCATACCCGATCACTCATCTTACAATACTCAAATGCAACTAATGATACCATTTATAACTTCTAACATACACCGTCTACGCACACAAGGACACAACGTTCTCGTACACTGCTACGCCGGAATACATCGTGCTCCAACCATAGTTGCACATTACCTTCAAAGGTATGAAGGTCATACTGTTGACAGTGCTGTTAAAAAAATACGCGCAGCACGCTACATTGCTTTCGTAGATGGCAATACCTTTGATTTAAAGTTAAAAGGTTAAAGATAAAGTTAAAGTTAAATCTTTAACATTTAAATAAAAATGACACATGTTTTAAAAATAAATGGCTGTGTTTGCAGATAAATATCAACCAAATACCCTACTGACCCTTGATTATGGTTTAAACGTAGGACAGGTTTTACATTCCCTTGCTCATTCCGATCAACTACCCCACATGATCATAGAAGGTGCCCGTGGTTCAGGTAAAAAAGCCCGAGTAAACCTGTTTCTTAAAGAAAAATACGGCACATTTAATACCTCGCGTGTACTAATGCATCTGGACATTCCCGGTAAGACGGAAGAAGTTAAAACACTCGCCAGCCGTTATCACTATCAATTCAATCCACACGTGCACAACATCTATGACAGAACCCTGATGCAGACGTTTATCACATCCGTAGTTCAGTGCGAAATTATTTCCGGTACACCTTACCGAATTATCGTCATAGAAGACGCCGATCTACTATCCTTAGAAGCACAAGAATCACTCAGGAAAACCCTCGAAACATACATACAATCTTGCCGATTTATATTTTTATCCAACCGTGAAGGTCATATTATCGATCCCTTATACAGCCGTTGTGTTAAGATAGTCGTGAACTCCCCCACAGAAAAAGAGATCACCTGTATCCTCGATAAGATATGCAAACAAGAACATATTACCGTAAAACCTGATGCTATTCAAGCCATTGTTAAAGGCTCTCATCGCGACCTATCCAGGGCACTGCGCTATCTGGAAAAATATACCCTACGCTCTACATACGTACCGGATTTAAAGTTTAATCTACGCGAGTATGATAGCGTATATAATTATTGTTGTACGATCATTGATACCATTATAGGTGGCACGGATATCGTAGGAACGATGGACGCGGTTCGCTCCTATCTGTACGAATTGGTCAACTACTGCACCGATAACAAAGAACTAATCACTATACTGCTCGATATTACACTCTTAAAAATTCCTAAAACTTGTCACTCAGAACGATATATGCTATGCAACATGGCATCCGTCCGAGAAGAATCTATTCGACAGAGTAGTAAAAGCGTTTACCATGTCGAAGGATTTTGCCTGTATATTTTTGGTATCATTAAAAATATCATGGAACAGAAAGCAGCCTCCAAAAAAATTGTCGTCAAAGGCAGCACTAAAAAATAAGGCTTAAAATTAATTTTAACTTTAACTTTAACTTTAAATTTAAAGTTAAATAACATCAAGGTTTTCAGCCTTGTCCGGCTCATCTTCCGCTTCTGATGCATCGGTTTCGTCCTCCTCTTCAGATTCCGAAATGTCGTCGTATGAACCTCCGGGAGTCTTACTCTCGTCCGGACGACTCGATGTCATATCCCATAAATTCGCCCTTTGTAATATTTCTATGTCGCTTTGAGTGTACACTTCTGCAATCTGCCCCTGATTCGTATTAAAATCAAATAGTTGCACCAGTACGTAATCATCCGGACTAATACGCGTCCTCAATGAACCACGAATACGACATACAATCGTCTGGTATTCGGTCGAGCCAGGTATCTGAGTGTAAACCTGCATACGACGATTTCCAAGAGGTTTTAATACACGACCATAAACCTCGCACTCGTCTGACTTTTTAGCAATATCCGCAGCACGCCTCACACGAGCCCCATTGGGCTTGTTTTTCTGACGCTTATGTCCTGATCCTCCGGATGTGTTCTTTGGCATTTTATAATTTGTATCTTACTTCATTTTTTTAGTAGTCTTTAAAATAGAATATAAAGCCTTTTTAACCTTACCATTCTTAGGAGAATTAGGCAACACACGAACATAATACTGCTTAAGCATATCATTGTTTACCAAGTCGTAAAAAGACATCTTCCCCTTAGTATAAAGAGTAATCAAAGAAGCCTGAGCCACAGCAGTGTCCAAACTATCCGATCTGACGATAAGCAACTCCTTCTTACGATCATAAAAAAAATCCTTGCTCAGACTAAGTATATTGTTTAACTGCTCTTGACACTTAGGATTAATACGAATCCATATGTACACATTGCTAAAATGCTTCACTGGTGCAACACTGGGTACACTCTCGTCGATAATCTCCACCCGATGAAGAAACCCATACTTAGCCCTCTTAAGACTATTGGATGACCAAATGGCAATCCCTCCATGAGCCTTATCCGTCGCATCCGGTGGACCAAAACGCCGAAACAAATCCTTCATGTTCTTAATCTTCGGTAACACCGGAGCCGGAGGCTTTTGAGCTTGCTGCATGCCGCCCATGTAACTGGCGCCCCCGATAGATCCCATTCCTCCCATGCCCATAGATGATCCTCCCATTCCTCCCATGCCCATAGATGATCCTCCCATTCCTCCCATGCCCATAGATGATCCTCCCATTCCTCCCATGCCCATAGATGATCCTCCCATTAAACCATAACCACCCATAGAATCAGCAGGACTGTATACCGTACCCATTAAGCTATAGTTATCTTCATATGCTGATGCAGGTGAAGGCCCTGAATTCATCTGATCGAATCTCATGTATGACATTATATAAATAACCACCCGAAAGGTTTTTTTCTTTGTTAAGTTATAATGTCACTTAGATCACTTAACAGAGATCCCAAGTTTATGTCAGGCGACTATGCTTCGATGTTTACGATCCCCGTCCATCAAGGAAATGTAGAATTCGCTAAAAATCCCTACAACCCTGGCTCATGCCACCCGTCTGATGTTACATGCTTTCACCTCGTTAACGGAGCCGCTCAATGCCAAACCGATCACAGTTCGCTGCTCGTATGGCGCGCTACAGGAAATCTTACAAAGTTAAAACTGGGACCCGCGCCAACTCCAACTCCCTTACCAACCCCAAAGTAATAATCCAAATCCAAAGTAAAAAACTTTTTTATTTACTTTTGATTTTTTTTACTTTTTATTGTTTATTGTTTAAAGTGTTAAAAGGAGGTAAAGTTAAAGAGCAGCGCAAGATTGCTTCGTGATATCACGCAGAGCATGCAGACCCACCCGCGCGTCGCTTTCAGTGCACAAGGCAATAATAGCCTGCTCCAGCTGCCGGATCTGCACGGAGGTGCAGTCCTTGAGGCTGACAAATTCGCCCCACAGGCAGTTTGCACACGAGGAGTCGTGCTTGCCAATCTGCTCGATCAAGTAGTTCATGTAGTAGCTCGACATACGGTCGATCTTCTTTACCTGTACGCACTTACCAGCCGGAGGCATGGGCCCAGCCTCCATGCACCCGTCCAGAGAAATCACCGACACCGGGTAATCCACACAGGTAAGCCACACAACGGCTTCGATGTTTTCCGAGTTCAAGGGCTTGAAGTCAATGCTCTTGATAGTTGAGCTCGTGAAAATATGCTTGTTAAAGCGCCGGCTAATCGCCTCCAGCGCACTCTTGGCGTAGATCATCTCGCGCGTGTCGTCGAAGTAGTAGCCGCGAACCGGAGGCATGATGGTAAGGCGCTTGGAGGTAGACATGGTTAAAGTTGAAGGTTAAAGGTTGAAGGTTCAAGGTTCAAGGTTGACGAGGAAGTAGCGCTGGGCTTAAAAATATCGGCACTATTATGGCATGGAAGGTCAGTCGGGATCAATTTTACCGTTACTTAAAGGTTAAAGGGAGGGGTTAAAGGGTTTTACCACGAACCCTCCCTGAGTTGACGGGCGATTTCACCCTCTACATCCGGAGCCTTCCAGCCAGCAGGCTTAATTACCTTACCGTCTAACTCACGACGGATAAACTTACCTGTTTCAGGGTCACGCTTATCCATGTTAGCCTTGTGCACAAGGTCGAAAATAGATGACAAGTTTACACCGTGCTGAGCACTCGTATTCAAACTATAATACCACGCATCCACCAACGCATCAAACTGAGCAGCAATCAGATCAACAGGAGTCTCATACGTAAAATTCTTACACTTGTCACGTGTATCCAAACACTCAGACATGAACCGATCACGATCCTCCGCATCCTCGCATACAGTGCAAGCCAACTCATCCAACTCGCTAATAACCATCCGAATAATAAACTTAGCCTTTTCACGTGTCATCGCAACAGGCTTAGCAGGACAGTCGGAACCCATTGATCCCTCCGTGAAATCCTTTACAGCAACAGCGTTTGACGTTGATGTTGACATTTTTATTTTAATATCCATAATCAATTTCCAATTTCCAATTTCCAATTTAAAAATGAAAAATCTTTTAAATTTTAAAACATGCCTATCGCATTTGATCCCGCTGAAATTACAGCCGATTTAATTAACTCGGGTCATGTTGTTTGCTTTCCGGCCATATCACAAAAAGATAACTCCGACACCGATCCAGACTATCTTAAAAATGTATATACCTGCCTACCTGGAGCTAATTATTACATGCAACACGCAGCATCAGCCACGGCTCGAGGCAAGACCGGTACGTATACCATTCATACCAAAGGAGACGGTGGTGTCATCAATATGTTTATGTGCCTTTATCCAGGAACAAAAACACTTGCAAATGATAACCTCGCATTGCGTTTGAAATATTTTAAGAACGGCCTTGAACAACTGGTCTCCTGCCGAACCCTAAATACTCTACACTTTACCTTTCCAGTTAAAGTTAATGTTAATGTTAATGTTAATGGCTCCATTGATTCGGATCTGAAAGAATACATTCAAGCACTTGAAGACTTCTGGGCTACATATAAACTCAATAACACGATTGACCTAAATATAATTATTCATCACGAACATTCACCGACCAAAGCAGTCATTGTTAAACCTAAATTTAAAGTTAAAGTTAAAGAAGCAGAAAGCGTTAAAGAAGCAGAAAGCGTTAAAGAAGCAGAAAGCGTTAAAGAAGCAGAAAGCGTTAAAGCAGCAGCCGGAGTACCTGATGTATTTGAGTTGGATTGCGATCAAGAAACTATCAACGAACAACCATTGTACGAGGTTGATTTTGTACGCTATATCATCAAACAACCAACAAAGGCAGCATCGGATAGTGAAGGTTCAGTAATGCAATACTTCCCCAAATCACCCATCTGGAACTTCATAGTTCATGATGAACGCCTACTTAAAATTGCACGAGAAATACAGTTAGATACCGTAGTAAACGAGGCAGTTTACCCTGAACCAAATGAAATATTTAACGCGTTTAGCTACATGCAAGACGATTTAAAGATTGTTCTTCTGGGACAGGATCCCTATCACCGAAAGGGTCAAGCTCATGGTCTATCATTCTCGGTACAACAAGGAATTACGATTCCACCTTCCTTGCGCAACATATATAAGGCACTGTCTAACGACATTCCTGGATTTAATATCCCTAAACACGGACATCTTAAAGGATGGGCTGAACAAGGAGTACTAATGCTAAATACCGCCCTTACAGTGGCAGAGGGCAATCCAGGTTCCCATCTTAACATGTGGGAACCATTTACGGATCGACTTATTGCCTTGTTGTCAGAAAACTGTAAGGGTCTTGTATTTATCCTGTGGGGTAATAAGGCCAAGGCCAAGTCACGTCTGATCTCGAAAGCCGGAGGCCATCTTGTACTTGAATGCCAACACCCCTCCCCTCAGATTACCAACAATACCTTCGACAAGGACTGCAAACATTTTAGTCAATCCAACGGATGGCTCCAAGATCACAAGAAAACACCCATTAACTGGCAAGTTTAAGCCTTTAAGCCTTTAAGCTTTAAGCCTTTAAGCCTTTAACCCAATAAATCCTGTACCCCTGGCAGTACATCTGGATGATTAGTTATACATGCTAACATACGTTCTACTGCAGGTAATACGTTCCTATTTAAAACTTTGGTACCCGTAGCAATATTACTACCGGATGCTACCGGTATGGTGCCCATAGAGTCACCAAGGTCAAATTTAATAACATAGTTAGGTCCAAGATGATGAAGTTGACATAATTTACGACGACTAAGCTTCAGACCTGCCTTAAAGCTCGAGACCCTGAACTCCTCATCCTGGTCAAATAATGCGAACTTAACCAAAGTGTCCTGTCTGTCATGTGGGTGAACGATGTATCCATTATCATACAAGGTATTAACGAAAGCAATAGTTTCTGCGTATGTACCCGTAATACCTTCAGGATTATTTACCAGGATATCAGGAAACATACGGGCCCATATATCTACAGATAATTCACCTTGTGTAATAGTTATAACAAACTCCGTTGACATTTTTATATAGGTTTCACCTGCCTCAACGTTATACGTTAACAACTTACCATCCATGTTTAGTTTATACGTATTACCGTCGTCATCAGAAGCAAGTCTCGTAATCCTCGTACGAGGCCTTTTTTCCGTGTATCTTGGATTTAATCGCAAAGGGGTTTCATCTACGTTGTAATCGTCGATATCCGATGCCAATGATCTGCCTATAACAAGCTTTTCAGTAACAGAGTTTAATAAACTTCTTGTCCTACCACCCGTACAATTAAAAACGAATTTAATAGATGAATACCGTCTTATCAGATTCTCAACTCTTAAATTAGGGTGATACAACGTATAAACGTTTCCATGAATTTGGCTACTCTGCATAAGTAGTCCAAATCTTCGTTCCTCCACTTCTTTGATGGTGATGTTACCTAACCCACCCAAAGTGCGTAAACGCCCATAATCTGGACGTACGTGAGGGGGACCACCTCTTTTCGCACGTGAATCGTATAATAGCACTATCGAATTAGGATATCCAATACATAAAGCATTTGATAACTCTAATCCAACGGGCCCTGCACCAAGAACCAAAAACACATTTGGAGCTGCCATAAGTGCATCGATATTCGCAAGAAAAACCGCGGAGTCTACGCCATTATAAAAGGTGTCAGATATGTCTCCGCCAACTTGGGCATCGCGCCACTGACGGTTAAGTTCCATTGTAAAAAAGGGATCGTAGTTAATTAAAACGTCTTTATTGTATGCATCAATCAACGGTTTCAAGCAAGAAGTCACTGACATATATTATCTTTAATAATAAAAATATTCAATACGGGGAAGTAGAAGTAATGGTATTCATAATATAGATCGCTTCAGGATTCTGAAAGCCGGAAGCTGTTGTCTGGTACTTGTTACAGTACGCTTTAATTTTCTCTTTTTCTTCGGCCGTCCATACGCCATTAATGCGTGCAAATTTGTTTACAAGCAAGTTCAACACATACGTGTTGTCAGTTGGCAACGACATAACGCTCTCCAGCAGGTCAACGATCTCGGTCCGCTGAAGAAGAGTCAGGTCTTGGTTGTAGATGTAACGAAGCATGGCTCTGAAATATGAAATATATTCTTGAGTGATACTCAAGGATCAATTTTACCATCGGAACGGGGGAGGACGTACTTTAACCCCTTTAACCCCTTTTTAACCCTTTTAACCCTTTAACCCTTTAACCAGCATACACTCCGTAGTCTTGAGCAATCTTACAAAGGCCGTAATATACCATATGCTCTTTGAATACGGTTTTTGCAATGATTTCGACCAGTATTTTGTTTGGATTACTTGTGTTAACCGTAATCTTTATATTAGGAAACATACAGTAACATCCATTCTTAAGAATCACATAGTCTATCATCTCCTCAAGAATTATAAAATCCTTGCTGGTACGATTCCAAGATAACCCTCTCATTTGATCAATAAAATAAAAAAAATTTATATTAGGGTATTTATAATGGAATTTCTTCGCCTCTTGTTAAGCACCTTTTTTGGAGTATATCTCGGTTACACCCTCCAGCCAGTCCCACGAGTGATTGATGTTCTGTTCAGGGAGTCGCAAATATTTAAGTTCTTAATCATGTCCTGTTTTATCTTTGTTAACTTACTTGGCATGGAGTTTTCAATCATGAATGTTATAACGTCCGTAGTTCTGTCAGCTATATTGCTCGCTGGTTTTGAGTATGCTCGTAAGTTTTAAGTTACCAAAGTAATTTTCTTAAATATTAACTTTAAAAATGCTAAAGTTAGTCTTTAATCCGTTGAAACAACACCAATGACTCCTCATCCCCGTCATTGTAAATACCTACCGTATTCTCATTATATACGTATATCTGTTTGGACTCGCTCTCATGCGGCTCATACAAACACCCACATAGCTTCATGTCACATCTAATCCATGCCGATTCGACAATGTAAGTAATGCCATTTACATCGGTGGTAATATTAACATTCATATCAGGATGTTTACCTTCCTTTAGTTTAAAAAAATCACATACGGCAGTAAAAGGAACACCGTAAGATAAACGATTACATATGGAACTGTTGAATCCATTACCAATCATAATTCGGATAACCCAGTCTTTTGTACCACCAATAATATGAGGCGTCTTATCAACATACATAAACCCAGCATCAGCATTAGCACTATAAATATAGCTACGCTCACGAGCACCCTCTGTAAGTTCACTATAAGAGTTATGAGACTCTATCCATGAAGATATCTTAGGGTTAGAACCGCCAGGATTATAGCTGACGTAAAAATACTCATTATCATCCTCCTCGAGAATAAACACACGTGAAGATGCAGTCATTTACTGTTATCAGATAATCATTTTTCAAGTTAAGATAATTTAAAGATTTAACATTTAACATTTAACATTTAACATTTAACATTTACATGAGTAGCTCACCTAGGGTACATACTAAATTACCAAAGTAAAAACATAAATCTTTAATCTTTAAATTTAACATTTACATGAGTAGCTCACCTGGGGGTACATACTAAATTACCAAAGTAAAAACATAAATATTACTTTGGTTATTTTAATCAGGAAATTATCAGACCATCAAACCTTACAACACAAACTCAAACCGACCCAAGTCCTCCATATTGCATTCGTCCGTGTTATCTGTTAGGTCGATTAAAGTCCGCGCCACCGCAGGCTTTTCCGCATACTGTAGCAACATGTTTTCGTCCAGATACGTCTCAAACGAGTTTGTACCCAACTTCACAAACTGACCCACCATAATGTTCGCACTCACACCCAAGGTATCCGTCTCCGCCTGAGCTGCCGCCATACCCAACATAGCCGTTGTCTCCTCGAAACTCGCCAACGCCAGAGGACCCGATTCACCCTTCTTAGCACCAAACCGATCAATCTTCTGGATAAAACCACGGCATGTCATCGCATCCGCCAACAAGGTAATATGACGAATATCGATCTGAATACCCGCACCGATCAACACCTGGTTCAACTCCCGAATAATCGACCGACGAGCCACCTCAATACCATAAATGGCCATCATCTCCGTGATGTCGTTCGTAAAGGTACGGTAAGGATCCACATGATCCATACTCGTGATCTCCATCAAGTTAGACCCAATCGTGTCAATAATATATGTCTCTGCATCCATACTAATCGGAGCCAACTCACTGTAACGAGCCGAATCACGAGCCACAATCGTACCATCGTCCAGCTTAATGTCCTTCTTCTCCGTACGAATCGTCGTCTTACGAATACCAGCAATACCCTTCAGAGGACGCTCCCGCAACTCATCCTCAGCCTTAGCAATATGTTCCATGGTCGCGTCCTTAGCCGGCAGTACACCACGAATGTAACCACGCTCCGCACCAGGCAAGTAGGTAAACTGCATTTCCCAACTCTCCTTATCAGAACCAATAGGACTAATCTCCGTATGAGACCAGTCGTGGTTATGCTTGCGACCAATCTCAAACTTAACCAACCAGATAGGATAAGGCACCTCCGCCGTTTCGATTAAATCATCAAATCCATTCATATCCGCCAAGATAGCCGCATCCGGATCGTCCTCAGCCGACTCCACATACATAACATCGCTACGCACAATTACGTCCCCATACGTAAGGTACTCGAAACTATCACGCACACCAAAAATACTATTGAACTTGTTACCAGATGACAACAAGTAACGGTTTACGAAATCCTTCTTAAGCTCAATCGCACGATTACGATCCGTCTCAGCCACATGAGACAAATACATATCAACCGAACGAATCGTAGCCGGCAAGGTTTGATTACCGAGACCATCACGAACCGTCTGCATAATATCGTCCGGAATACCAATACCCGTCAAGTAGATCGCAATACTCGGCATCTTAACCGACGTTACCGACAAAATCTCCTTAAACCGAGGCACACCAGCCGACACCGTAGCCTTACTACCCGTAGAATGGAAAGCATCCAGCGTCATCTGAGTACCCGGCTCACCAATACTCTGAGCCGCCAAGGCACCCACCGCCTCGCCCGGAGCCACAATACCCTGATAAAACTTACGCTTGATCTCGTCCAACAAGGCATCGAAGCTTGCACGATTGTATGTATGCATAAAGATAAGGTAACGCGAACTCAGCTTCGCCCGCAACAAGGTAAAAAACTGCTTCAACGAATACTTGTTAATACTCGCCGTCGTCGGCAGCCGCAAAACACGCTCCAGATCCGACACACGCCCGAAAATATAGCTCGGAAGCAGAACCTCGTCCTTCTGCATATACGGTGCCTGACCCCGAATGCCCATACGATGAGCAATCGATTTCAGCATACGATCGAAGTTTACCACACTCGGAATACCATCCGGCAGATTGTAACGATAACGCTGACGCAAGTAAGTCCAGTCCTCGATAATACGAGCAAACTCCTGATTAACCGCCTCCTTCTCCGTGTCCAGATTAAACTCCGCCCCCGCCCTCGCCGTCATCTCCTTCAGGTTGGCCCAGTCGGTCTCGCTAAAGTTAAAGCGCAACAGCAACTCCTCCATGTTCCACCCAATATGGTTCAAGCTCTGACGCTCCAACTTGGAACCATCATAACCGTCACCACCATACACGTACTGGATAATAATACCACCGCCACCACGAACCGTGCCGTCGTAGTTGGCAACAATGTCCTCAAGACGCTTCATCAGCTTACGCTGCAGATAACCCGTCTCAGCCGTCTTAATCGACGTGGAAATAACACCGTTACGACCAGACATAGCATGGTAAATATACTCCATAAACGACAAACCCTTCGTGTAAGAGTTTGCAATAAAACCACGCGATTCCGCCCCAAGATCGTCCTTAGACACGAACGCCAATGGCCGACGGTTGTAAAAGTTGCTTACACGCTTACCACCCATGTCCTGGTTACCCAACAAGGCAATAATCTGAACCACGTTACTCTTGTTACCCTTAGAACCAGAGTTAACCATGTTCATAAAACGGTTATCGTATGGCACGCCAACATCATACTCGTTAATGTGCTTAAAGGCCACACCCTGACCCTTCTCGCGACAAGTAGCCATCAAGTGCATAATGTCCAACTCAAACTGCTCGTACACATTCTCCACCAGTCCAGGAGGCCCCAAGTCCAGGCTGGCACGAAAATCCTCCGTGTAACGACCCTCGTGCAACCCATTCAACAAGGCCTGGATACGATCCAGGTAAATACGCTTGTAATCCTCGATCTCATACATGTACTTTTTCGGAATCTCCAAGTCACGCAAACCAACACTAAAGCCATCAATCAACAACCATTGAGAACTAATACGCGACATGTTGTCAATCAGGTCCGATGCCGCCGTATGACCCAAATCGTTCCAAGCCACATGAAACAAACTACCGTAATTCATCTTAAGCAAACCCGTAGCCGTGTCCATGTTACCCAAACGCTCTCCAGGCTTAGGCCCCTGCATAATACCATTAATAATCGTAACCGAGTTACCCGACCCGTTCGTCTTGTTAATCGTAATTGGAGGCATAATCATGTTAAACATGTCCACCGCCGTCCAACCAGCCTTAGAAACCTTAGGATAGTGCCCCGTGTTCTGGTTAGCCCAGGCCATCAAGTGCATATAATCACGCAGGTTCAAGTAATAACGCTCCTTAGGAGAATAGCCACGAAAATGCTCACTACTCAGACGATACATAGCCAACACCGTATCCTGCACCGCACCAACCACCGGCTTGTTAGCCTGAGGACTGACCATCTGAGTGGAAGACAAGGCCAACGACTGCCACTCACGACGAGCCATCTCCGACTGAAGCAAGTGAATGTTCATCTCATCACCGTCGAAATCGGCACCATAAGGTGACGTAATATTAACCGACAACCGAAACGAGTTGCCTTGCAGAATCTTAGCACGATGACACATCATACTCATCTTATGCAAGGAAGGCTGACGGTTCAGAATCACCAAATCCCCGTCCAACATATGCCGGTACACAATCGTTCCAATCGGCAAGGTCTTATGCATACGCTCCTCCTCGGAAATACACGACAGATTAGTCGGATAGGAAGAGTTAGGCAACTTAATCTCATTCGCACCAGGATAGTTCTCCGGCCCACGCTGAACCAAGGTAGTTAAATAAGCCTGGTTATGCTCGTTTACATACTCGGGATACGTAAGTGTCATCGCAATATGGTAAGGAATACCTACCTGTGTAATGCTCAAGTTAGGATCAGCCGTAATAACCGTACGCGCCGAAAAGTCCACACGCTTACCCATCAAGTTACCACGCACACGACCCGTCTTACCCTTAAGACGAGCCTTAATCGTACGCAAGGGACGATTGGCACGGTTGCAAATCGTAGGATACTTGCTTGTCTCGTTATCAACCAAGGAGGCGATATGCAACTGCAAGGTACGATGATCCAAGGCAATCTGACGATCGTGAGCATCCTTATCAACAGCCGTGTCGCGAGAGTCCAAGGTCTCCTTCAGCTTATTGTTAAACTTAATAATGTTGTGCAGGGACTGCGTAATGTCGTCATCCGACGTCTTACCATCATCCGTCACCACCGACGGACGAATAGTGGGTGGACAAATAGGCAATATCGTAATAACCATCCAATCCGGACGCGCATACTTATGATTAATACCCAGCGTCTCGCAATCCTCATCCGTGACACGCTTCAGGATCTCATGCACCTGCTTAGCCGAAATAGCCACCGGAGCCTCCTTGACAGAGCCCCCAGCCGCCCCGGCCCCCGCTCCTGCGCCCTTCTTAGTTTCCGCTACCTTTTTACCCTTAGCCTTGCGATGGTACACCATAGCCATGCCCAACACCTGAGCATCATTGTCATTAATTATCTCCGGATAATGCGACTTGCAATGAGGGCAAGTGCTGCTCTTAGTACGAGTGCCAATCTTGGCCAGAATAACCCCCAGACGCTCAGGCGGAGCAACAGAACCAACCATAGCCTTAATGTACGCCAAATTATAATCAGATGTTTCACGCAAACTCGAGCAGCCAGGACAGATAACCTTCATAATGTCATAAACATATTCGTAAAACAAGGGGTGGTAAACAGGTAAAGCCAAATGACAATGGCCGAAATTGCCATGATCCGTCTTAGCAGAAGCATAAGTAACCGCGTTGCGGGTGTTTTGAGTTGCGCCAAGACGAGGATCCGCCAAGGTGCCGGCCTGCTCACCGCCTTTAGTCATGTGTCGGAAAATATGTGCAGTAGACTGATTCAAAATAGCCTCCGGTGAGAGCACCCCAAACTGGACACTCTTAACCGAAACAACATCCGATTGGCCTTGCTTGATGGCGTGAATCTGCGACATTATTATATTTTTCATTATAAAATCATTTTTTATAGTTAGTACCTAAAAATTTCACCCATAAGGTGCTAAATGCCCCCCATTAAACGCAAACGTATCGCAATCTCCGACACAGACGAGGATGCATCCGATGATGAATGGGTACCCGACTCAACTTCAACTTCAACTTCAACTTCAACTTTAACTTCAAACCGCTTAAAGAAACAAGTTGCCGCCTCAACCCATTGCAAAGATATTAAAACAAGATGCTATGATCTACTCAGACAGTATGAACAAGATCCCGATAATAATGGCACCGGTCTAACAACCGTTCAACTTATACTACAGCTACCCCATAAACAAGCTTTAAATGTTAATGCCCATGAACCAGCTTTAAATGTTACCTCCATTCTTGAAAATAGTTGGATCAAGATGGAGTCGGCCGTATATGGACATCGTGAAGCCAAACTGGAAATACTGCAATATCATACTTCTTGTTTGCTTGGGGTTAATAGCGGTTCTGGATCGCGTGTATTGGGATTAGTAGGCCCGCCAGGTGTTGGTAAAACTACCCTTGTCGTCAATGGTGTATCCAATGCCCTGGATTTACCCTTTTATCAAATGTCTATAGGAGGACTAAAAGATGTAACCTTTTTTACCGGAAGCCTACCGTGCTGGAAAGGTTCCCACCAGGGTGTGTTTGCCGATATACTTATTCGCCACGGACATCGCGCTATTGTATATATTGACGAAATCGACAAGGTTGCAAGCGAAACAGCACTTGATATTTATGGTTGGTTAACCCATGCCGTAGATCCCATGGCAAACAAACATATACGAGATAACTTTTTAGGTATCGATCTGGATCTTTCCGGACTAACATTTATCTTCAGCTATAACGACGCAGATATGCTACCCGCTCCCTTAAGAGATAGGATTAAAGAAGTTCACCTTGTAGGTTTTACCAAAGAAGAAAAGGTGGCCATTGCTCACAAATACATTATACCCGAATGCCTATCACGCTACAGATTAACCATTAAAGATATTATATTTACTGATAAAATTATTACAGAATTACATAGCCGAGACACGTCTGAAGGAGGTGTTAGGAAACTTAAAAAACTATATGAATCTGTTATTGATCGTATAATGCTCCGCATATCCTGCACCAAAGAAGGTTTTAATTACTATCTACATCGCATTTCACGTTCACATTCATGTTCACATTCACATTCAAGCTCAATGGATGAAAGCAAGGGTTCAGGTTCTGCCGCGGCAACACAGGTGTGCTTTCAACATCTTCAGCCCATTAAATCTAACTTTCCTTTGACCATTAGATCTTCGGACTTGCCGCTTTAGGTTTTGGTTTAGGTTTAACCTTTAAAGTAATCTGAGGTTTAGCAATAATTGGCCCTTGTCCATGAGCCGCATTTTTAAATCTCATTACACCATGTAACCCAACCTTAGCCCGCTTCCAACGGTCTTTTGTAAGTTTCGAAGGAATACATAAATCCTTTTCAAGAGTAGAAAATTTAAACAATGCACGTGTATTAGAGTAGGGCTTGTAAAGATCCGTCAGGCCAATACTCGTACAACGATCAATAACTTTACGAACTTTAGGATCTACGTTATAGCCAGGGTACTTATCCGTCATTATAAATATAAGTACATTTAAAAATTAAATGATTCTTGTTTAATTTTTAAATGTCCGATGAAGACCGTCCATCTTTCCGTATTAACAACCGCACCTACTTAAGCGCCGGAGTCATGTTTTGTTGCGTGGATGATCAGGGTGTTATACGATTTCTACTGCAACGCGTAAAGGATAAACCCTGGATTTACGAAGATTTTGGAGGCAAGTCCCAACCCGGTGACACATCCATCAAGGATGTTGCTTTTAGAGAGTGTCAAGAAGAACTAAACAACCGCTTTACCAAGGAATTTATTCAGGGACTGCCATGTATCGAGTATCTTATTCCATACAATAAATATGTTACCTACCTAGTCAAACTTGACTCATCCCATATTCATATGGATCTTTCGTCTTTTGGTGACCGTGAAACCCTATGGAATATCGAACGTACAGTAGTCTGGGTAACGTACGAAGATCTCTGGAATATGCACCCCACACTCATACATCCACGCTTACAACCAAACTTTAAATACTGGCTGCCAATCCTAATGACCGAAAGCAATATGTATTAAAAATGATTATTTTACCAAATTAAAATGTCTTTCGTTGCCCCAAGTGAATCGGCACTTGAGCATGCCCATGCATCTGCATCTGCACTTGCACCTGCACCTGCACCTGCATCTTTAACTTTAACTTTAACTTTAAGTCAAGAACACTGTTTCGAAGCTTTTAAAGCCGGTCGATCTATTGTTGTAACTGGTCCGGCCGGTTGCGGTAAGAGCTTTCTTATTAAACGTATGAAAGAGCACACCGAACAAGTAAAAACAAATATAGCCGTTACAGCCCTCACCGGTGCCGCTGCCGCCCTTGTAAATGGACTAACCCTACACAGCTGGGCAGGTATTGGCCTTGCCGCAGGCAGCTCCGAAGAACTTTTTCAGAATATGAGGAAATTCCGGAAGCAGCACATTCAGCGCTGGGTAGATATAGACATTCTTATTATTGACGAGATCTCTATGATGGGCGCGGATTTGTTTAACAAGCTTAACGGACTGGCACAACTTATTCGTAATAACGGACTTTTTTTTGGAGGCATTCAAGTTGTACTGTGCGGAGATTTTTGCCAACTAAAACCAGTGTCTCAAGACAAAGACGCTAAATTTTGTTTTGAAACAGCTACATGGCAAAAACACCTGACTAACGATACTTATTACCTAAATACCGTTATGCGCCAAACGGACCCCGTCTTCCAAGACCTACTTGCAAACATCCGTATAGGATGCATTACAGCCAGTCAAAAAGCCATCCTTGACGAACGTATTATTACCGATGACAATGATGCCAACCTGTATGTTGAAATGCCCGATGGAACACGACAGACGATTAAAGCAACCACCTTGTATCCCAAGAAAAACGACGTTAATGACACAAACGTCCTACAGCTAAATAAACTACTTGCTTCAGGATGCAGCCGACAAGTTTACAAGAGTGTTGACATGGTGATGGATAAACGATCCAAGGCTACCTCCACGGTTACACCATCCCAAAAAGAAATCCTTGATAAGTGTTGCTATGCTCCGACAGAAATAACCTTAGCCATCGGGGCACAGGTGATGCTTATTAAAAACATGCCAGCTGGCAGCGGGCTGGTTAACGGCTCACGTGGCGTTATTGTAGACTTTAATAAAGAACTTTCAAATGCACCGGTAGTTATGTTTGACAATGGTACCGAAGAGATTATGATACCCGATAAGTTCGAAACGGATTCGGGCAATATAACCCTTATTCGCTTGCAAGTTCCCCTGGTCTTGGCATGGGCATTGACTATCCATAAATGTCAGGGAGCAACTATTACAAACGTTATAACGGACTTAACTGGTGTATTTGAGGAAGCCCAGGTTTACGTTACATTAAGCAGGGTATGCTCCTTAGAAGGTCTGTTTATTAAAGGGATTAATTACAGCAAAATAAAGTGTAACCCTCGTGTAAAAAAATACTACGAAGATCTGATGAAGCTTTAAGGGTTCGGTTCAACTTAATCTTAAAAAATGTATAGTTTAGTATATGTATTCGCAATATTCATCATACGATGAATCGTATAAAGAACCAACCATTATATCTAATCCTACATACTCTACTACTCGCAGTGCTCCTATAATTGTAACAGTTGATAATTATGGTCTTCAAGACAATGGTCTAGACACGGATGAGGCCAGATTACCTAAACATGTGTTTAAATTTTCTGGTGCTAATGATACGGCGACAGGTGAAAATCCAGCAGAATTAGACATCGGTGCGATCCGTGATGTTGTGTCCATTGAGCTTATTTATGCTAACGTTGCCATAGCTGATGGTGGTGAATTATATACAATTTTAAGAGTAAACGATTATTCACGCGTTCGCAGTAGTAATCCGTTCGCAAAAAATAGTTATTGTTTAATACATAATCAAAATCCTGGGGCAGATGAGTTTTATTCTGTTCGACGTTTAGGTATACCGGATGATACAATGATACATTATTTCCCAGAGCCCACTAAACTAAACAAATTAGATATAGAATTTATAAGCCCTATGGGTGATCCCTTTGTGTTCAAGGGTCCAAATCCGAATATTGTAGATCCGGCTGTAGATCCGGCCGAGGTCACAGTCCATTACGTATTAACCTTTGAAATACGTACTCTTAACCGCGGTCCTCCTAAGCCCGATGCACGATTTACCAATCCCGTCAAAGGACCTTGGTAAAGTTCATATTCCATCTTTAAAAATGTTAAGTAAAAATATATGTCTAAGTCACAATATGACCTATCTTATCAACGACCATCCGGCAACGGTAATGCGACCTATAATACATGGAACACCGTTCCCATGACCGTTATTGTTGACAGTTACAATTTTACCCTTGGTGCGACTGCGGATGCGGCTGCGGCTGCGGATGCGGATGCGGATGGTCTTAAGAAAAAAATAACCGTTAACTTTGAAGGAACAGGAACCGGTGCAGGTGCAAATGATTTAGGATACGGTGTACTCCGAGATGTAATCTCAATTGAACTTGTTCAAGCATCGGTTCCGTTAATAGCTGGAGCTGAACCAGATTTGTATATTATTATGTCCCTAAACGGCTATAACCGCTTACACAGTAATAACAATACAACAAAAAAAGGATTTTGTACAATCCCTCTCCAGAATCCCCTCTTAGATACGTATTATACGATGAGACGTACAGGAAGCACACCGGACGACAATTACATATATTATTTTCCTGAACCTACCAGACTTAATAAATTGGATATAGAATTTTTAAGTGCAAGAAATAGAAATGTTGTCTTCGCTAATGTAAATTACACTTTAACCTTCGAAATTCGTATGCTTAATCGTACCCCCAAACCAGACGCACGCTTTCAAAACGGAGTTCAGGGACCGTGGTAAAAGGGTTAAAGGGTTAAAGCTTTAACTAAGGGGCTATCCATGTCCAACTAAAGCCAGGTTCCGGTTTAATAACAGGGGATACAGGCATAAATGCGAACAGTTCTGCAAATATACAGTAATGTTCGTCTTTCCATGAGTCATTAAAAGATAATAACGTTGTAAGCTTTTTATCAAAGAGATCAAGATCTAATGTCTTCATTGGTTCGGCACCATAGTCCATTGATTCTATAAAATCAATAAGCATATGCGACCCCAGCGCACTTTGGTAATGATGAACCCTTGCTACCCCATTGAAATATTTCTTCTCAAACACCCACACATGACCAAAACCATCGATACTAATAGACATTATATATACCACATTCTTACCATCATCCTTACGTAACTTTGATAAACATTGTTTAAGATGTTTAACGGGATTTATCTTGTGTACCAAATACTCACCTTTCATCCGTTTCTGTTCAGCTGTCGTTATCTCCCGCCTTCCACGACCAATCTCTACAAGTTTCAGGAACACGGCACGGGCATTGGTTCCACAGTCATAACACTTAAGCAACTTACGCTCAGACTCTATAAGCTCATTAAAATGTCTTGATAAATAAAAAACTTCCTTATCGTTAGAATCAACATCCACGGAGTTTAAGCTGGAAGTACACAGGGTTGTTACCGCATCCAGACTAGTATCTTTAGTAATGTTATCATAATGAATGTAATAGTATCTAAAGGCTGAAAGGGATATGTTGATCATGATAGCTTCTTTATTCTTTAGTTCTGGTTCGTTTACCTTTAACTTACCGAATATTTTGTCTGCTGTCCATCCTGCATCTTTAAGATAGTTACGCGCCACCCATTTATGGTCAAGTGCGCTATACTCTAAAGAGTTTATAAGCTTTTCCATATACTGCTTATTTAAAAATGAATTTATAAAAACAGTATTAAAATGACCGCTACCCCCGGTCACACATCTAAAAATGCTCAGAGAAAACTGACAGTTAATAGTGGGTTTCACACCAAGACAGATTTGTCGCCAGCCCAAATGGCACATTCTATCGTATGCTCAAGGTTGAATACAAAGTATATTCAACCACATTATCCGCTGTCTGACAATATGGTTAGTCATGCAATACCGTTTGATACCTTGATTGAATTGAAAAATAAATATGCTAAATATGGCATATTTATACCCGTGTTACAAACAAAATACCACGACCTTGATAGAGTACTCGTGGTTACACAAAGTTTATATAATAATACGAAAGATGTTCTTATTATGTATAGGAATGATCAACAAGTTTTAACTTATGATAGCGGTGAACAGACAACGCTTGAATATATTGGAGAAAATAGGTTTAAACTGGATAACGATAGCTTTCCTATAAAGAAACAATATCATCATGAGAGACAAGCCGTTCTTCATGTATTGGAAACACCGCAATTTCGACTCGAATTAGAGGTCCTGTTAACAGGCCTGGACACTTACAGTGGCCGTAAACAAGTAATGAGTCTCGATCATAAGATCTTGGAAAACTCCATGGTTTTAGGATCTTTTAGCTTCAGGTTCATCGTGAAAGATGGTATTGTTCCCGATGAACTCTCAGAACATATAGAGCAACTACAAAGTTTAAGTTTTAAGGCTTAAAGGCTTAAAGGCTTAATGTAAAAGCTCAAAAAAAACATGATTTCCCCAGGCGTTACAGGAGTTATAGGCGTTACGGGTTCGGGATCAGTATGACAGTTACAAGCTCATGCGGAGATAGAGGTTAGAGGTTAGAGGTTAGCTTTTAGAGTTTAGCGTTTAGAGTCCACATGTAGATCATGCGGATGTGTTTTAGGGATTTTTTAAATCCCGGAGCTCTTGGCTTCAAGTTTTAAAATATCGGATCTGGATCCGAATGTGTAAATGTGTTTTAAAAATCTCGGAGCTCTGGCTTCAAGTATAGAAATCGTAGAATAGAAAATACATCTTGTTCAGTGGGAGTTGCAACCTGCTCCCCCTTAACACCATTATTATAATGAAACAAACCATATTCATTTAGCGTATAACCTCGCTGGTTTGCCCTAAATCGCATGAGTTTGTTAAATGTTCCAGATCCCGTAAAATACAGAATAGCCGCACCCATGCTATTATAAGGTACAAAACGAATATCAATACGACGCCCTGGTTCAGGTTCAGGTTCAAGTTCACATGCACCTTCAGATGTACCAGACCCAAGCCGACATACACCCATATACTTTGTGTTACCATGTGATGTTAAATGACCAACTAACAAACCTTCCCGCTCCATCAACTCAACCAGCTTAGGAAGCACCGTCGAAGTACCGGTTTCATCGTCCGTTTTGATAAAAGGATGAGTTATAAGAACATCGATATCCCCACACGTTTGCTTTTTACGTCTATACGATCCACACACGGTTACCAGTAGATCCTTGTTGTACCCTTGCACCAACCGTTTTACCATAGTTGATATTTTATCGGCCTCATCCCAACTCATACGCAATTTAAGATCATTGTAATAAGTTAAGCCTACCACGATATGATGCGTCAGCTGATTCGTTGCTACTTTAATCTGTCCGAGTGTGTACTTGTCGATAAGGTCTTGTACTGAGGTAACCTTGAATGTATCCATAAGCTGACGGGCTTTCACATCTCCTATGCCCGTGACAGTTGTTAGTTCCATAATAATTTTAGCCTCCGGACTAATAGCCTTCTCAATCTCCTGAAGTGTACCTGTCTTAAGATACTCGTCTATCCGTTTAGCAATACCTTCCCCTACCCCTGGAATGTTCTGACGTGCCTGAGTCCCAGAATTAATCTCACTTTGGTATCCACGAATAGCATCACGGCCCTTCATGAAACTCGTAATACGATGAGACAATGCAGTACGATCTTTAGGCTCTGCAACGGCCTTAAGAGCTACAGTAACATCAATCAGAGAGTTTAACATTGTTAAAATACCAGAGTTAAGATCCTCCATGAGTTTAAACTCCAGACCCGCATCCTTTCGCAAGTCATACAGTTCAGAGGTGTGTGCTTCACATTCACATTCAGGTTCTTTAGCGTCTTTAACTTTATCTTTATCTTTAACTTTAACTTTAACTTTAAAGGTGATCTTCGGTTTCAGCGACATTATTGTTATTTCAAGTATTTTATCAATTTTGTATCAACAATATAAAATTGATAAAATACGTGAATGTATAAAAACAAAAAAATGACCCGGAAGTACCTTTTGAACCTTGATACTGACACACAACACGATAGTGATGGTCCGTTTTACACTGTAAATTATATCAAGGAATCAGATGAGGCACGTGAGCAACGTGTACGCAAGACAGCTCATGTTGCAAAGTTTATGAGGGAGATTAATCGCAATGCTCTTACGAAGTACCTGTACGAGAAGGAGACTGACCAGAGGCATGCTGCGCGCCGGCTGGCTAAGACGAGTGGTTGGGATAATAAGTCGTTTGAGTATGTAATGAATTACATTAAGGCGAATTGGAACAACTCCGGTGAGCCAACCATCATTGGTTCACGCTCTGCCTGCGACGAAGGGTATACCAGCCGCATGACCTTCCGCCAACAGCTTTACTCTGCTCGCAAGGTTAAGCAAGACTCATCGGCCCGTATGAATGCAGTTGAGCGTGCAGCCGAGTCTGGTTCATTCGAACGTCGGGTATTTGACCAGACATTTATCGATCAGGTTAAGCAGACTCGTGCTGCTAAGGAGCTTACGCAACAGGAACTGGCCAACCGTATTAACCGCCCTGTCAATGATCTGGCCAAGTTTGAGCGCGGGGAGCTTGATTATGACGGCGAGCTGAAGAATCTGCTTCATAATGCACTTGAGTTTAATATTGAGAGGACTTCTCTGTAAATTACATACATATAATGATTTATGCCAGGTGGAGCCCCTTACTTTGGTCCCCTCCCCCACCCTATTCAACTAAGGCCAGGGGGTAAGGGGGAGCGCAGGTCCCCCACAGGTCCCCCCCACAGGTCCCCTAAAAATGATCGATTGATCCCTTAGGGTCAATATAATACACATGTCTATTATGCAACAGCCGCAACCCACGATCAAGATGTCCATCCCTGCCCCCACACACGTGCTCATGACCTGCGTCGAGTGCGAGCTCCCCGCGCTCAAGCCGTACTCCCCTCAAATCCCCCTTGCCTTCTACCGTCACGGCTGCATCCGTCGATGCTCCACCGTGATCAATACCTGCCGTTGCGTGTTCATGGCCTTTATCGGAAAGACGTCCGATGGTGACATGGCCTACTACGACATCGAAAACTACGACAGCAAGAAGGATATACAGAACCTCTTCTGGGCCTACGGGGTGGGTTCGAACGGTGTCGAAGTCGATCCGTGGACGGGGACGGTGCCCCACCACGTCAACTTCGGCGGCCGGATCCAGTTGGATAACTTCGCCGTCCAAACCTATGACGACCAATTCCACCGCTACTTCACGGGCGAGAACAAGGACATCGTCCGCCTGGAGCTGGATCCGGCCTTGTTCGCCCGCCAGATTACGCGCCAGCCCAACTATTCTGAGGAACCGGAGGAGATCGAGCCCAAGAACAAGAACCAGAACCAAATGCCGTAGTAGTAACGTTGCCTTCCCTTGCTTAATGCCCTGCCATGTCTTAAAGCTTTAAAAAATAAACCAAAATAAAAAATTTGTACTTTGGTTCCTAATGAACCAAAGTAAGAATTTATAGGGATAGATTATTCAATGATGATAGGTTTTACTTTGTAAGGATCCCTTTTAGGATGAATAACCGTATCATCTCGAATAATCTTAATATTTGGAAACGTAGACTGAAGAACCTCCATATTGCCAGGATGATCAAGAATAGCATGATGAATTTGAATTTGAATGTTAATGTTAGCGTTACCGTTAGGAACCATCTTTTTAAGCCCTGTAATGTACTCCTGTAGACGAGGAACATGATCATCAATCGTAATACCAGACAACATATCTGTAATCTCCGTTTCCGTAAGATCATAATGGCAACCAATAATCGGACTGAGTGCCATACGCATGATATTCACGTTAATGTAATCAAGCCAACCATTCCAACCCGTATAAGACTTAGCCAGCTTACGCCAGCCATACGCAAGAGCCTCCCTGTTACGACCCACCTTCTGCGCCTTAAGAAAGTTGTGCCAACACTCTACAACAATTTGTGAATAAGGTCCATTCTGTATACATATCTGGCTCTCAGGCCTCTTCATCTGAATCGACAAGGTATTAATCAATGCCTTCTCAATTACAGGAATGTCCGACAAACGCACATTAGCATCATTTGATCCATCCCCCGCCTCAAGAAGAGCAATAAGCAACCCATTTTTTGTGTACGTTTTAAGAGCGTCTTCTACCGTTACGAAGTTACCCAGAGACTTGGACATCTTTTCCCCATCCACCCGCACATATCCATTTACCCGATATTCACGGGGAAGCAGTCGCCGATCAATCGCCATAGAGTTATAAATCATCATAACCAAATGATTGTTTACCAGATCCTTGGCCGATACACGCACGTCTTGGGCCTGGATCCTGGATTGAAAGGCCAGGATACGCTCATCTGCACTTGCACTTGCACTTGCACTTGCACCTGAATCAAATACCTGATTCCAAAAATTAATATCAGGAACAGGATGAGCATTAACGGTGCCATACATATCCTCCTGCAACAAGTCCACGAACTTGTAATAAATCGGATAAATTGTCGAATCTGACAGCGAGTCAATCAAAAAACGATGGTCCCACGGGATACGCGTACCCAATCCAAATTCACGAGAACAGCACCAATCGTGGAGATTTTCCGCCGCAGCAATCAAGTTCTTTTTTACCTCAGGATCATGTACAATAAGGGTATGTTTAATATAGTTAACGGTTTCCTGTTTCCAAACCGGCTCAGAGTAAGAAATATACCATTGCTCCGTCATGGTAACAATGCACAAATCACCGCTTCGGCTAATTACCCTCTCTGATGGATAACCACCGGTGCACTGATCCATATACTTTTGCCGCTTTTCTGGACACGGAATGGTAAGCGCTATCCATTCTGGAACAGTCTGGTCATTAACAATCGTAGCATCTTCGCCTATCTGCCGGTCATGTGCAGCGCATGGCTGATTGTCTTTCGGAGAAAAAATACACGGTCTGCGTCCATAATACACTCGTCCCTGCTCATGTAGCCTCGTGAATTGCCACTCGACAAAACTGCTGAAATACGGATTTACACTGGTCGTTACGAAGCTTCGGGTCAAGTCCAACCCAGGTAGATCAAGCTTGCGAAGTGCTTGCATGGCACGTTCAGGGAAATACCGAACCCAATGTTCCGGATTCTTAAAAAGCTCAATCTCGTGCTCTGGAATATTCATGTCCGTCAGCATACGTGTAACTTGCGGATCGCCTGCTTGAAGTTTCATAGCGCTGGCATAAATAGGCATTCCGGTACAGTGAAATCCAAATGGCATCAGCATATCCTTAGACCGGCGTCCGGCTATGAAACCTTGCAACATTGTATAAAGATGGCCCAAATGAAGAGGGCCATTCATATACGGAAACGCAAATGTAACGAACATTTTAATAATTTAAATTATATCAATTTATTATAATGGGTAATTTTCTTGCTACCCTCGGAACTATCGGCGTACCGCTTTTTAATCATTTAGTTACCATCCCTTTTATCTATCATCCTTATCGGTGGGGCGGCGTTCCATGGAAAGCTCCCGGCTGGTTTCAACTGGCACTCGTAACACTTATTGCTAATATTACTCTTATAATGATCTTAGCTACGATAGGAAATATAATGTCAACCAAACAAAGTTGCAATAAACAAGACATACAATTAAGTGCAATACATTCCTTCTGGAAAGTAGCAGCCTTTCTATTAGGATCCGCCATTCTGTCCATCTTCTCATCTTTTAAAGGACCATTGCTTGTATGGTTAAGTTGGTTACCGTATGCATCATGGATAATTCACGGAATAATTGTCGCTATACCCGTCCTATTATTAGGTGCAGTTGGTACAACCGTCCTTATCCGCCGTGTTTGCGTTAAGCCACCTCCTGTTAATGTGGTAACACAAGTTAAAGTGGCACCACCAGTTAAAATGTCCAAGGCAAGAGCAAGGGCACTGGCAAGAGCCCAGATAATAGCAAGGGCAAAGGCAAAACGTGGTAAAAAAAGACGTTAATATTCCGTCCGTCGTGAATATATTTAGGAGTTCACCTACGAGCTTTCGAATTAATATTCCTCACCCAGTACAATCTTATCATCTGCACCCTCTTCAAATCCGCTTAGTGAATACTCACCTACGCGCTTTTCGAAAAAGTTAGTCACCCCGTTAAACGAAATCTTATCCATAAAAGAGAAAGGGTTCTTCGCATTATAAATCTGCGGCACATTCAAGGCACCGCATAAGTTATCAGCTACGAATCTAACATATTGTTTCATGTCTTCCTTGTTCATACCCGTCTGACGAACCGACAACATCTCCTCGATAAATTCGTCTTGAAAAGCAACCGCATCGCATATAATCTCCAGAACCTGCTCCGTTGGAGGCTTGTGACGAATATTGGAGTACATAAGGCAGGCAAAATCCCGATGAATACCTTCGTCACGGCTAATCAACTCATTGCTAAAGGTTAAACCAGGCAGCACGCCCTTCTCCTTAATCCAAAAAATAATCGCAAATGCCGAACTAAACATAATACCCTCCACGCATGCAAAAGCCACCAAACGCTTAGCCTCGCCCCAGATATAAGCCAAGTCCTCAACTACCTCATCGGAAGCGCCTTGTGAAAGATATTCTTGCAAAATCGGATTTTCTGTCTGCTCATGATCTGCACTGCAGTGAATCCAACGATTTACCCATGAATAAAGCCGGCCAACGCAGGGCATCGTCGTGATCGCGTTCAGCACACGGTCCTTCTCTTTTTTGTCTGAGATAAGTACGTCGATAAGTACGGCATACGTCTCGGCGTGGACATTTTCGTTGGCAATTTGCAATCCATAGAAGTTTTGCGCTTCCAGAATCTTAATCTTGTTGATAAAATTTAGAGCCAGGTTTTCGTTGACAATCGTATCCGCACCCGAGAAGAACCCCAATACATACTTTACGATGGTCATGACCTCCTCAGAGACACGACCCGTATGAATATCAGAAATATCGGTCTGATAGTTAATCTCTTCAGCCGTCCAGGTAGAACCTTGCATCTTTTTGTAGGAAGACCACATTGCAGGATACAGTATAGGACGAATGGTCTTACGGAAAGGATCCTCGGTGAAAAGGATTTCGTCACTGATAAGACTCTTTGAAGAGGAGCTCATTTGATATGATATATTATCTAATTCATTTTTAAAATTTAAATTTTAAATTTTAGAAATAAGTGAACCATTTTAAACCAAAGAGGGGGAGCGCAGGTCCCCCTTAGCCCCCTTGCTTTAAAATGGTTTAATGGTTTAATGGTTTAATGGTTTAATGGTTTAATGGTTTAATGGTTTAATGGTTTAATGGTTTAATGGTTTAATGGTTTATTGGTTTAATGGTTTATTGGTTTAATGGTTTATTGGTTTAATGGTTTATTGGTTTTTAATGGCAAGTGGGAGGTCCCCCCCTTAAAGCAAGGGGGTTAAGGGGGAGCGCAGGTCCCCCTCGCAGGCACCCCCCCCTAAATACGCAACAAGGGGTTGCCCTGAAACATACGCAGGCAGCACAACGGGTGATCAAATACCGATCGCTGATCATCAATCTCGCGAGCCGTACCAAATGGCAAATCCGTTACCTCCAGAGGCTTAATAGCCAAGAATGCACGAGACACGATGTTCAAGGGTGTAAAAACCGGGAAATCCGGATGCGTCTGGTCCCACTCCTCACGCCACTTGTAATAGGTAGTAATAAAATCCGTAATGTCCTCCCCGCTAATTTGACCGATGTACGAACCACTCGGTCCACCATTTTCCACATCGGTCTGAAGACGCTTAGTTAGCTCAATATGATCATCGTACAGATGGCCAAGAAAGCGGCCACAGCTGCTGCATTCCGGCATCGGTAAAGCGTAAACAACGGCACTCATGATTTATATACTTAAGTAAATCATTTTTTCTACGTATGTAGTATAAATGACGGCTAAGTTAAATCTTTGGCTTATGCCTGCTGGCATTGCATTATTAGCGGCCTTCATAGGGCTTATTATCGTCAAACTTGTAGACTCACGCCTCAAAGACATATCTATTAACATGCCTACCGTTAACCTACCACCCATAAATATCAACATGGGAGCAGCCGAAGGACCGCAAGTTACTTTAGGATCATTCGGATCCGCCGTTCCTGCAGCTCCCGTTCTTAAACAATCAGGAGGATCCGTTACCGTTAATGAACAAGTTAAAGGTAAAGTTAAAGTTACAGGTCGAGATGAAGAGGCTAATGAACAAATGAAGATTACTCCTACGGTTGACTTGCCTGCATTTGATACCTTGCCTCAAGGGTGTCGTGACCGTACCAGATACATTGTTTCCAGATACGGATCAGAAACAGTACCCTTAATTTATAAAGGTATTACCCCTGTACCCAGCTATGCCCATAATGAGTCACCTGCTCCTTATCCCAGAAATCCATCCGCATTGACGACCAAACCCGATCCACGCTCGGATCTAACCAGTCAATACTATTTAAATCCTCAAGCAATGACGCCCGCACAGCTCGATAAATTCAAGTTCAAATCCGGCTTAGATAAGATGACGGTAATAGACTATACTAACTGGCTACTCTTGTTTAACACCGAACCCGAGAAACTATCTGGATTTCATCGGGCGAATTTAAGAGTACTGCTTCGTGGAGGTAAGCTAACATATGAAGATTTACCACGTGTAAGCCCATTGCCACCAAAGTCAGATCACGAGTACACTGCGAAACTTGCCGCTGGTACATTGGATAACGTTCCACAACCGGATACTCTTGGTTTTTTACCATTTAACTATGATGTTAATGTCGGCTCAGAACCTAACCGCAGCATGAGACATTTAGATTTCATTAACCCTGATGAGCCAATGAAAACCTGGGTGCTAACACGCGAATCCATAAAGATGAATAAATAACTTAATTTTTAATCTTTAATCAGTTAAGCCTTTAAGCCTTTAAGCCTTTAAGCCTTTAAGCGTTAACAAAGGAAACTTAGCCTCCCATTTAGTGTGAATCCAGTTATTCTTCTCAGGCAAGTATTTATAGCTGGATAATAGCTCCGGTGCCTTACTGGCAACTTCCTTAATCGCTTGAAGAATAAATTTCACCGTTTCGTTAGACATCGTATAATGAAACGTTACACGACACCACCCATACTCCGCAGGAACCCCATGATCTTCCACAATCTCATGATAAGTTGTATCTCTTTCCTTTGGTGACATCTTAAGCAAATGCTGAGCATATAAACTACAACACGACACACCACCCCGTGACTGTACCCCATACAAGTCATTTAGTAATGCTACAATATAGTTATAATGAAAAGGTTTCACTCGGAACGAATATATTGGCACCTGTGTCATATCAGACAAATCAGTAGGAGGATTAACTAACTCTATTTTTAAGGCTTTAATTTTTTTACTATCAAAGAAAGGGCGAACCATCCGGTTAATAGCCATGTTGCGTTTAACAATATCTTGAATATGCATGTCTTTCAGCTGAAACACCAAGCCGGCCTTTATGCATCCAATAATATTAGGCGTACCTCCGGTCTCCCTGGTTTCAAGATTATCGTTATATGTCGTGAATTGCTTGCATACAAATCTCACGGTTCCTCCTCCCGGACAAAACGGTTCCTTATTTTTAAAGGTATCGCAATTAGCGATTAAAATACCGGGTGTGCCCGGCCCACCTAAAAACTTATGAGGAGACAGCACAATACCGTCAAAATAGATTTTGGCCTGAGGGTTTTTATGCATGTTAATCGGAACATAAGGGGCACAGCCAGCATAATCCCAAAAAATCAAACCTCCATAATTATGAACCATTTGACTTACCAAGTCTACTGGCTGTAATACACCAGTTACATTTGACCCTGCGATAAAACAACAAACGATCGGACATTTTCTTTTTTTACATTCACGAAGCTGCTTGTCAAGCTTCACCGTATCGATCGTTCCGTTTTCAAGAAAGGGCAAGATATTAACTTTTACCGGCAAGTGTTGCCACGGCAGATAGTTACTATGGTGCTCTGCTACAGTGATAAACACATTTGTCTTTGGTTGGGTAGCTGTACGTAAATTTAAATTATGAATAAGATGTATAATAGCACCTGAACAGCCAGAGCCGGTAAATATAACTTTATCGCATTCTTTGGCTCCAACGGATTTACGTATCAGACTTTTAGATTGTGAAATATAATGTGCCATTAGTTGTCCGTTGTGGGCATTACTATGTGTATTTGCGTAATAGGGATTAATACGTTCGCGTATAAATGTCTCAATTGGTTCGTAAGGTGATCCAGATGCGGTATAATCTGCATTAATAGCTGTTACCTCTCCATACGGTGTATGTATTTTAGGAGGCATTATCTATACAAAGTGTATTAAAAAAAACAACCATAAAGGTTTATAATGTCAGAAGAAGAAATCAGTAACGCTACCGGTGATGATGATGTTGAGGTTGAAGTTGACGACGACGATATGATGCCAAACTCGATTGCTTTTGGAGATATGCTGGACTCTGTACTTTCACGGCACCTGGAATACAACCAGGACGACAGTACACTGTCGCTCGCCGAGATTCTTTTGCTTATAAAACAAAGCATTGATGCACAGACCGCCGTTATGTCGGAGATGCTGCGTTTAAAGACGGCTAAGTATGGCTCACAAAACGCGGCCTCAAATTTAACTTCAACTGGCTCTACCCATTCCCGCCAGCCGCGTCAGGAGACCGCTGAGGAGCGTGCCATCCGTAAGGCCAAGGAGGCTTCGGCTTCACGTGCTAAGTAAGCGCCATTCGTTAACAGGGGCATTTGACAGTGCGTTTGGTGTCCATCTACCAAACTCACGGTTAAATTCGCAAATCAGGGCAGCTTCTTTTGCTCTTCCAAGCAATGTTTTAACTTTCTTGCTGGTCACTATATCAGGTACACATGCAATATCATAGTATTTTAGTTGTTTGCAACTGTTAAAACAGTACAGCTCGTACACATCCGGTTTAAGTGTCTTCCTTACTAAAAACACAAATTTATCGATACACGGAGACGAAATAATAGTATGTCGATCTTCATATTGTGAAGCTGCCGCGGAACCGCTTCGGGGACTGTACATTGGCAATTCCGTACGGTCTGTTAAAATAATCTGTTTACCGCCATTTAAAGGGCAAAATCTCAATCCGTTAATATAGGTTGCATATGGTTTAGTAATGGCATCTTCGTAGAAACTGTGGAGATATTCATACTCAATGTAATCTTTAACGGTAATCCTAATGGTTTCAAGAACCGGATCAGGCGTATATTGCTGATTTACAATGGTATTGATAATGTTCAATCGTTTATCAATTGCATAATGACTGATGTTTTCCTGTTTATGAACAAGAATGTCTTCTATCATATACATATTTATGTCCTTCATGAGGTAGCCGACGAACACGGTATCGGCATCGAATACCTCATCGCTAAATCGATGACATGCGGTTAAAGTTAAAGTTAAAGTTGAAGTTAAAGTTGAAGTTAAAGGTGAAGTTGAAATTTCTTCGTATATGCACCGATTAATGCCTTTTACTTTTGTTAAGTACAGTTTAACGGTAGGAATGTTAAAATTTAAAGTAACGATATGAGGGGACTGGGTGATGGCATATTCATAATCGCGGATAGACACAGCTGCTTGATCAACAGGTTTGTGTTGATCAAGCTTGTATTTTGAGAATTTGGATAGCATTATTATAGATTTATAATATGATCCATTTTTAATAAAAATGATTTATTAACATTAAATTATAAAATGGATTCACCGTCTCGACTTACAACCGGCCAGATGATGTCTCTTAACCATGGACGCATTTTGCTACCTTTATCACTTTCGGACCTGGTTAAGAACCACAATATGCCCGCATGTTGTCTTGCTAAACCATATGGTAATCCACATAACCCATATTTTACCACCGGACATGCTGATAAGTCTAAAGCCGCTGCTGCTGGACGCACAATGGGTGTTCGTCGAGCCGTCGCGGCTCATACAGATGATCATATTTTTCAGGATTTGCGTAAGGCTTTTGCTTCCATTGTAAAGGGTAAAGATGGAACCATGTTCGCTACATTGAGTATCAATCGCATGATCATTCCTCCGGCGAAGGTACAGGAGATTGCAGAGCTGTTTTTTCAAACTATGATTCAGTGTCCCCTTCAATTGGATGAGTATCTTAAGGTTTTATTTACACTTAAGCGTCCCGGTGACAAGCTTGAAGATAAGATACGCTTGGCATTTGCATTGTATACAATTGAAACATTTACGCGTCCTCTAAAGCTGCAGGACACGAAGATTTCCGACGGTGATACCTTGACACGTAAGCATCGTGAAACAACCTGCCGTATCATATCTAAGCTATATGCTTATGATTATGTGAATACGGACGGAGTGGATCTTACAGGACCAAACTCCATGTTTTCCAACTACGAAAAACTTCGGCAAAAATTCCTCGGTCAGCTGCTATCTGAAATTGCGGCTGGCAATGCTGACTCGGTTAAGCTACTGGCCAACAGCTTGAGTATTCTGGCAGAGTCAAACAAATATCCCACCATCATTGCAGATTTTCAAGACCACCTTAAAAGCATCTACAACAATAGCGTATTTAAACTTACAGTACGACTGGCTGTTAAAGATTTTATCACAGATGATGATCTTTAAAGGTTAAAGGTTAAAGGTTTAACCCCTTTAAATTTGATATTAAATGTTCACATTAATATCAAATTTCACATTTCACATTTCACATTTCACCCCGAGTTAATATTTTTTGAACAGACAATTTGTTGTTTTTCTTCTCTTTCATTAGATCATTGTATGCCTGTTCAAGTCTGGCCACATCCAGAGACATATTACGCAGTTTACGACGAGTATCTGTCTTTGTATCCGTACATTCTTCCATGTGATAGGCCATGGATGCCAGTGGCATTTTAAATGTATGGTATGTTGTATTGGTCTTAAAACTTCTCCGAAACTCATCAATCGTCTTATTTCCCCCGAACATCTTTAAGATCAACCTACGTGGTGCCGTCTTGATAGGCTCGTCAAGATCAGCCCCCGTTTCTAAATGGTAGAGCAGCTCTAATAACTGTAACTTCTCTCCCTGGTCATCTCCCTTAAAAATATCGTTAGATGATTGCATACTGGCCATGTCGTCCTCATCATCCTTAAGAGGACATAAGTATCTTCTTGCACAATTATAACTACAAAAATTACCATAACAACGAAATACATGGTTTGTTAAAATTGCCGGAATACCAACCGGCGTAGTATCAAAATTATGACAGCAATACCAACAAGCATAAGGAGAAGACACAGGCCATGACTCCGAAAATACAGACAATGGCTCTTGTGACGTTCTCTTTATCCCCGAGTTAATAATTAAATCCTTTCTATTTGTCTTTTCTTCTGAAGAAACAACCATAGGTGGTCCAGCTACACTCTTCAACTTAATAAAACTCTCCAATCCGGTGAATCCACGTAATACCTCTTGAGATTGATCTTGACAGTGAGAGTTAACTTGAGAAGACTGAACTTGAGAGTGAACCTGAGAGTTAACTTGACCTTTGACTTGAACCTGAGAGTTAGAGTGAACTTTAGAGTGAACTTGAGATTTCAGCAAGGAGTTGTGCGATAATTGCGAGACTTGAGATTCCTGCTCCTGAATCTCTGTTCCCCATTCAGATGCATAACCCATGAGCTTCGTATCCTGCTCTCCTCCTATTAAACCCTTATGTTCAGTGATGTACTTCTCCAATCTGCTAATGTCGCTACCGTTCAACTTTAAACGTATAATATTACTAACACGAATAGATACAGACTTTGTACTTTCAATACTAACAGAGAACACACGACTGGAAGGAAGGGAAGGAACAGTTTGCTCCGTATCAACAAATTTAGTCTTAGGCCTGCCACGCACCGGCTTAATATCGTTATCAATGACCTCCACTTCCTTGGTTCTTACAGACACCTTTTTCTTAATCATTAAGAAAAATATGACGATTATCTTTAAGAGGCACTAAATAACTAACTTAACCGCTAAATAAATCAGTCCGCCTATAAGAGCCTTTATAGCTGTAAAATATAATCCGTAACCAAAAGCATAGGGTATCAAAGACTTTACCAGACTCTCTACCTGACCCATGTTAAGAAGAATAAATATCACAATAACTACAAGAGGGTCCTTGATATAATTCAAGATCGAATCAAAAAACCCACGGTTTGAAGATACACCAAGACCCAACTCGTTTAAGTTAATGTTAGAAGAACCTGAACTCGAACTGGACGAACTGGAACTATCGTCAAACTCAGGTGGCGCCTGTGCCTGAGAAGGCCCTGCTTGGTATTGTTGACCCTGCGGAGAAGCCTGCTGAGAAGCCTGCTGCATCATCATCATTTGCTGTTCGGGTGATAGCTGTCCAAAGTCCATGCTGGGTTGGGGCATTTGCATCTGAGCCATGGGGTCCTGTCCCAACTGGCTTAATTGTTGCTGTTGCATGGACTGAAGCATTTGCTGATTCATTCCCATCTCATCTGTCATCTGGTGTACGATATCACGAGAGCTCATATATTAATCATTCCTTAAAAAAATATTAGTTGGAACGTGACACGCCACATAGGTAAGGTATAGGTTCATATTTATAGCACTTATTCTTTAAAACATGCACTTCCTTACGGACAATGTTGCTATCCGGACCATGACCTTCCAAGTTCTGCGAAAACACATAAGGATAAGATAAGATACCTACAGTTACCCCTAGAGCGATCGATAGGAGTTTTAGTTTAATTGCGTCCATTAAAATAAATAATATAATAAATCCAATGGCAATGATCCTCTGTATCTGGCTCCTTAAACCATGGATTAATTCATACAATATAAAGTTTTTAAAAGATAATCAATGCAACGAGGAACTATACAAGATAATATGGTCTCGAGCTAACACCCTACCGCGCCTGGAAGGTAGCACCAAGATATCAACATCATCAACATCATCATCATCATCATCAAATTCCGAGATGTCTTTTAAAAGATATACCGTTACTCTACCAGTGACGGATTGGGAACGGCTGTCGATGTACAGTCAAGCTAAGATTTTAAAATGTATTAACTTTACACATGATAAGTATACAGATATACGAACTATAGAGTCACCGCGGATAAATGAGGATACGGACATTATCTTTGGCTGGACTTCTAATGGTATAGGTAAAATATACTTTGACTATGACGGTTCACTTGTGTGTTATGAATCGGAAGGTAAGATTAAACATTATCAATGCATGACGCCAGATACCATCAACGTAAAGGATCATAAAGGTGCACACATCGCAATTCATTACCGTAATAAAGACTACTCTATAAAGTTTAATGGATATCCTGTATTTTGGACAGCCAAAGAATTGCAGAGTAAAAGCCAATGTGAAAGTGAAAGCCAAAGTGAAACATGGTATACCAGACCAATTAGAGCCATGATACTTTCCGATATATACGATCTATTAAGACCATTTACATAATATTTAATCGTAACCAGCCGCTTCACCTTCTGTCTCATCGGCTTCAGCTGCCGCCCGAGTATTGTATTCCGTCCGACCAGCATCCGTCAAGGCATGCCAAGCAGCGCCCACTGCCTTCATCGTCGATACACCCTCCGACCGCGAGGTCTTGATCTCGTCCTTGTTCTCCCGATAAAACAAGTTGTAACCAGTGATACGACGACGCTTAACACCCGAGCTCTTGACCGGCTTCTTTACCGCCGTAAAATCCGTGTTCGCATTAGCATCGTCAGCCATCTTAATGTATACAGCCTTTTCCTCGTCGGACAGAGAAGCCCATTGCTTAGATACAGCACTCATAATCTCCTGGCTGTTACTATCCTTGTTTTTCTCCTTGTTAAGCTGGAAATGATGATGAACATACATGTTATACGCAGACTTAGGACGAGGCACACGCGCAGCCTTCTCGGCACGAGGTGCCTTGCCCGCTGCCTTAGCAGCAAGCATCGACTTGCAAGCGTTAACTACAATTTGATGAATGTTGTCAAGAATCTCCGCGTCAAGCTCATACGTTTCAGCGATATCGGCGCGAGCCTTGAGAAGACAATCCATGAGAGTGAGAGACATGTTTGATTTAAAGGGGTTTGTTGATTGACTAATTACTCAATCCATTCAAACAATAATTAATTCAATTTTAATTAATAAGTTGTAAGTCCATTAAAATCCAACGGATTATAGTGTTTGTATTTAATCGTATCGGGTCTACGGTGAGCCTCCACCGCCTCAAGATTTCCTTGCACTGTCTTATCAATCGTCTTTTTTATCTCTGAAGGCATAGCTTTTAAACACATCTTCTGCTTAAACTTTTCCAACTTATCCTCCGGAGGTGGACGATAAACCTTGTCCTTGAAAACCACCGTACGACCCTTAAGCCATGTTTCCGTTGCGATATCTGGCTTACGACCCTCCTTGGAACCCGTTAAATCGATAATGCGATTAAAATCAGACACGGCCAACTGTTTAAATTTGCTACGAAACTCCTGTGTAAGCTTCGAACTGTCGGTAATGTTATTTTGCATTTTATCTACGGCATCACACTCCTTTACTTTAGCCAACAATTCACACACCTCCCCGTATTGCCTCTTAATATCCGGATCATGTGCATCACGATAAGCCAGCTTTAGTTTATGCTTTCTGGTCTCCATCTTCTCTATTAAATCATCCTTTTGCGCAGCGGTCAAAGACATAACCGAGTCTGACTGAGTGTCATCCTTGTTTGATGTAGAGGTAGAGGTAACGTTAATGTTTGATGTAGAGGTAGAATTATCGTTAGTGTTAATTACATCCGTATACAAAGTAGGTGATGGTGAAAGTGAATTTGAGGGTGAATTTGATTCTGATACTGGAGCTGATGTGGAGCTCAGACCTCCTTGCTTATAACTTTTTTTTATTATTTTAATACCGGTCGACATTACATAATACCAATTTACTTTTTTTGTACTCCCAACGCAGCCATCACAAAACCATCCGTGATTTGTTCCTTTTTCATCCGAGAAATAATTGGCAAAATGTGAGGATTACTATAGATCAGTGACAGCGTCTCAGAACGCAAATGCTCATACTTAAAAGGAATGGCTTCACGAGACTCACGAAATCCCGTAATCCGCTCAATCTCTAAAATGTCCTCCATACACTCATATTCGTTAATACTGGGATAATAGGCCGTCTCACCCTCCGCCTCCGCGCAATCCGTTAGTTCCAGTAAAATCTCCAACAACGTACTTTTAACCTCCGCATCCGCATTCATAAGCTCCACAATCGTCTCGTCCGGAATGTCCTCATCCTCCTCAAAACGGTCAGGAAAAGCCTCCTGAAGCCCCAAAATAAGAGCCTCCCTAATATCCTTACGCTTAGCCAGCATCTTAACGGTTACATCCGCATCCGTTACATCCCAACCCCATTCAGCTTCGGATGACGTTTCATCTTTAAGAGCAAATTCATGCTCCAGATCAGCCAGATCCGCAAGATCAGCAATCTCCATAGTAAGAGAACATGTAGAGGATTCTCCGTCGGTCAAAAGGAACTCCATTAGATACTATCTCAGAACAAATCAATTTTAGATCTTAGTTATTAAAAAGATTAAGACATATTTTTTAAATGTCCTTACATTTTGCCCCCATAGATTTTACATCCGATACTAATCCTTTATCCTTAACGACACCTTCCTCCCTTATTATGAATTCAACACCTCTGTATGGTAGTGAAAGTGAAAATGGTAGTGAAAGCGAAAATGAAAATGGACGCGAAAGCGTGTATAGTGTATCTTCTTTGATAGATCAAATCACCTCTGCTATCGGAGCACCAAAACAAATGTCCATTGATGAAAGCTTAACACATTTAAATAATCTACATGCATCATTTAAGAAGCTCGATGAACATATCGTTATGTTTGATATTTATACTTTTAAACAACAAAACGAATTCGCCATTAATTTAGTATTGTTATACACCTCCACCTATCCTGTCACACCAACCACCGTTGCACTTGATGCTAATCTGCTAAAAAAATTCCCTGTGCCTTCATTACTAAAGCCCGTAGAAACCCGCACTAATTCCACCGACGTCCAAGAGCGTTTTCTTAAATTACAGGCTAATAGGCTAGGCAGTTTACTGCCTGATTTTAAAGTTAAAGTTAAAGAAGACGTAGACGTAGACTTAGAACCGACTGAAGGTTTACTCAAACCCTATATGGTTAAACGGGAGGATATGATTAATAAGACCGAAGAGCTAATGGAACTATTTACGACTTTAAAAGATATAGAAAAGATATCTCATATGATTCATCGTATAAAAGAAATGCGGATGCAAGCAGTAAAGACAGCCAAAACTAAAAAAGAAGCTTACCAAAGAATCAAAGATATAAAAGATAGCCTTATCAACTGGGAAAAGCAGTCAGAACATATTTATAAAGGAATCGCCGTAATTAACGAAGAAACGGCTTGCAATCCACAAACCAATGCCGATATCGAGAGCATTGAAACTGCCTTTAGCTGCAGTATTGCAAGTGTCATCAGTCAACTACCCATTGAACGCATAGCCAATGAGTTGCACTTAAGCCATAGCATGTTAAAAATATGTACCAGCTTAAGTCAACCCTTTTTCAATCCTTTTAATTCCAAGCTAACAATAGAATGCCCCGTGTGTTTATCCGAGGTAGACGATAACGTTTATACCATCATCTTATGCGGACACCTTTTATGCGGTGACTGCATTAGACGTCTTGACGCATGTCCAGTGTGTCGCATACGTTATACTCACACTCAAGCCTTAAAAATATTCACAAAATTATAAATTGAAATTCTTATGTAAGTAATCAACATGACTCCTATACCATTTTATGTTGTTGACTGGCATAGCTCCGATGCCAATCCCGATGCTGAAGATGAAGATGATAAATCCGAAGAATCTGCTTCCGATTCAGGGGCAGGGGCAGGGGCAGGTGCAAGTTCACGGACTGCGGAATGCAAAAAAATATTCAGCATTCAAGCTTTTTGCATTGACGAAGAAAACAAGTCAGTCGTGTTAAACATAAACGGGTTTAAACCCTATTTCTTCATTAAAGTACCCTTTAATTGGAGCATGACTCAAGCCACCTTTTTTACTACCGGTATAAAAGAAAAGGTAGACCGATGGTTCCGCAACACCCTCGTGGATTTTAAACTTATCAAGGCAAAACCCTTTTATGGATTTACCGCCGGAGACAAGTTTCTTTATCTTAAACTATCCTTCAGCTGCCTTGGCGGCTTTAAAAAATTCGGAGACCTTTTCCTAAATAAAAACAAAATCCGCATCCCTATGGTTAATAACGGTCAACCATATTATTATGAACCGTACGAGTCCAACCTGCAACCCCTTTTGCGGTTTATGCATTGTCGAGACATTAATGCAGCTGGGTGGCTTGGTGTAGAAAATCCTAAAACCGTATGGAACCGCACCACCAGCGACTATGAGGTGTCCTGTATTGCCACCGATGTTAACCCTCTGAAAGACATGAACGCCCTACCACCCATTAAGTACGTGGGTTTTGATATTGAAGCCGACAGTAGCCACGGTGACTTTCCCATCGCGAAAAAGGATTACCAAAAGCTCGCCCAAGACATTGTTACCGAATATAATCGCATTGCCGACGAACGCCACTTCATTAACCTACGACCATTTATCGCCACGTGTATATACTACGCCTTTAACACGGCATATACCAATAACAATATATACTCCGTGCGCCTATTGGATCCCGTCTACCCCGATGTGACCGACATTATCAATGGAAACACGCTTCCAATGCACCTTAAAAAACTTATTAACGACACATCAGAACAAGTACTAACGCTTTTGCAATCAGAGGATCAAGAGGGCCTGTTTGATCTATTAGAAAAACAGTACCCTATGCTCAATGTCGACTTTTCTGACTATTACACCGTCTCTGTTCAACTATTGAAAGACTATCAACGTCTTAAACAGACGAACGATCTGGATTTAAAACGAGACCCCTTGAAGGTGATCACGCTGATGCTGACCTTGGTGTTGGATCCCTACTATCTAAATCTTAACATTAATCGGGTTTACACACGCCAAGGCAAGAAACCCAGCCCAGAGCTGTTGATGAATCTTGTTCCTACTGTGTTTTCTATGTGCGAAAAAGCTTACCAGATTGTAATTCAAGACCGTAAAGATCTGCGTTACCGTAAAATGAAGCTTAAGGTAGTTAAGGATAAATCTACAACCAAAATAGACGAGGCTCCAGAAAAGGTTGACACCTACGTACAGAAACTAAAAGATGTGTTTAACAAGTTTCTGCCTCCATTGAAGGACGACCAGGTTATCCAGATTGGCTCCACTTTTAAACGATATGGAGAATCAGACTGCTATCTTAAACACATTATCTGCCTGAAAGGCTGCGAACCCATTAACAACGAAACCATGATTAATTTCGAATATCAGGGAGTAGAAATTCCCAAGGGTGAACTAATCCCGCTGGCCGTTACCCTGGGCTTGCTTAAGAAAGGCGATCCTCCCGGTGATCTGGTCGAACTTAACACCGCCGTACTGGAAGCTAAAAAACGTAAGCAAACGGAAACCGACAAGTCGCAAGTTATTGTAGAGACATATGAAACCGAACAGGAGGTTCTGCTTGCATGGCAGAAACTTATCGTGAAGGAAAATCCGGACATGATTGTGGGATACAATATCTTCGGTTTCGATTACAAGTTTATGTATGATCGCGCCGAACAACTTGGTATCGCCGAAGAGTTTTCTAAACTTGGACGATTCAAGGGCAAGCCCGGGAAACTGGTTGAACAAAAACTACAGAGCGCAGGCCGCGGAGATAACCTATTTCACTATATTGAAATGTCCGGTCGCGTATCCATTGATCTGTATAAAGTCATGCAGATGATGTACCAGCTTGACAGCTATAAGCTGGACTCGGTGTGTAAAAAATTCCTGTATAAAAGCAAGGTAGATGTGTCACCGGCCGATATCTTCGTTAAACAAAAAGGCACCGATGCCGATCGCCGGGTTATCGCAGAGTACTGTCTAATCGACTGCGTGCTATGTAATCGTCTCATGGACAAACTTGAACTGATTATCAACAACATCGGTATGGCACAAGTGTGCTCCGTGCCCTTTAGCTACCTATTCATGCGCGGACAAGGTATTAAACTGTTTTCCTACGTAGCCAAACGCTGTCGGCAAGAAGGACATCTTATCCCGGTTCTGGATGAAGCAGAAGACGAAGGAAAGTACGAAGGAGCGATTGTGTTGAATCCCATCAAGGGTATTCATTACGATGTTGTCGCAGTGGCGGACTTTAACTCCTTGTATCCAAGCTGCATGATCAGTGAAAACCTTAGCCATAATAGTTATGTAGGCAGCATTATTGTTAACCGAGGCGATCCAACCGATTTCCGCGGTCGGTGTCTCGGGGACACGGTGTACGAGCAAAACCTAATCAATGGTCATTATGCTGGTTGGGACTATGTAGATATCGTGTATGATCTGTATCGGGCTATACCGGTAGGTCCGGGCAGGAAAAAAACAAAAAACATTGTCACCGGGCACAAAATCTGCCGATTTGCCCAGCCTCCCAACGGCAAAAAAGATATTATCCCCTCTATCCTGATGGATCTGCTTAAGCAGCGTAAAGTAGCAAAAAACACAGCGGCGGAATACCCAAAAGGCAGTTTTATGTACAATCTATACGAAGGATTACAATTGGCCTATAAAGTAACGGCAAACAGTCTTTACGGTATTATCGGTGCCAATACCAGTCAGATTCGTCTAAAAGAGATTGCCGCATGCACTACGGCCACAGGTCGACAGCTGATTACCTTTAGCGCCGGATTTATTACGAAAAACTATCCGGGAAGCCGCATTGTTTACGGAGACACGGACAGTGTGTTTGCCTCGTTTAAGTGTGTAGATCGCAAGGGTCGTAAATTGCAAGGTCTGGATGCGGTTATGAAGAACATCATGCATTGTACGGAAGCGGCGATGCTTATTTCCAAACAGTTAAAGTATCCTCACAACTTGGAGTTTGAGAAGGCTATTTTTCCGTTTATCCTGCTCTCGAAAAAACGGTATCATGGCCATTATTTCACGGCTCACGGTTCGTCTGATTTTTCTGCCAAGAGTATGGGCATCGTTCTTAAGCGCCGAGACAATGCTCAGATCGTGAAGCATGTGTTTGGTGGCATGATTAAGATTATCATGGAGGAGCATTCGATTGAAAAAGCCATTAAGTTTGTTATAACCGAATGTACGAAGGTGTTGCGTGGTGATTTTCCGATCGACATGTTTATTATTTCTAAAACCCTGCGCTCCTACTATAAAAATCCACAACAGATTCCTCACAATGTGCTTGCACAGAGAATCGGTAAACGCGACCCCGGCAATAAACCGAACAGCAATGATCGTATTCCTTATGTATTTATTATTAATCCAGATGCGGAAACACAGGGTGATCGCATCGAGACACCGGATTATGTGCAGCGTCACAAATGCAAGATTGACTACGGTCACTACATTACGAATCAGATTCAAAAACCCGTGATGCAGATTTTTGAACTCGCCGGGAAAGGATTGAATGTATTTGACAATCTAATCTCTGAATATCAGATGATGCTGTTAGGACAAACGAAACTGTCCGGACCCGGTATTAAGATTCTTGATCGCGCTACCATGGGTATCCGTAAACACGTTAAAAAGACGGATAACGACGAAAGCTCATCCGAGGATGATGACGACACCCTCGAAGATCGTGATGAACTTGAACTTGAAGCCGAAGAGGATTGGATTTAAAGCTTTAAAATTTTACACTCGTGATCGTCAGGGGTAACAGAAACTATTGCTCAGTTCTAAAAGTTAAAGAGAAAAATTTATCTATTTTAATGGAGTCATCCTTGCCTTTACCTTTGGAATTTTATTCACAGTTTAACCAAGATACATTTCTCGAAGAAAATGTATTCAGGGGCTTTATAAATGGCATTTATATGGACGTAGGCGCACATGACGGAGTCTCAATCAACAATACATTATTTTTTGAAAAATTCAGAAATTGGACAGGGGTCAATATTGAACCTATACTATCTGTGTATAATATACTTATTAACAACAGACCACGTAGTTTAAATATTAACTGTGCTATATGTAACAGTGAAGGACAGGCCGAATTTCTGTGTAATAAAGGTTATACGGAGATGCTATCAGGCTTAAAAAATTGTTATGATCAAAGGCATTACAATCGTTTGTACAGAGAAAATGCAACAATGAATTCTACCACAGATACAATATTAGTTGAAACAAAGAAAATAGAAACGATTTGTAGAGACCACGATATTAAACATATACACTATCTATCAATCGATGTAGAAGGAGCCGAATTTGAAGTTATAAAATCTATAAACTTTGATACAGTATTCATTGATGTTATTGGTTTTGAAAATAACTACCCAGATGTAGGAGAACAAATTATAGAATACTTAATTCTTAAAAACTATCGTGTCATACTTAAGTCTTCAGATATCTTTATGATACATAACAAATCAATGTTTAATGTTTAAAGATTAATGCTTAATGATCGTACCGTTAACAAGAGACTGGACGATTAGGGTTTGTTTCTCCTTTGGTATCTGCTGATCTGCCACGGAAAAAGCATCTGTATCAATATAGCATGCCATGGCATGCAGATTCAAGGCCTTAAAGGTGCGTACAATACCTTCAGGAAAGTCCTCGGACTTCATACATGCGCTAAGAATACCCGTGTAACAGGCAATTTGCAGCAACTGATCAAGTGTGCATGGCTTATTAAGTGGAATGCGAAAAATCTCCATCATAAAGTGGTTCTTGTCAACAATTTCCTGTTGACCAAAACCATTTATAATTGTCTCCGGCAAGAGCAGTACTTTACAAGTAAAGGTTGTGTACATTGCACCGCCAAATGCAAAATCCGGCGACCATTCACCCAATGACATTTCACCAACGCCAAGATCTGCCAGCTCATCTCTAAGAGCTTGAATCATATTATCGTATTTAAGTCCTGTTCGGTGTTTCTTTGCCAGTTTACTTGCCATGGTCTGTACATGAGTGTAAAGGTTCTCTGACATTTGTTTTTTATACTATATTCAATTTTAAATATTCGACGACTTTAAAGATAAAACACATTTTAATGTAAATGACCTCCGACCTAACCCGATTTATCTATATTTGGATTGATAAACACCAGAATTTCCGTTCCAAAGTTAAATATTCCGATGAACAAGAACCAACCTGGTGGCAATACGATGGATCATCTACCGGACAGGCCAATGGGGCTGAATCCGACAATACGGAGATTTACATAAAACCCATCAGAACGTATCAAATGCCCTGGTTCTCAAGGTTCAAATGCAAATGCGCGTGCGATTGCAGGTGCAATTGCAAGCAAGTCCTGGTTTTATGCGAAACGTATTTAAGAGACCGTAAAACGCCCCATCCAGACAACATGCGATTCCTGGCCGAACAGGTACTATCCTCCCCTTCCGTTACAGACATGGATCCATGGTACGGTTTCGAGCTGGAGTTTTTTATGATCTCCACTGTAACCGGGTTACCCTTAGGATTTACTACGGCAACCCCTCCTGAACAGGGGGCGTTTTATTGTGGAGTAGGTGCCGGTAAATGCTTCGGTCGCCTTATTATGGATGAATTCGAGGCACTTTGTCTGGCATCAGGTGTTAAGCTGGTTGGCTCTAATGTTGAGGTGGCCTGTGGCCAATGGGAATATCAAATCTTCGGGCATGGTATACAGGCGGCCGACGATGCCTGGGTCAGCCAATACTTACTTAGTCTTGTTGCGGAAAAATACGATGTGTCTATATCCTGGCATCCCAAACCTTTCCCCGGTTGCAATGGTAGCGGAATGCATGTGAACTTTAGTACAAGGGAAACGCGTACTTTATCCCAGGGAAGGCAAGCATTATCAAAGGCCATTGAAAAATTAAAAGCCAAGCATCTTGAGCACATTGAGGTGTACGGTAAACATAACGAGTTGCGACTAACAGGCAAGCACGAAACATCCAGCCTTACTGAATTTACGCACGGAGTGGGAACACGTCACACATCGGTAAGAATAAATCATGAAACCGATGAGTTGGGATATGGTTATTTGGAGGATAGGCGGCCTGCGTCCTCTTGCAATATGTATGTAGTTGCAATGAAATTAGCTGATACTATAATAAATTAATCGTGGTAATATTAAATATTAAATGTACAAACATATTGCCGAAATCGACAAGACAGACATGTTTATGTACGCTGTATTGATTATTGTTATAACCGTGATTGTTACGAGAATCTCACCATCCAGTACCTTATTGGTAGGCATTGTTATTGGTTTAATTGTAGTATACTATCTTAACGATAAACAGACATCACAACAAGGGAACTATGTACATCAGATTATTAAGATTCTACAGGCTCCACGCTTACAGGTTAATAAAAACAAGTATCTCTACCAGGATCCATTGATCGTAGAGTTTTTAGAAACATATAAAGAATACTTTGACTACAACCCTCAAGCTTACACCAGCTTAACAAACCAGATAGATAATCTACTGCATCTGGGCGATGACATTCGCAGAGGATCAACTAATTACAACCGTGACTATGAGATTATGTTGAACACCAAAGGAAAAATATTAAATACATATCATAGCATCTTGCTTAAAATACCTCACGAACATACCAATTTAAACAAGTTTCATAACGGAGCTAAAAGTCTGAAAAACATGATTAATGAGCACTTAGAATCGGCTAATCGTCAAACTTTATTGCGATCAAAGGAAGAAGGGATTAATGTATATACTATGTTTCATTACAAGTCACACCCTAAGCCTACAGACTCCTATTGGAATCAAGGAAGCTACCATTCTTAAAGGCTTAAAGGGTTAAAGTTAAAGGGTTAAAGGGACTTATTTAAATATATTTTAGAATATATCAAATGAAATGTTTACAATTAACTCGTTCAGGGAAAAAATGTAAAAACGGTATGAATTGTCCGCATCATCAGAAGAGTCGAAAGCAAACAGGGGGAGCTTCCATTCCACCGTTTTTGATTACACCTTTAAAAGGTTTAACCTTGGCGTCCAAAGAAATTCCCGTTGGAGGGCAAGCCTTAGCTTTGATTGATGTCATATTAACAAACGCCGAATTTATCATGTCATTTATGGAATTACTGAATTCCACCGAAATCTTAAAACAATTTCTGAAAATTAATTTTCAGAAGGGACCTGAAGGCGTTAAAGTAGAATTTGAAAAAATATGGGCAACGGTACCGTCAACACAATACGCATTTTATTGTAACGCGGTGCCTAAAATATATGATCCATTAGAAAATGCTATATGTAAATGGGTGGAAACTATACCTGCGGTGGGTCCACCCGCTTCTGTATTAATTCAATCCTCGGCGGGATTTAAATTGCTAAATAGTATTTATATCGGTTTGCCCCCAGACGCCCGTTTGCTATTCGAAAACCCCGACAACTTAAATGAAATTGTGGATAAACTGACGGTTATAATTCATTCAACGTTAAATTTAAATTTAAATCCTCCGGCGCCGACACCTAAGCAGAGTGCAGGAGCATTTGGATTCGTGACTGACCTTGGTCACAGAGTCTTGACGACTACAACCAGTATTGCTTCGAATGTCGTATCAAAAGAAATGGGAAAGAATATGGAATTATTCCAAACGGTAGGCAAATCGGCATCAAAACCCGTTATGGTTGGGTTAAAAACAGTCGGCCTTGATAGCCTTATTAGTCAAAAAATTATGGAATATTTAGATAAGGTCCTCCGTCCAGCAACAAAAGGCGCTATTAAATCTTTAAAAGTTATTTTTCCTCTGTTTTTTACTTTATTATGTTTAGCGGATAAATGCCGTAGTTTAAAGAATAGTGAATGAATGTAAGCTATATTACTTTGAATGGGTAATATAATGTACACGCTGTTAAATTGACCCCTACATACCCTATATTTCTTAGTATCAAAAGAACATCAAGCCCCATCCCCCCCTCCAAGCCCCAAGCCATGAACGTCAACTACGAACGCTACGAACTGAACCTGTCGCGCATCCTCATCAAGGCCATCAACAAGCGCAAGCCCGCCTACATTCCGCCCGCCAACCCTCTCATGATGGAGAAAGCCATGGCGTACATGACCAGCACCACGGGTGACCAGGAGCCGGACCGGCTGACCTACTTCGAGATCGAGTCCAAGTGGGGCCGGAACGGCTATTCGCACTACCTTATCCGCCAGTACAACGAGAACCCGGTCGTGGTGACGATCAAGCACGAGGACGACCACTACAACTGGGTCGCAAGCGTGCTGGCTGTCCGCCTGCGTGTGCAGGTGCAATAAGATGACCTTTCACCCTTTCACTCCTTTATGCTCTAAACCAAAAATAAAAAACAACACTTTGATAATGGATATAGGCATCGTACAGTGTCCTCATTGCAATGATCCGGTTATTATAGAGCAACTTAACTGTCGTATTTTTAGACATGGTATACATATTCAGAATGGTCAGCAGATTAATCCACATGCAAATCAAGAGGAATGCACACGATTAGCAGAAAATAGGCTTATTTATGGGTGCGGAAAACCTTTCTATGTTAGGGGATGTGAAGGTTCAGATGCAGGTACTTTGGTAGCAGAAGCGTGTGGATACATTTAAATTTAAATTAATTGAATGATTAACAAGTATTAAAAATGTCAATGTCAACTTTAACTTCAACGTCAACCTCAACTTCAACTTTAACCAATATCTTGTTCGAATTTGACTTGCGTACCAATAGTGTTTACCCGTCCATAATTAACACATATACCGTCTTTTCCGATGAAGCACAAAAACTACTTCACGAACATCAACTTACACATCAAGATGATATCAGCTTGGCCTCCGAAATTACAGGATGTATGAATGAATATGCTCATAGTATATTCATTATTACACGCACTAATGGTAGAAAGATGTGGTATTGCAAACACATTTCCGCTCCTCTGGAGGAAGAAGATTGGTGGACATCAAAACACCGTGATGATCTGGCTAAAGACAGTTATTTGCTTATTAAGATTACGGATGTTAACTCGGACCCTCCTAAAAATCTGTATCCGGATGGCTGGCCTGAAGACCTTATTGACCCATTAGCAATTACCGTATAGATAAAAACATGAACGGCAAATATGACCAATCTGTGTTTCTCTTTTACAGCAAATGCAAATCATTCTTCTTAATAATTAAAATATTTTTTAGAACCACTTTGAACCGTACCCCCGATGAATTCCATTGCGTCTATCCTGTATTTCACACGAAAAGCACTTGCTGCCATAGTCACGATCGATACCCATCGCCTCGTCTTGGGCTTCACACGAGAAACACTTTGATCCACGCGAAGCATCGCCCCCACCACCAGACTGAACCCGTACGGGTCGCATTTGTACTATTAAAAGTACAGATAACAGTGCAACTAAAAGTACAAGTAAAACTGCCGACATTATACTTTAACCCGTTAAATTTAACTTTAACTCTTTAACTCTTTAACTTTAACCCAGAAAAAATGATCTATGAATTATAGGAAAATGATGAAAGTTCAGATTCTCGCTCTTCCCAACCCTACTAAGAAACTTACGGGCCCTGGCATTGACACCATCACGATCGCTACCACGCCCCGTCAGGTTCTTGAAAAGATAGCCGCAGTTCATCCCAGTCTGAAGGCGGAAGGGCGGTCTCTTATTGTGGATAAGACCGCCAGCATTCCCCGCATTACTCTTAATGATCCTGTAAATGCTTATTATAACGGTCACGTCGGAGACATGTATCGTATCGTAGACGATTCTTCCACGCGCTTCCGAATGGTGGCCGGCATGACGATTGCTCCCAAGACAGCCCAAACCCAGAGTGGATTTCGAGAGGTAACCGAGAAGATGTATTATTCCGCATACAATACCGTCTTGGATATGCTCAAGGATCGCCGCAATGAGGGCGATGGCCAATCGGAAGTTGATGCCTTGCGTATTAAACCTGAAGACATGACTACCCTGTTTAAAGACGATCAGATGATGAAGCTCAACATCATGGGTGTTCTGAATCGCCGCGGACAACACATGTATGTGTTTTTCCTTCCTAAAGACGAAGAATCATTGGTTAGCCGTAAACGATCCGCCGGCGCCAAGGCACCCTTTAAGACACTCGTTAATGACCTGATTAAAATAACCCTGGAAGATTACAAAAAGAAGACGGGTGAAGACCTGCCCGCACCCGTGCTGGACGATCCCCGTCACCCCGATACTCAAAAGTTTCTTGAGCATATAGAGATTATCATACTGTACAATAACGAACACAATGATACCCTCGTTAAGATTGACGTTCCGGTGCAATGTTTTTCGATTCAACGGATGGTTTTCAACATTACAAAGCACATGGATCAGCCCAGCTTTTACCTACTTGATCCCAACAAGGATCGCGATGAAATCCTGGATGTACTGAGCCTTAATGGTCTGGTTCTTGACAAGGACAAGCCGATGTCAGAGTTTAACGTTAAAGATGGGACGAAACTCATCCTTATTTAAAGGGTTAAAGGGTTAAAGTTTAAACTTTAAGCAACCGATTTACCTTTTCCATAATAGCCGATGTAGGCAAGGTTCCGTCAATTACATAAGCATTACCCATAAGCCAGTTGTCATGCAAATCATGACATCTTTGTAAATATTCCAATTTAATCCCTTCCTCTCCAGAACGTGCCCTACGGTTAACCCGCTGGAAACATACCTCTGGAGGTGTACGAATATACACATTCAATATAGAAGACTTATCTATATGCTTTGTTAGGTCACTGAACCATTCATTGTAAATACGCGCACAGATAGGATCAATGCTTCCGTCATCGATCATCATCTGGGCAAATACACATTTATCGGTTTCTACGGATCGTTCCATGATAATCGTACGATCCTTGGGCAAATCCTGCATAGCCTTCATGCGTGTATAAAATGCCATCATTTGAAATGGAAAAGCGTATGTCTTACGATCTTCATAAAACTTTTCCAGTATATTCTTACCGTCCATTTGATATTCCGTCCATACGTTCACAGGTTCTTGCATACATACATATTTGTCCGTATTTTTGTCATCCAGGAGACGCACAAGAGTAGATTTTCCCGATCCAATATTGCCTTGAATACAAATGGTTCGATATTCGCTCATTTCATTAATTTAAATAATATAATAAATTCATTTTTTATTATTATATGTCGTTTCATGACGATCTTCTTGATCAGATCAAGTGTGTTGCACGGAAAAGCAAACAAAATCCAAAGGGCCTTAGTGCCGATGAGCTGAAACTTTTATGCAAACAAAACTCACTACTTTATTCAGGGACAAAAGAAGTTATGTGTAAAAGATTAATAGCTTTTTACAAAGAGCAGAAATCCTTGTCAATCCCTGTACCGAGTCCTGTAGGTAAACCAAAGGTTAAAGATGCAGGTGCACCTGCATCTAAGGTTAAGAAGGTTAAAGTTGTAGTTAAAGGTCAAGCTAAAATTAAGCAACTGAAACCAAAACCGACCGTGAAACCCGTTAAAATAGGTCAAGGTTCCTCAGGTTGCGTTTATACACCCAGATTCGACTGCGATCCATCGGCACCCATAGAGGGTGATGTACAAAAATTAAATAGTAAAAATACCGTCTCTAAAATCTCAAATGCCGCATGGGCCGAAGATGAATTTGACATTTATAGACGGATGAAACTGGATCAGTATGATCCGACAGAATCATACCATATAGGAAAGCCTGCTAAATGTAAACCGTTAAACATGACCAATATATGCACGTCAGTAACAACACCTAATCCCTTACAACTCATATACGAAAACGGTGGTGTTACCTTAGGAAATTTTAAATCCAGCGATGATGCTAAATCGGCACTAATTGGGCTAAGTAATGTGGTACGCGGTATAAACCAATTGAATCAGGCAGGTATATATCATTTTGATATTAAGCCCGATAACATCGTTCTCGATAAAAAAACAGGAATCTGCCGCTTGATTGACTTTGGTTTGGCTTATCACCCAAGCATGGGTAACTCACATCTTGCTACTTTTCAAAACGTATATATGTTTTGGCCACCGGACGCAAATGCATTTATACCCTACAGACTGGACGGAACCACACGCAGTCTGAACTGGCATCGTGACATCGTGCAAAACTTTTATAATTCTATAGGATCATTAAACAAATACTCCAGACTGAATATAGACGCAGTTGCTTCCGAACTACATGCGCTTCAGGGGCAGTACACGCCAGAGGAACTGTTTAATGAATCCATGAGAAAAGTAGACATATTCTCTCTCGCCGTAACCATCTATTTGTTGCGCAAACTCTCACGTGACGTTAAAGTTACAGGACCAGTGGATGAGTTTTTACAACGAACTAACGCTTTAAATTACAACCCATTCAGAAGACCAGACGCCGCTGAATTTTATAGAGCATATAAAGAATTAGTTATTAAGATCTCAGTATAAATTCTTAAATTCTCAAGACGTCAGTAACCGTTACTGACGTCAATGAATTTAATTTGTACCTTCACCTTTAACTTCGCCAAATAAAAGCTTTTGGATAAAACTAATTATATTTAATTTTCCATTCTCGTCATCGTCATTCTCGTCATCCTCGTCCTGATCCTCGTCCTCATCATCATTCTCATCCTCGTCATCATCCTCGTACACATCCTCCCATACGTTATCGGCATTTAATGAATCTGTCAGTGTTACAAACATATCGAGCGTGCAACCGCTTAAGTTAAATTTCTTAAAACTGGAATAAAATGTCAGAGTGACGCCATTTGGGTCACTATCCTTCCGGGTAATCTTTACAATCGACAACAACTTGCTTATCGGAACGGCTACTTCATCCGTACCCGTAGACATCATTAACATCTTACGATTTTTAATACTAAACAAACGAGCCTTTAAAGAATACTTACCCACATATACATAGTATGCATCATCCATCTTGTATGAGCAAGGCTCATTTGACTCCTTTGGCTCTGGAGTGATTTCCCCCGTCATAGGGTCAGCAAACAAAAATTTACCTACTGTATCATCCTGGGTTTCTATAAGAGAACCTTTCACAAGGTCAAAATGAAAACACCTACCGGTTATCGTAGGGTTAAGGCTATCGGATTCAGCTGTGCTCATATTTAAAGAATAATGCTAAATTGTCTTTAAATCCGTATTTAATAATCATGATGATTAAAAGCCGCTCCTAATGGCGCCTCCGGGCCACCGTTCAACTAACCAAAGTAAGTTAAAGTTTAAATATTTAGCTTTAACCCTTTTGACTGTTAACCCTTTTAACCCCTTTAACCCTAAGCCGTAAAGTTATATTGCATATTAATCATACCTTGGACCATCTCCTTACGCAACAACTCCATTGCATAAGGCATATGGACCCGACGAATGTCATCCTCGTACACCTCCTCATTACCATGCTGGAAAATACCCAGCTTAGGATTGGCCGAAATAGGCACCTGCTTCTCACGAGATACATAAAACTCTGCAATATCCGATGAGTCACACAACTTCTCCTTAAGCGTCATCACAGCACCATGTGCCAACAACGAATCACGCTCCATCTCACCAATACGCAAGCCACCACCGCGCGCACGACCCTCCGCCGGCTGCTTAGTCAAGGACTGAATCGGGCCCAAGGCACGCGCATGGATCTTATCCGCCACCATGTGCTTCAACCGCTGATAGTAAGTTGGAGTAATATTCACCAGCCCCAACATATCGCCCGTGAAACCGTTGTACATCAACTCGTCGCAAGCATAATCATAACCCAGCTGCTTAAACTTTTCACTCAGCTCGTCATTGTTAAACTCCGTAAAAGGCGTCGTATCCATATACGTACCCGTCATCACCCCATACTTAGCACACTTCGCCTCCAGCAACTGCCCCAAGGTCATACGCGAAGGAATAGCATGAGGGTTCATAATCTTCTCCGGACGCACACCGTCCTGAGTCTGACAAATGTCCGCAGAGTTGTACTGAATACCCTCCGTACCCTTCTGAGCCGCCCGCGAGGCAAACTTGTCACCAATCTCCGGCTGACGCAACTCACACAAGCGAACCTTTACAATACGATACCCCTCCTCGTCCTCGTTGTTAGGATACTCCTCGCTGGGAATAATCTTATCTACCACGCCGCCCTCCGAAGGGCGCACCGTAGTGCTGTTATCCGAATAAACATAAGGCCCGCCCTTCTTCGTCCGGTCCTTCAGCTCCTTACGCGACTTGGGAATAATCACATCACCACCTTCAACAATCGTCCCCAATGCCGGCAACTCAGGACTCGCACTCTTGTTTCCGTTCACCTTAGCCGGGTTGGTCACAATCGCATGGTAACGGTTTTTACCCAACATACCCATCTTACGACCAATCGTCCCCTCCGCCGGAGGCACCTCAAATGTCTCTACCGCATCATTCTGAGTGGTCGTCAGACGACGCAAACGGCTCGTGTAGGTACGATAAAACAAGTTGTTAAAACAACCCCGCTTAGCCGAATCCTTGTTACCAATTAGCGAATCCTCCTGATTGTAACCCGAATACGTGTTAATCGCCAGCATAACCGTTGCGCCATGGTGCAACCGATCCAAACCAGCATACTTAGCCGTGCGACAAGCCGCAATAGGCACCTGAGGGTAGATAAGAATGTTACCCATCGTGTCCCACCGCGACTCATAGTTCGTCATAAAGATACCCAAGGCCTGCTTGCCCATGGAACTCTGGTAACAGTTACGAGGTGACGGGTTATGATCCGAAAAAGGAATGTTTGTCGCCACCACACCATTAATCTGACTGGGGTGCACCAGGCAGTGCGTGTACCGAATATAACTGCCCGACAGGTAACGGTTCAAATTGGTCACGACCAACTGTTGCAACTCCGTAAGCCGGCTAAATGACCCCGTTAATGTCAACCGACAATCACGAGTCTTGGCATTGTAAATAACAGCACTTTCCAAAATCTCCTTTAGACTATCCGCCATCTCCGGACGGTTAAGCTTAACCTGGTCAACAATCAACTGCGCCAAATCAGCCCCGCTATCGGTCACGTCCTTCAAGTTCAAGCTGCGAGTAAGATGAGCATACATCATCCTATCATCATCACCCGGACGAAACGTCTGACCATCGTACAAACGATCAACCGTATCCGCCAACATACAGTTCTCGTCCTCGTCCGTATCCAGGTACTCCACCGCCGCCTGCTTATGCAGCTTGAAATTATAAGCCGCGCCCTTACCCTTATCCGCGTTAAAAGCCGACGTGTAAATACCCTCAGCCGCCTTACTCATATCCTCTGGCATAACCGAGGACAAATCCGTCAGCCCAAGCGTCTCAAACTTAACTCGGGCAGCAATAGCCGCATTCACCCACAAATCCACCCCCAGGTGATTGTCCTCATCCACGATGAAATACGGAACCATGTACCGACCACCATCCGTAAAAATCTTCAACGTCATCTCGTCATGCAACCAAGACACCGAAATAAACTTGTTAATAATGCCCGTGCGCTTAAAATACCGCATGGCAAGATAAATCTCGTTCGCCTTCTGTGTTGTCTCAATCAGACCCATTAACTGACCATTAACAATGACCTTCGTCATCTTATGCTGATGCATCGGGCTAACATCCTCAATCAACAACATACCCAACCGACGCAAACAATAGGCAGCAGGCTCAGCATTTGTCTCCGTTGACACATGCGTCAGCAAGGCCAGGTTTTTCACCGTACCTACCTGAGCACCTTCAGGAGTCTCGTTCGGGCAAATCTTAGGCACCTGAGTACCATGCAGCCGACGCGGAGGCTCGTGCTTGGAACCCGACCGCTCAAGAGGGCTACTCAAACGCCGCAAGTGCGAAATCGTACCTGTCGCAGACATACGCTGCAAAACCTGCGCAATACCCTTCTTCGCCGCCGAGTTGGCCTGAGCACGTGTAGTGTACCAGTTACCCGTCGACAAGCTGTAGTTAAGCTTCTTTTCAATGTTGCTCTTTTGAAGAATACGACGCACATCCTGAGGATACGACGACTTGTTCTCATCGCTCAAGCACCGCGCAAATGTCAACTTAATCTCCTTGATCGTGTTGCCCCACCAATGGCTGAAAATCTGAGCCAGCAGAGGACCCGCCAGATTCAGACGCTTGTTGGTAAGCTTGTCACGATCCGTGTACTTAGACTCGTCACGGTAAGCATCCAGCAAATGCGTTACCATCAATGAAATAAACTTTAGCTTTTTGTCAGGGTCATTGCCCACGTGAGGCAGAAACTCACGGTTAAGCAGGTTTGCCGCAAACGTCATACGAAAGTTAACCAACAAATCATCCGGCACCTGATCACCCGCATCCTTAGGATCAATGTTAATGTTAATAGAGTTAGATACCAGACGAATAGCATCGTTCTGAGTAAGGACCGCCTTGGACTCCTCAATCGTAGCAGTCATAACATTCAGCAAGTCCACGTTAGCCTCATCCTCATAGTCCATCAAGTACTCCATGATTTGCTTGTCGCTAATTACACCCAGAGCCTTGAAAACCACACCCAGAGGCACCGGATTGCGACCATGAGGCAGGAAAATATGCAACGCCATCGTCTTAGCCAGCTTAATAACCGTAGTCTTAATCGGGAAAAAACGCTGATCAATGCTGGACTTTACCTCAGCACGACCAACATATGGCTTAGACGGGTCGTTCTCCGGAAACACCGTAATAATGTTCTCTACCGGCCGCTCCTGTGAAATAATCACCTTCTCACTGCCACTAACGATAAAATAACCACCAAGATCATACGGACACTCACCCAGAGCCGTCGTCTCGGCAGAGCTACGACCATGCAAATGGCACACACTCGACTTGATCATGGCCGGAATACCACACACCGCCACACGCGTCTCCACCCAACGCTCTGTCTTGTTGTCACTCGTGGTCAAGGTTACCGCAAAATCCAGGTACAGTTTAGCGGAATAAGTAATGTTGTTGTTGCGTGCATCACGCGGCGACAGAGGGCGGTTGCCCTGGCGGTTAACATACTGCGTAGGCTTGCAGATAGCGCATTTAATTACCTCGAATTTCACCTTGCTGGACTTGCCTTTCGAGTAAACCTCAAACCCACTCTGTTGCAGAAGCTGAGGAAGCCAGACGTTAACCATATTCTCATACGAGAGCACCTGAGCCTCAACAAGGACAGACGAGTCCTTGAAATGGGCATCAAGGACGTCCCATGTCTGTTGTGGCTGAAATGTGATCGGAGCGTTGGGATCCATTGTTGGTATAATATAAGAGATCATTTTTTTTAAACGTTACGCTAAGTCCTTTTAAATTGATCTTTTTAACATTAACAAAATAATGGGTATTCTTGATCAGTACGAATTATATTACAACAAATACCGTGCCGTTTACGGCGATCGCATAGCCGTCCTGTTTCAAGTAGGAACATTCCATCAGCTTTACGGGATTGACAACGATACGGAACAGTCTTGCAATCTGTCTGAACTTGCGAATCTACTAAATATCAAAGAAACACGTGTTAACACATCCATTCTGGAAAACTCCCGAGCCAACCCACAGTTGGCCGGATTTAACAGTGTAGCTCTTGACTCGAACGTTGACCGACTTGTTGGTTTTGGATATACCGTTATCGTTATTAATCAAACCGGTAGCGTTAACAAAGATGGTGAAATGACGCGCGATGTTGCCTATATCCAGAGTCCATCTACGACGATTGATATGAATGCCGTTAGAGACCCCTATCTTGTTTCCATCTACCTTAAACAAGAAATTAACAAGTCCATGGCTCGATCCTATGACTATATTGGAATGGCCGCGATGGACATTACCACCGGTCAGTCCTTTTTTTATGAAACCAGCGCCTCGCCATGCGATCCTGATCTTGCCATGGATAACCTTAAACGATTTCTACAGACCTTTAGCCCGGTTGAAGCTATTGTTAACGCCGAAGATGGGTACAATCTACAGACAGAAACAGTAGAATCATGGGGGTTTAGACTATGCAACGAACATGAACATGGACATGGAGGACAGCATTTAAATCTTAAACCAACCGCATATGTATCCACGAACGTAGAGGAAACCAGTATCGCCTACCAAGAAAAAATCCTTACCGATCTACTCAATATCCCAGACCCACTCGTTTCCCTAAATATTACCAGCCTGCCCATGGCCACGAAAGCCCTGATCCATCTACTTAAATTTTGCGCAGACCACAACACCGCCCTACTAAAAGCCATTGGTAAACCCAAACCTTGGGGCACAGGTAGTCACCTTGTCCTGGACACCCGCAGCATTATTCAACTTGGCATTTTAGAATCATATTACGATCAACTACGCACCGATTCCGTAGTAAATCACCTGTCCAAATGGACCGTTACATCCGTGGGACGCCGAACCTTACGCCACAGACTCCTGAATTGCATTACCTGCCCCCTTACACTTCAAGCACGCTATGATGAGGTTAGTCGCATGTATGAGATTTTAACGGTTAAACCAGAAACCGTTCCCATTATACATAACCTAACTTTTCAAGACTTGCCCCTGCACGAGGTGGTTTACCGCGGTCTTAAAGGTATTAAGGATCTTGATCGTATGCATAGAAAACTTGCATTGGGTACACTGTCGCCAGCCGAATTTTATACCTTAGATATAAATTACCGACAACTCTGCACTCTTTTTACCTTAGATCCGCACCCCGAAGAACTTACACTTTTAACAGACTTTATGAAACTTTACGAATCCGTTTTAGATATGCAGGAGTGTGGCCGCTGCACCGTGACAGAACATATCCGCAACTCTATTTTTGTAAAGGGTTATAATACCGACATAGACAGCATATCAGACGAAATTGTAAAGTGTGAACAGATTAGACAGGAAGCTATAAAGTTGATGTCCGATCTGGTGGCGAAAGGCTCGGGTTGCTGTAAATACAAAGACGGTGGTTTAACCGCCGTAGCCGGCACTGGTTGTTGGGTTACCTTAACAAAACCACAGTTTACTAAGTTTGACTCGGCGTTTCCAAAGGAAGGTTTGAAAGTTCAAAGTCAAGATTTAAAGATAAAGCCCATCATCATTACCCGTGATAGCCTATCCGTTGACACCCGTAATAAATCTAACATAAAGATAGAAGTTACCCTGCTGGATGACCTGCTTCGCAATCAGGATAATGCTACAGGACGTCTGCGATCCTTAAGCATTGCCGAATACGATCGTCTATTAGGTAAGCTTAAGGAGTATATTCCGATTCTGGATAAAATCGCAAATTGCACCGGAATAATGGATCTAAATCAGGCTATTGCCAGAGTATCCCTTAAATACGGATACTGTAAACCAGAGATCGCCAGTGCCTCTGTAAACGAATCCTTCCTAAACGTACAACAGTTGCGTCACCCATTGGTCGAAAGACGATGCACATACATTCCTCATGACATTGATCTTGGAAGTAAAGAAGGTGGAATGCTACTATATGGCGTTAACCAGAGCGGCAAGAGTTGTACTATGAAATCCGTGGGTATTGCTGTTGTCATGGCGCAAGCGGGATTTTTTGTTCCGGCCAAGAGTTTCAGCTATTATCCTTATAAAAATCTAATGACACGAATTATCGGAAATGACAATATTGACAATGGACTGTCCTCCTATGCAGTAGAGATGATGGAACTACGTAGCATTTTAACACGTGCATGTAACCATACCCTGGTACTTGGAGACGAAGTTTGTCATGGTACCGAGTCGGCCTCGGCCGTAAGTCTGGTGGCGGCATCCCTAATGCATCTGGACAAGACCAGGTCATCTTTTATATTTGCTACGCATTTACACGAGCTGTCGCAAATGGAAGAGGTTGCTCACATTCGTCAGTTTCATATAACGGTGCAATTTGCCCCAGATGGCCGGATTATTTATGACCGACAGTTTAAACCAGGCTCGGGCAAGGGTTTGTATGGGATAGAAGTGGCCAGACACTTGCGGTTACCAGGAGATGTTATTCACGATGCCGTAAAAATCCGCAACAAGTATTTTCCGAATAGCGCGGTACCACCAGAACCAACGGTTAGTAAGTACAATACGTCCTGCTTTATTTCCAAATGCGAGATACGTGAGTGCAGGAATAAGGCTGTTCACACACATCATATACGGTATCAGTCGGAAGCCATAAACGGACTGGTTGACGGGTATTTAGATATTAACCATAAAGATAATCTTATTGGATTGTGCGAGCAACACCATGACGAGGTGCATCACGGTAACAAGGAAGGTATGCAACTTATTATTTTTAATCGTGAGCGATATGAATATCGTCGAATCTTACGATCTCTTGATCGTAAAATTGAGATACCTACAAATTTAAAAGCTTAAAGTTTAACTTTAACTTTAACTTTAACTTTAACTTTAAATGGAAGGCTGGTGCGACAATTGCGAAGGCTGGTTTAACAATTTAACCATTGATACGGAAATGCCACAGTTTTGGTATTGTACCGAGTGCTACTTAATCATGCTTATGATGGGACTTAATCCCAGTTAATATCCAGGCATGAAATTGATGACCTAATTTTATTATCGTTATACTATAAGGACGAATATGAGCAAGCAAGACGCTTTTGATTCTATTATGCTATTGCTTACCGAAACCATAAGTTCGGAAGATTTTCTTCAGTCGGCCGGGATCTTCCGCTCCCGCCCCCTTAGTAAGACACAGTGGCAATCTTTAATAAACAAAATTAATAAGCAAAACAGTAAAACCGCCGTTGCCCCCAAGGTCACAGCTGGTATCTACCCCAAATCCTTCGAGGGTGGCACCGTGCATTATTTTTCCATTCGTCCGGAACCTCTTACGGGCAAACTAACGGTTGCCAATGGGTATCCCAACGCGGGTGGTTTTGGGTCTACATTTGGGCGTCCTCTTAACGCTCAGCCTAACAATAGTCATGGATTGTGCCAAACATTTGCCCTAATGTACTACACACACTCTGAAAATCTGCTGAAGCCCGGCAAGTATCAGACAAACGTGATCATCGGTCTGGAATGGCTTAAAAACCATTTTACCCAAGTAAACCCTTGGATTCTAAGTTATAATGACAATATAGTCTCGTTTGTGCAGATTGATGATACCGGAAGAAATGCCGCTCGCAACACAACCACAAATCTTAAGACCCTTCTCGGAAGCCGATGGCCAAAGAGCAAACTCTATATTCAAGATGGTGAGTCATATGTACCCTTGAATGAACTTGTTGGCTGGTTGCTGGCACCCGCCCAGCGTCCGCTACTTCAGGCATGGGCTGCTGATTTGGGACCGGATCTTTAAGCTTTAAATGTTTTAACATCCTTGCCGAATGATACGGCAGTATCAATAAAATCATCTCCAATCAAATCTATTATGTTCGTAAGCTCCAGACGATCGCTGTTCTTGAGCTTATCCGACTGCTCTATCACGATTCTAATAACACGAAGGACTACGTCTTTCTTTGCAGAACCATAGTATTTACGGTTAGCTGATGACTGCATATATTTCAAAGCTTGAACCATTAACTTTATTACTTTGGCTTGGGTAAAGGGACGTTGAAGGTTAGTATCAACGAACTTTGATAATTCTATAATTTTTTCCTTTGGTATTTCTACCTCATGTGGTTTAGTTTTGCAACAACGAATGCTTAATAACTTTGATTTTACAAAAAGATACGTATTGTACCCCAGATTTACCAACTCATCAATAATCGGATCACCTATAGCGTCTACCATGCTCAGAAACTTATGACTGTCAGCAACGGAAACCCTCTCTATGATAACATCTTTAATAGCTTGGATAACTAACTGTTTTTTCTCGTGTCCGCTCATGGTTTTCACCGTAGCTAAAAACTTAACGGAATCAGATATTATCTGAACAAGCTTTCCTGTGATGGATTCGGTCGTAATATGGCTTGGTAAACGACTACGCACAATTTTAAGTAATAATTCATACGCCATCGGCTGTTTCGTAACCTCCGTTTTAACCTCATTTAAAACAGGAGCTTCAGGTTCGAAAACGGATATATACGAATCGGTTACAGACTTAAGTGAACCTGAGGGTTCAGGTTCGGCATTAGCTTTAGCCTCAGCATCAGGTTCGGCTTTAGCCTCAGATTCGGCTTTAACTTCAGCTTCGGCTTTAACTTCAGCTTCAGCCTCAGGTTCAGCATCTACATTAACTTCAGGTTTAACCTCAGCCTCAGCTTCTACATCAACATTAACTTTAACATTAACACTAAAATTAACATCAGGATTTGAATCGTCGAGTTCAGACTGCATATAAAATAAAACCTTTTTTAATTCCTTAATCAGAACATTTTATACATAAGTTAATTGTAGCCACACCGGAGATACAGGTTCACGCCAGAAAATAACCCTAATTATTAATTTGCCGTTGAAACTATTTAAAAACAGATTACTCGGTAATAATGATATTGTGTGGCTCTGATAAATATAAAGAGGTACCAGACCCCATGAAGGGGATCGATCATAGTTTACTATAGTCTCCACAATAATATCGTTATGTATAACGCTTATGGATTCGATGTCCGTATGACTGTATCTAAGGCAATCAGGACCGTCTACAATTGGTGTGCTAACAATATTAATAGCAGAAATAAGTCTGTCTGCTACTATTGGATAATCGTACACTATAGAATTGGATCCTATAGTTCCAACTAGAACCGGTAAAATCGTGCAATGGTTCATTATCTGGGTCACGTATACTTTTTCTAAGTAAATTTAGAATGTTCAAATACCAAGTTAAAAATAACGCACATTAGTAGCATATAGAATAATGGAAGATTACGAAGGACAAATTGGCATTGATCTGGGTACGACCTATAGTTGTGTTGCTTATTGGCAAGACGACCACGTAGAAATTATACCCAATGAAAACGGAATTAACACCACTCCCAGTTGGGTGGCCTTCGATGAAGACGAAATTATTGTAGGAGAATACGCCAAGAAGCAAGCTTCCCGTAACCCAACCGGCACTATTTTCGGTGTTAAACGCCTTATGGGCAAACGATTCTCCGATGATGACGTACAACAAGATGTGGAGTCTTATCCCTATAAGGTCTGCCCTGACAAGTTCGACATACCCACGATCAAAGTACAATACAGGGGAGAAGAACGATCCCTGAAACCAGAACAAATTTCCGCCCTTATTCTTGAAAAGATGAAAGGAATTGCCGAAGCCAAGCTTGGTAAGCGGGTTAAACGCGCCGTCATCACAGTTCCTGCCTACTTTAACGACTCTCAACGCACGGCCACTAAAAACGCAGCCGCCATTGCAGGCTTAACCTGCGACAAGCTGCTTAACGAGCCTACGGCGGCGGCCATGTGTTATGGGTTGAATCGTAAGGACGACGATACGAAGATCCTGATTTTTGACCTGGGTGGCGGCACATTTGATGTGTCTATCCTTAATCTATCAAACGGCATATTCGAGGTTCTTTCCACCTCTGGTGACACCCATCTGGGAGGCGAAGACTTTGATAACATTATTATGAAAAACGTAGTTGAAGAGTTTTGTCAGAAACATGGCTTTGATAAGGATGACGTTGTTGCCTCCCTTGGAGAATCGGCCGGTCGCAAACTCAAGGCGGAGGCAGAACAAGCCAAAAAGACCCTGTCTACCACCTTAGCCACGACCATCGAGATTGACTCTTTTTACAAGAACAAAGCTCTTATCGTTAAGCTCACGAAAACCAAATTCGAGCTATGGTGCAGCTCCGTATTTCAACGCTGCCTGGAGCCCGTCAAGAAAGCCTTAGAGGATGCCAAACTTGAACGCGGTCAGATTTCGGAGGTTGTCCTCGTAGGAGGCTCCACCCGCATTCCAAAGATTCAGGAGATGCTAAGCCAGTTTTTCGGAGGTATAACACTGAATAAGAGTGTAAACCCGGATGAGGCCGTTGCATACGGCGCTGCAATCCAAGGGGCTATCCTGTCTAAGAGTGACACTTCGGGGAAAACCAAAGAGTTATTATTATTAGATGTCACGCCCTTATCCATGGGTATTGCTTCTAAAGGTGGGGTAATGTCTAAAATCATCGAAAGAAATACTCAAATTCCCGTTAAAGAGTCTAAGGTTTATACCACGGTAGAAGACGGACAGTCATCCGTTATGATTGAAATATACGAAGGGGAGAGACAGTTTGCCAAAGATAACCATAAGATTGGTGACTTTGAGTTAAAAGGCATTCCTAAACAAGCCAGAGGAGCAGCGAAAATAGAGGTAATCTTCTCCATCGATGGTAACGGTATTTTATCCGTTAAAGCAGTTGATTTGGCCTCAGGTATGTTTAACGAAATTAGCGTAACCGATACAGCCAGGCTTACACCTGAAGAAGTAAACCAAATGGTAAAGGAAGCAGATGAGTTTAGAGCCGACGATGAACTTAAAAAGGAGTCCTTGCAGATGCGTTATGCTTTTGAAAAAGAGTTGGCTTTTGTTCAGTCCTCCGTCAATGATACAGAATTAACAACGGATGATCAAGGTACGGCTATAATAACCCAAGAAGAGATAATGTGGCTTAATGAGTTTATATTAAATAATCTTGCATGGATTGAAGAAAACGAAGAGTCGTTATCAAAGGAAAAGCTGGAGCAAGCCGTGAGACAATTTACACTTGGAACGAAACCTCTCATGAGCAAGATATATGCACGCAAAAAGCAATTGGATATGGCGAATCAGTACAGAAAAGATGAATCGGTAGAAGACACACTTGACGATCAGCAGTCTGCCATGGATAAAGCCTTTGGGGGGCATTAAGCCATTGGGGGGCATTAAGCCTTTGGTGGGTGGGCATTAAAATGATTATAATTTATAGTTAAAGTTAAAGTTAAAGTTAAGGTTAAGTATAAAAATGGCATCCACTATAAGGATCTCTGTTCCACTACAGACTACACTCGACAACCTGGCATATATTTCCTCTATCCAAAATAACGAAAAGTTCTTTTTTAGCGAACGTTGTTACATCAAGGCCGGTGAATGGTCTCTGTCGCGTATTCGCCGTTACATGAAACATGAAAATTTAAATCACCAGATCCCCATCATACGAAACATTATCGATGCGGCCTTGGACTGTTTTAAATCGTACCGCCACGACTGCCATTTTCCAAGACTGCTCACCCTTTTTTACAAGGCACGTGATGGACTTTCCAATATAAGAAACACCTATACACTGGAAGGAGTTAACGTAACCGATCTGGAAACGATTATTTATATGATGGACACCCAAATTAGTCAGGTGACAGAAGAAGAACTGAAGACAGCAGGTCTTACAAACTAAATCTTTTAAGATTATTAAATTTTAAATAATCTTAATTAACCTATATGTCTCTATTCTTTTACTATCCAAGCGAGGTAGACTATATGAGCTACTTAGACGACTACCAAAACACCGACGAATATGTAAAATGCAAAGAAAAGTGCGATGAGCTTAGATACGACCGGTCTACCGTCAAGCAATACAAAGCATGCTTAAAGAATTGCAACATCGAAGCCAATAATCCCGATAAAGTTATTGCTAAGTTAACCAAAGGAGCCACAAGCGACCCCCTTGCCGGTATCATTTACACCGATGTCTTTAAAAAAGCTTTAACACCTACCGAAATGACCCAGAAAAGCTTGATGCTGGTGAAAGAAGTAGAAACGAAAGTCACCCCCGAACAACTCGATGTAGTTGATGTTACTTTGGAAGACTTGTTTACTCCCCACGCAAGACTGAATGGTAAAACCTTATGCGACCGTATTAGCGAAGCTACAAACCAAACTTTAAGCGCCGTAAGTTATACCGTTAACAATGCCTCCAATCCACGCTACATAGAGGCCGACTGTATTGACATACACACTAAAATCCAGTTAGGTAAAGAGATCAGCCGTAAGGCCAGTGACATTATGTATTTATTAGAGGACACGGAATACGAATCCTACTGTAAAGCCAGTCAAGGTGGCTCGTCGTGGCTCGGCCGCATGGATGCTAAAGACTGCGAAGTGGTTAGACCGTGGATGAAAGCATCCGAAACAGAAGAACCCGTTTCCATATGCAAGCTAAACAAGGGAACGTTATCAAACTCTTGCGACGTTAACACCGTACAGCGCGATCGGATCAAGGCGTATCTTCGCAAGAAGGTTAATAATTGCATTAGCGAGATGGGTTGTCTCACAGATACAACCGGTGAAAGCAGAACACAGGGGAAATTTATGCGTCGTCATACAACTAAAAACTTTCCTAAAACTGTACCCACCCAAATCTGTTGCAAGCGTAGCCTTCAAGCTTCCGTAAAAGGTGTAATGAGAATGAACCGGTTGTATAAATATGTAGGTAACCTTAGCTATGATGAGCAAATGGGGCTTATTAACAATAGTGCTATGACAGACGAGGAGAAAAAATTGTTTGTACAGGGCGTACAGGACAGTCATAACATTAGTGAAAAACTCGTAGAAAATCTTAATTTGGATCGCCCTACTCAAATCATGATGGAAAGCTTTTCCACCCTTGTACGTAACGCAATGAAAGAGCAGTTTGAACAATTCGTACAATTAAATACAGTTAGTACCGCTAAAACGGATGCGGCGGCCGAAAAGAAGCTGAACGAGATCACGGGCGATCAGGAAAAGACGGGGTTTTTAATGAATATGTTAAAGTCGGCTGCCTCTGGCATTGCTTCGGCCATTTTTGAGGTTACAAAGTTCATTATGAAGACGATTAAGTATTTTGCCAAGAAGGGATTTGATCTGTTAACATGGATTTTCCACCATCCTACCACCGCGATGTGGCTGGCTTACAGCGCTCTGTACTTAAAGAAGAAATGTTGCGAGATGATCTCACTCCGCGTATATGGAGACCCTGATGTCATTGAAGTTGGTTTGTTTGGCAAGAGTGCGGACATATTAAAAACCAGCTCGGACTACGCTGCCGAAATGGCAACGCTTATTAAGAAAAGCTTCCTGGCCAAGACATACGAATTCATTGGTTCGTCCAGCTTTAGCTCATACATCAGCGGCATATCCACCCTTATTGAGCACGGTATTCTTTATGTTTTAGCACTTATTCCCGGAGTTGGCGTACCGATTGCAACCACCATCAAGATGTCAGGCGGCTTAACCATTGTAATGAGCGGCTTAGGACAGGTAATGAGCGAAGCTATGTATTATGGTATGACGGCAATCGTGCTTAAAGAAGCCGGAGGAGATATGTATGCCATTATTACCGGAACATGCATTAAACAACCAGAAGCCTTTAAGAAGTTTACTGCCGCAGGTGTTCTGGCGGAAGTGTCAACCGTAGGCCAGGCTGTAACCGGTACGGGTCAACAAGTGTTAAACACCACCGTTTCAGCCGCGTCGTTTGCGGCAGAACAAGCCAACGGTTTTTTCGCTCATCTGTATACAATGATGCCTGGTCTGGTTAAAAATTAAATAATTTAAATTAAATAATTTAAATATTATAAATGAACAGAGTTAAGGATTTCACGAAGAGCGCTTTAGGCAAAGTAACCGAGCTTGGCTATGCTTCGACCCCGTATATCGGTTCAATATGGAGTGCTATCTCGACCGGTAACATATTAGAGGCATCCCCACTGGCTTTGGCGGCGGCTGCTAAAGAGCACTACTTTCAGTACACTGAGCTTATTAAGGAGTCTGCCGCTGCCTCGTCGTACGCGAATAACGCCCGTATATACATCAAGTATTTGGAGGAGACTGAACCCGTATGCAATATGAAAAAGGTAAAAAGTACCTTCGAGGATTTGTCAGAGCTGGTAAATACTTTACAGAGCGACAAGGGTATTCGTGAACATTTAGAAAAGCAACAGGTGTTATTAAACAATACTTTGATCGAGTACAACAAGACACATGATGTTAACAAATATGTTTCAAATGTTCAATCTATCTCTTCTAAGCTGTTTGTTAAATCATGGCCTGGTTGGTATCGTATGGAGCTCAACAGTCAAATTAACCGCATGAATATCGTATTAGATGAGGTTATGATTGAATTATCGTCGTCAAAGAAAAAGGCATGCGCTGTTCCGGTTAAATCAAAGAAGCTTACCATATCAGAGCCTATTAGCCTGGATCAACAAGACGAAGATATCTTTTATGATGCTGTTGAGAAACATGGCCAGAAACTGCAAGCCGGAGGCGCTCGTAAAAAACGTGCGTTAAAAATTAAATCAAACTTAAAGAAGAAGTAAATTATCCATCTTTAATATTTAAATGTTAAAGATGAAAAAATATTTTCTACGTAGTATTATAATATGACAGGAGGACTTATGCAACTTGTAGCTTATGGCGCCCAAGATATTTATCTTACGGGCAACCCTATGATTACCTACTTCAAGGTAGTCTACCGCCGCCACACCAACTTTGCCATGGAGTCGATTGTACAGACGTTTAACGGCACAACCGGTTGGGGCAACCGTGTTACGGCTCTGATCTCCCGCAACGGTGATCTGGTCAGCGGCATGACCCTGGAGGTTACCCTGCCTAACCTTACGTCAGGTGTCGCCAACGTTAATAATACTATCCGTTGGGTTAACAATGTTGGCCACTACCTGATGCGTCAGGTTGAGGTTGAGATTGGTGGTCAGCTGATTGATCGTCATTACGACGATTGGCTCGAGATCTGGGCTCAGCTGACAGTTCCCGCTGACAAGCGTCTGGGATACCGCCATATGATTGGTCAGGATCTGCGGGACGCTGGCGGTGCTGCCCCGGTAGTGGCTGGTACCAATGGAAACCTTCAGGGTGGTGTCACTGCAGGCGCCGGGCCTGTAGCGACCATCCTTACTGGACGTAAGGTGTTCGTTCCCCTTCAGTTCTGGTTTTGCCGCAATGTTGGTCTGGCTCTGCCCCTGATTGCCCTCCAGTACCACGAGGTTAAGGTTAACATCACGTTTAACGACGTCGTGGATCTTACGGTGCAGGGCGGGACTACTCCCAACGGCACCCGCGGTGCCCTTACGGATGCCCAACTCTGGGTTGACTACATCTACCTTGACACGGACGAGCGTCGCCGTTTTGCCCAGGTCTCACACGAGTACCTGATTGAGCAGCTCCAGGTCAACGACGACACCTACAACGCCGGTGCCAACAAGAAGGCGATTAACCTTAACTTTAATCACCCTGTTAAGGAGCTTATCTGGGTCTGCGAGGAGACCGGTGACGTTGCCGAGCCCTCTAAATACACTCGTACTGGTGATGCGATGACCGCACTTGATAACTTCGCTGACGTCAATGCGGTAGGCTCTAATCCCGTTGCCCTTGCCAACCTCCAGTTGAACGGTCATGATCGCTTCGCTGAGCGTGCCGGCGACTATTTTAGCCGCGTCCAGCCTTACGAGCACCACACGTGCATAGGTTCACCCGGTATTAACGTTTACTCGTTTGCCCTGAAGCCCGAGGAGCACCAGCCTTCAGGCACATGCAACTTCTCGCGTATCGATAATGCCAAGCTTAACATCACGACTGTTGCCGGGACCGCCGGTGGCATAGTTCGTGTATTTGCCACGAACTACAACGTTCTGCGTGTTATGTCAGGTATGGGCGGTCTTGCCTACTCCAACTAAAGGAGGGGACCTGCGCTCCCCTTAAACCCCTGGCTTTTAGGTTTAGGGATTAAAGAGGGAAGGGATCAAAGTTAAATTTTAATTTAGATAACTAAATTAAAAATTAAAGCGTATAAGCCACTGCCCCCATTCCACTCATAATACGGAAAATATTATAGTTCACAGCATAAACACGAATGGTTAAATGGGACTGAACAAATTGGCTGCAGACCGAATCATCCGATGGCAAGGTTGAATGATTAAAACCCGGTTTAATATTCAGGACTAACTGCGGTTTGTCAATTCTGCTAAAATTGCAGGTACCAGAAGGCTGGTGCAATTCCGGATTTAAAGAGAATGAATATACATTAATACCAGGAGACTCTGGTACGTTAGTATGATAATTAAAAGGCTGAACCAGATTAAAAAATTCACCCGTTTGCTTATCAAACCGTTCATTGCCATTTAACAACAAACGTGCAGATTCAACCGGATTTAAGCTATCAGGTGGTCGAACATGCGAGGGATTTGTAGCCGCACGAAAGTTTGTAGATGAACCCTTTACCGAAGTAACCACATCATACATTATCGTACCCAAATTTACAAGGTTTAACACCCCATTACCACTCGTTGGAAAGTTAATCGACGATCGATCCGTATAGTTACTCCACTGAACATGTCCATTTTCTACGCCTTCATTATACTGAACCACCCATATAAGCTCTTTCACCGTATGATTAAGATGAAGATCCATGGTGACCTCTTGTAAACTTGAACTGCCATTGACCGTCATCGTGTTAAGTTGCAATTGTTCAATCAAATATTCATGTGTAACCTGGGCAAATCTGCGTCTTTCTTCCACATCCAGATAAATATAGTCTACCCAAAGAGCCGCACTGCTTAAGTTTAAAATTTCCCCGATATTGGTCGGTAGGGTATCGCCGTCCTGTTGCGTATTAAAACAAGATATCAGCTCGGACGCCGGACGTAGAACCATTAGTATTTTAACCTCGTGATATTGCAATGAGATTAACGGCAGAGCCAAGCCTACATTTCGACAAAACCAGAATTGTAACGGAATATATATTGTCCTGCCAGGCAACACCGTAGTTCTATCCCTTTGTAACCCGCTGTTCAGACCCAATGCACCCGGTGGATCCTGACCAATCATTTCCCGGTATCCTAACATTTTACCCGCCGGCACCGTTAACTGACTCCAGATTTCGAACCAATCGCCATACTGCCGGTCGATCAGCTGACCTCCCACTATAAAGTCAACCTGCTTGATAAGATGATGGCCTACGTTGTCTGTCCACACGGCATAACGATAGTTATCAAGATCCGCTGGCAGATCCGGTAAGGTTACCTGAAAATAGATGGAACTTATCAAGTCACCGTTACGTGAAATAAGGGATGTTACGGTTGTCCCGAAGTCTACCACCGTATCAAATGTCTGGCAAATGGATTCCATTGCAAAGTTCGTATGACGACGGTAGACTACTTTAAAATATGTGATCATGGGGTTTCCGGTTAAGTAAACATCCTGTGCTCCGGTGGCTACGAGTTGCATTAACCCACCTGTCATATATACCTTATTTTAAAAAGATCTTGAAAACTTAACATAGTTTGGCAAATAGACTATACATATGCAGTCTAACCGTGTTTGCACTAATCTCGCAATAGTGTTCTGAAATCAAGCCAAGATATTTAAAACGCACTTCATCCGGAATCACCCCAGTACGATAGGCCAATATACGAGACATAATGTCAAGTATGTCGTTGTAATTATGCCCTTTGTCCATTAAGTAGTCAATATCTTCAAACACGGACTGTTTATGATGGATCTTAACTAACATTTGCTCAACATGAGAGATCGGAGGAATGTTAAAAATCTTGTAAAACGTATCCAATGACATAGGCGTCATTATGGATATTGTTTGACAATAGTTAATAATCCGCTTAATGTCTCCGTCGCACATCAGACTAATAACGTTTGCAATATCATCCGGTACCGTACTAATTTTACGAATTAAAATGCGAGACTCGTCATAATCCAACCCTTTAATTAACAAAATCGTACAACGACTCTGCAAGGCTTCGATGATATCACTTGTATCATTCGCCGTTAAAATAAACCTAACCGAGCTCTCCAACTCCATGATACGTCTAAGGGCATTTTGAGCCTCGTGTGTCATGCTATCAAAATTAGTAATAAGAATGAGCTTTTTCTTATCACCCATTGTAACCCGCCTGCGAGCAAATTCCTGAATATTGTCACTCACAATGTCCTTGCCGCGATTAATCGCCCCGTCAATAAGTAGCCGACCGCGACTTAAATCGTCGTTTAAGTACGACTTGGCGAAAATATTGGCCAGTGTCCTCTTACCGACACCGTGATCGCCCGTGAACAAAATATTCGGAATATGACCGGTCTCGATATAACGGTTTAATAGCTGACAGGCATCGGCATTGCCTACCATGTCCTTTAAACAGTTTGGCTTTTTATCATGAATCCATATACCCATACTATTAAACTTGTCCATTTATTCTTAATAATCAAATCAATTCTCTTAGGGGACCTGCGCTCCCCTTAAACCCCTGGCCTAATTGAGCAGGGAGTTAATTGGACATATAATTAAAAAAGCCAGGAGTTTAAGGGGAGCGCAGGGAGTTAATTGGACATATAATTTAAAAAGCCAGGAGTTTAAGGGGAGCGCAGGGAGTTAATTGGACATATAATTTAAAAAGCCAGGGGTTTAAGGGGAGCGCAGGTCCCCTACGCCGAATGCATAATATAGTGTTTGCCAGGGGGTGTAAATCCGTTAAATCCGGATGAGCTGGCACATGTATAGGCGCCGAAATTTACCACAAACACCCTGTCGCCAATTGCCAGCTTGGGCAGGTTAACATGTTGGCGTCCGTTCAACTCCTTGTCCATGGAGTCACATGACTGTCCAAAAATCGTCGACTTGTACGTTTTCTCTGTCCGCTCATTAAACGCCTGAATCTGCGGGGTGGCATAGTCGTACTTAATACAGTTAAAGGATCCATAAACGGTATCATCAATGGTATATTTGTAAACCTTTTCGCCGGTTTCCGTGTCAATGGTGGTCTTAATGCCGATAATCGTGTTTACGAGAGTATGTGAAGACGTGCACATAAACCGACCGGGTTCACCAATAAACTTCATGTCAGGTACATCATCGAAATGCTTGTCAATGGCCTCGTTAATCTCTTTGGCAATGTCACGGAATGTCAACTGATCCGTATCCACCCCAGGAAACCCACCACCGATATCAATAATGTTCATATTAAATCCCATCTCTTTGGCCATGTTATATACTGCACGGGCATCCGCAAAAGCCCGATCAAACTGACCAATAACCTTGCAGTTGCTACCTACGTGCCACGAGATACCGACAATGTCAATTTCGTTAAGCTTAGCCAGCTTAAGCAAGTCTTTACTCTCTTCAATGGTACTGCCAAACTTACACGAAAAGCGGCACTCTGACCCCGAATCGTCTACCACGATACGAATGATGCACTTGGCGTCTGGATGGTACAACTTAATCTTATCCAGCTCGCAACGGGAATCAAACGTCATAAGATCAACGTCGACCGATCGGGCATATTGCAGACTTTCGGGCTTTTTGCAGGGATTGGCGTAAATAATCTTGTCATCGCTCACTCCGTTCGCCTTGGCCATGATAATCTCTTCGCGACTGGCGCAATCAAATCCACAGCCAAGTTTGGCCAGAACGTAGAGCAGCATTGGATCGGGGTTGCTTTTAATGGCGTAATATGCCTGAACACGGGGTAGACATTCGCACCAGTACTGATAGCGGGACTGTACATCGTTTAGGTCAACGATAAAGAATGCTTGGTTGCTACTGGTGGTCTCAAGGAAGTATGAAATAATATCATAAATATCGTCGTTGGGACCGAACGTGTGAACCTTGGGTTTCGCCTCGTTGCGATCTACGATCTGGAGCTTGTCAGATACATCTACAATAAAGGAAGCATCGATATCGGTCATTTTAAATATTTAAACTTTTCAATTTAAATATTTTTAAATTGATTAATTGTAAACATTTAAAGTGACAATGTCATCAAGACAATCTTGGACAAAGTTCGGAGAAGCGGCGAAGGGTATAAAATGTACCTACGTAGCAGATGAAGTAGAGATGGAGTTTGTAGCTAATCAAGTTAAAGAGTGCGACTACAACCTCAACGGTTATTGGATTATGTTTGCACGTAAACAGGGTTGGAGTGACTCCGATATGAAAGACATTGTACGCGCATCAGACCCCAGGGCGGTAGCCTTGAAAATGTATGAACGTATACTATCGACCGAAAAAGCTATTCTTAAACAAGATCTTGACAAACGCATGGCGTTATACGAACAACAACGCGCAGCGGTCGTTACAACTTTAACTTTAACTTTAACTTCAACGCCCGCAATTGAACCTTCACTTGAACTTGAACTTGAACTTGAAAAGGCAAATGCAGTTAAAGATCAAGTTAAAGATCAAGTTAAAGATCAAATTAACCAGAAAAAGCCTACCGGTTTGCGTGCACGATTTAGTTCGAAACAAGCCGAGAACCAGCAAGCTGCTCCAATGGACACAACACAACCTAAGTCAGCAGGTATTTCCTCCCGTCTTAAGCAGATGAAACAGGTAACTGAAACCAATGAGCAAGACTCTACCCTGTTTGTTCGTAATGTACCCGAAGACTATGAAGAGCAAGATATTAAGAGCGTGCTTGGAGATCGTTTTAACATCTCTCGTATTAATATTGTACGTAAGACACAAAGCAATGGAGAACGTGCATCAACCGGTTCGGCATTTATCGTTTTGTACACTCGCGAAGAGGCGGTTGCGTGTATGGAGTTTTTGCAAGGTTATCGTTGGTGCAATATTATTGCTTCTGTTGACTTTTCTCAACCTAAAAAAGCATCTTATTGAAAGGGAACATGAGGTTCCCCTTCAATATTAAAAGGCCCTACCGAGACTCGAACTCGGGTTTTCAGATTCAAAGTCTGACGTGCTAACCACTACACTATAGAGCCAAAGAAAGGTTTGTAGGAGCTATGGCTCCCTCCCACCTCATTTGTAATTGTTTGATGTCTCTAATACATTTAAATCTTTAAATCTTTACATATTCTTGATCTCCTATGGGTATATTATTTAAATGCTGTGCACGAACGCTAAACGCAGCAGAATGGAGAGTTAGTGGTTTGCCTTTGTATGTCATGCTTGCGCTAGTAGGATGTATATACTTAAAACCAATTTTAATATATATGTTGCGTTTATGACATTCATCTACAGGTAAAGTACACATATTTGGACCATAATCGGATTCGTCGTCAACCACAATATTTGTTACTTTGCGTAAGGTGCCCTCTTTTATAGCACAAGATAACAGAGCTAAAGCGATGCCTTTTCCTCTGTAAGTCTCATCAACATGCAAGAATAGCAATTCAAGGATATTCTCTGCCCGATGATATAGCCCCGTTAAATATCCGATCTGTTCATCGTCGTTCATAAATGCAGTGTATCTTACAAAGGTTCCATAACCATATTGTTCATCGACTAATTCTTGCTTATAATAAACAATAGATTGTTTAGGTGAGGATGCCTTTGATGCAGATGCAGTTGCCTTTTTACCACTGCGAGTCTTAGGTCTGGGATTAATGAGGACCTCTAATCGTTGGAGCAGATCATCACGAAGGCCAGATGAATCTAAACCATTTGATGCCAGGATCTTGCGCATATCTGTTACATTTAGACCACCATCTGCTTTAGTTGCACCAAGTAGAGCAGCCTTGACTTCAGCTTTATTAAAATCCATTATATATAAATTAAAGTTAAAGTTAAACTTTAAACTTTAAACTTTAAATTTAAATCAATTCACCTTTGTCATTAAAGGCAAATAGGCTCATGATAACAATAATATTAGAGTATTCCTCTCCTTTTATAAATTCACCCACATCCTGCAGCATTTCGCAGTCATAATAGATAACTTCCTGGTATTGATAGGCGCGATCCGTACGATTGCTACCTTCATACTGCTCCGTCTCGTCAACGGACGAATACTTGTAAATAAAAGGAAACGGTGGCTCACTATCGCGATCGTAAAGGTACGAGTGCAGGTCGTCCGATATCAGTTCCAGTGAAACGCAGATAAATGGAATATGTTGGCCTTCCATTAAATCATCAACAGTTTTTAACATAACACAATCGACGTAGCTGTCACTATCCCGTTCAGGGAAGTCTTTACACAGTTCGATAGAGGAGTATGAGAACATGTCTTTAAACTTAAAAGGATGCATGGTATGTGCTTATATTTTAAAATCAATTAAATAATATATGTACGTAAATTTAAACGGTAAAACGTATAAAGTTTCTCATGATAAGGATGGAGACTTTATCTCTAAATCAAAGTGCAAGCGACAACGTCTCCCTGTGCCTAAAGATGCCGAAAAGGTAACATCTCCTCCCGTCCGTACCCGATCAAGCTCATGGAGCCCATTTCAGTCAATATTCTCATCTTCGCCGGCACTTTCAACTGCATCTTCGCCGGCATCTGAACCCTCAAATGAACGAGAGCTCACGAAAGTTAAACAGGCGGCGGACAAAGCCGTGTCTCAAAAAGAAGAGGCGCAACGCGCTTTGACAAAAACACAAGCCGATAACGATAAATTGCAGATAAAATTAGATGAAGCCATTTCCCTTAGGTCGGCGGCTGACCAGCGTGTACAACGCACTCTTAAAACCATACGTAGCTTAGAAGATGAGCTTAAGATTCTACGTATGGAACAGGCTGGTTTAGCTTCACAAAGATCAGAGTTACAGACCAAATTACAAGCACGTCAAAGACAACAACAACTTGAGCGTGAAGCTAAACTACAGGAGCAGCAAGCACAACAAATAAAACAAAGGCAACAATTGCAACAATTGTCACAATTGCAACAAAAGCAAGAGAAAACAAAAAAGAAAAAGGACGAGGATGGAAACCTTGAAAACCTTGAATTGTTAGAACAATTTAAAACAGAGGCTGCAAGAGTGATAACGATGTTAAAAGAAGAAAACGACGCGCTCAGAGAGTCAGTACAGGACATAAATAGCCTATACGAACAGACAAGCAGTGAATTAGTTAAAATTAAAGCACTTAAAGCTAAAACCCAGGCTCAAGATGCTTCCAATAAAAGGCAATCGGCTCAGGCCAGACAGGCTGAGGAAGCGTCCTTTAAAAAGGAGCAACAGCTCACAAGAGACGTCACACTACTTACAAAGGAAAAAGAGAAGTTATTATTTGATTTAAAGCGTGTTAATGAGGATTATGAGGAATTGGAAAAAGAATACCAGAAGGTCTACAAGGATCTATTAAAGGCACGTAAGCTTTAAGCTTTAAAGGCACGTAAGTTGCTGCGTCGTCGTGTCCGACAAAAGCTGGCATTCCATCTGGTAGATGCAGGGCTCGTCGTTGCGGTACCAGTTTTCAGCATGGTAACGGCGGTGAAGGTACTTGCCGGACGTAAGCTTGATGACCAGGTACAAGTCCCACAGGTCCGATTCCGGACCGAAGTTATCGTAACCGTCGTGGCACAAATCCTCAAACGCCTCCACGATGGCGTCCGATCCGTAGTGCTTGGTAAGTTCCGTCATGATAGGGAGGGCGTACTTGGACAGGTTCTTGCTGGAAAAGCGTTGCATGATAGCGGGCGGGCGGAAGGAGGCGGGCGAGGCGGTAGGCTGGCTGCCGTATGTTATTACTTTTGATCCATCAATTTTTTGCGTCTCGTGAAACGCAAAGTAAAGTTCACATGCAAATTCACGTTCAGTGAATTTGCACTTGCACTTGGCAAATTAAAAAAATTATGATCTATAATCTTACGCCTACCGGGAATCGAACCCGGTCCGAGATCTTAGGAGGATCCCGTGCTATCCAGTACACTATAGGCGCAACGCCAAAAAATGGCTAAATATGAAGATTTATCTTCATTACCACATATGGGGATCGAACCCATGGCCTCCGCGTTATAAGCACGGCGCTCTATCCAACTGAGCTAAGGTGGCTATTGTGGATAAATATCCACATCTCTCTCTACCGGGATCGAACCGATGACCTCTCGCTTAACAGGCGAGCGCTCTAACCAGCTGAGCTAAGAGAGACATACCCCCACCGGGAATCGAACCCGGGTCCCAAGATTAGAAGTCTTGGATGCTATCCGCTACACCATAGGGGCATATCCGCTGCAGGAATTGAACCTGCCTAAAAACGGGGCTAAACCGTTCCTCGTCACCAGCTGAGTCAGCGAACTAATTTAATTTAAATACTCGCTGCAGGGATCGAACCTGCCTAAAAACGGGCTTAAACCGTTCCCCGTCACCAGCTGGGTCAGCGAGCAAATTTAGTTTTAAATACTCCCTGCAGGGATCGAACCTGCCTAAAAACGGGCTTAAACCGTTCCCCGTCACCAGCTGGGTCAGAGAGCTAAAAAGGCAAAACCATGCCTCATGCGCATACCGGGAATCGAACCCGGGTCAACAGCTTGGAAGGCTGCCATTCTACCATTTAACTATATGCGCAAAAATAATATATACCCTTTGGGGGGATCGAACCCCCGACCCCGCGATTAAAAGTCGCGTGCTCTAACCAGCTGAGCTAAAAGGGCTAATATGAAGATAAATCTTCATTACCACATATGGGGATCGAACCCATGGCCTCCGCGTTATAAGCACGGCGCTCTAACCAACTGAGCTAAGGTGGCTGGGGAGCTTAAAAGCTCCTTCTCTCTCTACCGGGATCGAACCGATGACCTCTCGCTTAACAGGCGAGCGCTCTAACCAACTGAGCTAAGAGAGATAAAGATATTCGTGACAGGAATCGAACCTGTATAATACAGTGTGCACATCAGTTCCTGACTCTGGGCCAGGCCTATCATAGGCATGCTTCTGTCCCTACACCAGCAGGGTCCACGAACTCAAATACTCGCTGCAGGGATCGAACCTGCCTAAAAACGGGCTTAAACCGTTCCCCGTCACCAGCTGGGTCAGCGAGCTAAAGAGACAAAACCAAGTTTTGTCATAGGCGAAACCAAGTTTTGCCATTTATGCGCATACCGGGAATCGAACCCGGGTCAACAGCTTGGAAGGCTGCCATTCTACCATTTAACTATATGCGCCAGTGGATTCATCAGATCAGCTCATCTGAGCTGATTCCACGGAAACTCTTGCTTATTAATTATGAGCAAGATGTTCCTAAATCATTTTTTAATTAAAAATGATAATTACTTTTATTCATAAAATGGATTATTACGCAGTTAATACAGGAAACATTCCTGGAATCTATCTAACATGGGATGCGGCTCAAAAAGCCATGGAGGGTTTTAAAGAAACCCCAATATATCAAAGTTTTAAAAACATTAAAGATGCAGAACAATTTGTGTTACATGGTTCGGGGTTGAGTTCGGTTTCAGTGCCACTTCATGCTTGCAACAAGGAAGAAACATACCCCTTACCCATAAAGAAAAAAATCACAATCATGCCTAAACCTAAGCAACCACTGGCTAATGCTAACGCTACCGAACCCGATAGTGCCAAATGCACAGGCTTGGAAATGCACCGGTTAGCGTATAACGAGCATTCTGACTATACTCCCACGGCCAAGACCATTCATATGTATACCGATGGCGGTACCATTGGAAATGGAAGAAAGGATGCCATAGGTGGGTACGGAGTATTTATCCCCGCGACAAATTATACGAAAGAAAGACTTATTGCTCGTAAACTCGTAGGCAAAATAACCAACAATATCGCAGAACTAAAGGGAATCATTACCGCCCTCAAAGAAATAAAAGACATGAACCGCACAGATCTTACATTTATCATACATTATGACTCTACTTATGCAGCCGATGTTATTACCGGAAAAAAGAATGCCTACGCAAATCTGGAACTTGTTACCCAAGGAAAGCAAGTCTTGACCGACTGCAAAAATGCAAACTTAAACATTACCTTTAATCACGTCTACTCTCATACAGGCAAGAAGGATTTACACTCTATTGGAAACGAAGTTGCCGATAAGCTTGCCGGCGTGTCTATACAATAATATGCTCCTCTAAAGAAGTGTTGATAATAATCTTTTTGACATCCTTTAACTCCTGCTTTAGACCATCTGAGGGTAACATTCTAAGCTGTTCCAATGTTGGAACACCCGACTTATACGTATTACCGTACCCTCCACACTTTGCCAAAGTTTCGATTAATAGTGGACTGGGATCCGCCTTGGAACCATCGGTCTTAATAACAATAATATTCTCTAACGTATGCTCTTCACATGCATTTGCATTTGAATTTGAATTTGCACTTGAAGGTTCATACTTACTATTAAACGTAATATACATCTTATCATTCAACTCATACATACGGTAATAAGGAGTCTCGCTTATCCATTTAAGCCGAACCGGCTCAGCAGCCGGTTTATTTTCCTCACTTTCCTGTTTAACAGTTGGAGGAAATAATGCCCATTTAAGATCAACATAAATGTCAATGGCCTTGCTTGCTACGCCCGCAACCGACACCCGGCTCATATAATAGCCGACTAAACCTCCTATTAGAGTAAAACAAATATTCATTGCGTCCATTTAATGTTAATGTAAATTTGAATTTAAATAATTAATTTCTAACTATTAGTAACTTAATGTCAGATGTATGTAAAAATTTAAAAAAATTAACTGACACTAAAAACACCGTAAAATCCATAAAGGATGCATCTGTAAAAAAAATCACCGATGTTCGCAAACAGGTTACTTCCGCTGGAACAAATGCGATAAAAGATATCACCCAACGCGGCAGAGCCAAGTACAAGTTGTTGGACTCCTCATTTTCAGGTTTAGATGCCATTTATTCCTTTATCAGTGGCAATAAAAGCAAACGCCCAGATCTGATCTTTTTCCGCAATGTACTCGTCTTTTTAGCCGCTGTAGTTATTGTATATTATACCTTACCAAGACTATCCGGTTCGGCCAACTTAGGGTTTAGCAAGGCTCAGTTTACTAAAGCAACCAAGCTACCACAGACGTCCTTTAACATAGAAGAACTGGCTAAAGTAAATCTGGAAGTTAAAGCATTCACGGACCACAAAAAGTTCTTTGATGACGGAGGAGCCTACGATCCAACCAATGCAGGTGTACATGAATTAAGTCGCACCTCAGTGGCTCTGCCAATGTTGATATTTTTCCTACAATTCGTCGTGCCTCCCCTGGCTATAGGTTATATTGTATGGTTTATAATTACCTACTGGCGTTATGTCATTGCCGCCTTATGGGGATTTTTTGAAACAATGTACAGTTACTTTACAAACCTTATACAAGGTAGATTAGGGTGCAAATGGTATATTAGATGGGTAACAGGATGGAAATGCCGTCCTCAGAATTTTTCTGAATATATAGCAAGGTGGAGACAGCGGTACATAGATGGACCAATGTATGCTGAAAAGGTAAAGTATATTAACCAGTACAACGCAGCCAAAGAAAAGTATGTAACTAAACCTTATAAAAAATACATCGATGAGCCCATCGCACGCAGGAAAATCGAAACAGAGTATACCAAACGCATTGCGACCGATAGAACGGTTGAAGTTATCCTTAAAAAGTCCCGCGATACATACGATACCAAGATTGCTTCTAAAGGATGGTTTAAAAGGTTGTTTGGATCTACAGGATGGTTCGGTTCTAAAGGGTCAAGTTCAAAAGGATGGTTTGGTTCAAGTTCAGGTTCAAGTTCAAAAGGCTGGTTTGGTTCAAAAGGATGGTTTGGTTCAAGTTCAAGTTCAAGTTCAAAAGGAAATGAAGTTAAAGTACCACAACTCAAGGTTCCTACACTGAACTTATGCGATAAGGCTGATAAACTTATTAATAACAGGGCATCTATTACAGGAACACTAATCGTTATAATATTAGCGGTGTTAATAGGGATTTACTATTATTCATGGACATTTGGTACTCCTGTATTTGTTAAAAACCTTATCTCCCAAACGAATATAGTTAATCTTAGCAAAGTAAAATACAAGCGCTGGCCTATTGCTCCATATGTAGTATTAGCAACCACCATCGCTATAATAGCTCATACTGGATTCAGCTAACTACAGCTACATTACTTTGAATGAATATACAATATTTAAGGTATAAAAGTGACGTGAACCGTATTTATGCCCCTGTTAACACTTGAACCAGCATGCTACGGCAACCTCCACGATCGAACGCTCAACACTCCAACACTCAACATGCCGCGCCCCGTCCTCGCTCCCATCGTCATCCCCGCTTCCCGCTACATCGGCTCCCTCTCCGAGGAGTACATGTCGGAGTACACCTCGTGCACGCGCACGCACTCCGGGTTCCTGGAGTTTCTGCTGCAGCAGAACGGGGTGCCCATCGAAACTGGCCTCCGCCTGTCGTACGGCATTCAGGCTCCCTCGATGCGGCCCGGCTCCCCTGCTCGCTTTAGCGTGTCGGTCCTGGCCCAAAAGCAGGAGGAGATCGACCAGTTCTACGGCAAGATCATGCAAGTGCTGGAACCCTTTCTCTACGTCTACGCCTCCGCCTGAATGTGAAATGTGAAGTGTGAAGTTTGACCTTTCTCCTTTCTCTCATAAATCCAAATCCAAATAAAAACTGGACTTTGACTTTGGTTTTAAAGCTTGTTATGAATTCAAAGTCAAAGTCAAAGTCCAGTTTTTATTTGGATTTGGATTACTTAAAAATTCAAACTTCACAACGTCACACTTCACATTCAAGCCAGGAGGAAGGGCTGCAGCACCTGCATGATTGCGTCGTAGAACTGGTCGATATCCTCCACCGTGTCCGCCATGACCGACACGCTAAAGCGAGTAGGGGAGCCACGCTCGATCGCGGGAGTCTGCATGCTGTACGTCAGTCGGAGGTTAGTGTCGTTGATGGGCACCCCGATATCCTGGATAAGCTTCTCCAGGATCGGCGCGCGCTGGCGGCGGGAGCGGTTGATAGAGCCGTCGTTCTCAAACAGCGGCATGTCGATCCGCATGTGCTCCATGTGAGACTCGGAGATGGAGCCGATGTAGCGGCGAGGGGAGCAGACAATGTTGATGACAGGGCGGGACATGTTGATCGTTGAAGCGTGAAGAGTGAAGAGTGAAGCGTGGAGCGTGAACGGTTGGTTGCCTTAGCATGCCAGTTCAAAGTATGTAAAGGTATAAATATGATTCACGTCACTTTTATACCTTAAATATGCATTTACATTCAAAGTAATGTAGCTGTCATTAGCTAATAAGGAGTTGAAGATATTTTGGTGCCGCAATATTGTTGCGGAGTAATATGGTATGCATGATACTTATAGTATCCCCGCTTTTCGGCCAGCTTAAGTAAAAACTTAAAGTTTTTAACAAACTCAGGTGTATGTCCTATGCTCTTCGTCATTACATGTGCAAGCTCGTGCAGAGCTACAAACATGAGGGTATTATCATCTACCAGTTGATTCTCGTTCCTCATACACATGTATATATGATCTCCTTTGTTTAAGGTGTAGCTCGTATAGCTGCCTCCTGGAGCATTTTCCGAAATGAGAGCTTTAAACTTTTTCTTAAGTCGGTCCCCGTCTTCCCCTTTCAATCCGTCCATATGGTCTATTAGACTTAACAGGTTACCCCGCAAACGATCCAGCTTTTGTGCCGCCTCAAGCTTATCAGGTCGGTTTAATACTAAATATTTACGTCCATTAACACTGACTGGTTCTAAAGGATTGAATACCCACGGAAACATAACTTTCACATAACTAACCATTATAATAGCAAGTGTAATTGCCAATATAAACGGATGGATTGGATGCATTATAAATTGAGTATTTTTAAATTTTAAATTTAAATGTCCGTGACACGACTTAAAAATCTCGGTATTCTAACAAACGAAGGATCCGTGGTAGGATTTACCCTGACTCCACCAGAAAGCGCGGCGGTTATTAAACGCTTACGCGAAGTATTAAAAATGTTAACAGCCGAGGACTATCTGCGCGGCCAACCATTTACCCCTATTTATCCAGAATGTATAGTATACCAAATTATCCGCGATAATAAAGATAAATTGATGCTCAAATGTTAAACAAGCAATTTACATGATGTCAAATTTACCTTTAGCTTTAGAAACCATCCAACCCTCTAAATCCTGGGTGCTACAACATAACAAGAGAATTTCACAGATGCTAATTCAGAATCCGTGGAATGACCCTATGGTAAAAAAAGTTGGACTGTACGAAATGTACATTATCGACGCCCTATGCGAAGCCTTGGAACTTTCTGCCGAGGAAGCACCAGAAGTTAGACTGGGATGTATTAATCCGACCTATATTACACTGCATAAGTTACTGTCAGCCTATATCCAAGAGCCTACAACCGCAGGATTCTCAAAAATTTTGACATTTACCAAAGACTATTTAAAAAGACCCATTAAACTGGTTAAATGGGCTGGATATGGGGATGGTAATGAAGATGCATGGCCAGACATCCGGGTACTGGATACGCCCGACGAATGTTTGTCATGGCTTCTGAGGCTGAGCAGCAATTAAAACTCCTGATCGAGGATATACTGACCAACCTGATAAGCCTGTTTACTAAACATATCAGAGTTATTCAGATTCATAATATCTTTGACGGATACCCAACGAACACCAGCAATTTCATTCGTGTGATACCGATGCAGAGCCAACTGGTGATCCGCTTCCAATATGTAAAAATTAGTTTTAAGAATAGCCACACTTTTCATGTCTCGGCTCGCAGAGTCGGATATATCAATACCGGTTTCCTCTTTGAATTCCCTTACAGCGCATTCAAATGACTCTTCGCCAGATTCACGTTTTCCTTTGGGCATGCTCCACATTTTAGAACCGGTGTTGTTAACTAACAAAAGATGTAACCCTTCATCCATGGTATACAGTATGACGCCATCTGTGGCCAGTGATTTTTTATATTTTGTATATTTTTTTATCATATTAAATGCTTCTGGTACAAGCTCAAGATGATCTTTTGCCAGAATCTTTTCAAGAAAAGGTGTAAGCTTGTAATAAAGATACTTGCGCGGATACACGGAATAATAGTTATCTATATAATCCCAGTACGCCGACTCTATGACCCTCATCGATAGTAACATATCTTTCTCTGTATCAAAACTTAGTTTAAATCTAAGTTCTGATATTTTTGGAGTGTCTACAAGACAGCTATAATCCATAGCTTACTTATTTTAAAAAGTTTATCATTTTTTTACCACCAGTAACCAGCAACCTGGTTAGGTCTCTTTGACGCCAGTTTGCTCGCCAGCTTAGCACGGGCCGCGGTAAGTGTTGCTAACTGCTTAGCCGTTGCGACCTTGCGCGGCTTGCTGCCCGTATCAACCCCAGCAAAATCATAACGGTAAGGACCCGAATGCGACAGGTAGCGGCTATCGGTAATTACCTGGGCGGGTTTGAGGGTTGTGTTAAGGTCATACGTGCGGGCAACACGACGGCCCTGATCCGTAGCGAAACGGGGCTTCCCTGCCTTAGGACCACGCTTCACGGTGCGCGTGCGCTTGTAAAACAGATCAAACGCCTTCTGAGCCTGCTCCAGGGTAATGGGCTTAGCCTTACCAGCGCGGGCGCGGGCAGCACTCTCCGCCGTGCCCACAAGACGGCTGATGGGCTTGCTTTCCTTACCATCAAGCTTAATACCGACATACTTCGTAGCTATAGCACCAGTAGGGAGAGTTTTACGGGATCCCTTAACCTCGAGTAAGGGCATATCTTCGTTCGTTTTGAGTGACATTATATAATATTAAATATAAAATAAAATGAATCTTTGACTTTAAGTATAAAATGTTCTTAATTTACGGAACACCAGATTGCCATTTTTGTCAAAAGGCGAAGACCCTGCTGATGGATAACGATTTAAATTTTACATATCAGGACATGTCGGATACATATACGACTACAGGCTGGCGTCAAGTGTTTACCGATCTTAAGGATAAGATTAACGGGCAAACTAAAATCCCTCTTATATTTAAATCTTCAGATGCAGATGCGGCGGTGGTGCCGACACATCCACTGCAGTTGGATTCCGACAAGTGGGAGTTTATCGGAGATTATTTTATATTGGAAGAGTTCATAGAATCGTTGGATATTAATCTTAACGATAAGTATTAATAAAAAAATAAAAACTACCAATATAAATGGCGGCTTCAATGGCAGAGTATAGATCGGTAGGAATAAAATATGGTATATCAAAGGTTTTGTCACTCCTGTTCCTTGATAAATTTCCACTGAAAGAGATACAGTCCTATCTTGAAGATGAAACCGTACTGAATACTCTAAAGAAAATTACAAATGAAGAATCCCTTAACATTTCAGTGGTTAAGGCTATATTTACCCTTTATCGCAGGAAATCTACTTTGACAGAAGGAACTCTGCAAACCTATTATGATTTTATTCTTACAGAAGGTAAAACAATAGATCGTATGTACGAAGACATTATTGAGACAGATAAAACAGGCCAATGGACAGAGTTTATCCAAACAATTAACATGTTAATGTACCGCTCTAAAGCAGCCGCTTCTTCACCTGCATTTGAACCTGCATCTGCATCTGCATCTGCATTTGAGCCTGCATTTGAACCTGCATCTGCATCTGCATCTGCATCTGAAACTGGATCCAATGTATCCAATGTAACCAATCTGACCAATTTAACTTTAACTTCCGTAACTAAACCTAAATACTCTTTAAAGGCCAAAACACCTTCCGTAGCATCAACGGTATCAGGTGCTTCAGGTACTTCTACCACCGATATATTAAAAGGAGGATTAACTGCCGGTTATAAGATACATATAAAGGACGATTCTTTGAACAAGGACAAGCATAAGGAATCCATGTTAAATGATATAAATAATACCCATGCTAAACTGCTCGTTATAGACATTGAGTCATGTACAGATGTTATATATCCTATAGCTATTGATCTGGCTCCCGAGTCTACAAACAAAGACATATTAGACTATATCGTCAAAGTGTTAACCGAAGCCACACAAAAGAATCTGAAGTGTCATACAAGCTTTCATGTTTTTACCGTTAGAACGTGGACAGATAGCTCTCGTGTGATATACATTAGTGTTGCAAAATGATAAGGGTTTAAAGATTTAAATATTTAAAGATTTAAAGGTTTAAAGCTTAAAACTTTAAATGGATTTATGTACTATCTGTAGAGAGCAGTTTGATTGCCTGCAACAGATAGTCATTGCTAAACATGTCACTGATCGGAGCCTGGAAGATAGTCGGCGAAGAGGGCACTATTTCCACCGAGCCTGTTTGGATCAGTGGAAAAAGCACTGTTCTATTACGTATGATACACATGATTTACAGATAGGTTTTATATGCCCTATGGACCGTGACGAAATATCCCGTCTGTATACAGTACCAAATTATGAACTGGTTGGGTTTGATATTAAGTACTATGATTCAGACATGATTCGTGTTATTAATGAGTGTCGTACGAACAAACATCTCATACAACAAATCACCGATATTGATGAACTGGACAAACATAACAAGACCCTGGCCTACTATGCCTGCTACTTGGGAGACTATGCCATTGTTTTAAAATTACTTGCCAAAGGAGCGGACTTTAACAAGGCGGTTGGAGATTTTAGATTTACTCCATGCATGTCAGCCGTGTGTCAAAACCATTTTAATATTGTAGCAAAACTACTCGCAAACAAACAGGTTAAACAAAAGGCTAACGTTGCAGACCAATCAGGTATGACCGCTTTCATGTATGCGTGCAAACTGTGTTTAAACCGTATTATAACAGAGTTTTTGGTAAATGAGATTCCCTCCTTAAGTCAAGTTAGATACTGTATAACGGCTTATAGGAATGAATTTACAGCGGATCCCCTTTATGGAAAGGAGATTATACATAAGCTTAATCACTACTTAAAACCAAAATAAAGTATTGTCATATTTTATAATGGGTGTACTCTTAAAATATACACTGGAAAGTATAGTAATTGCCGGAGCAACTGCCGTTTTAACAAGCGGCAAGCTTTCACAGAGAAACATACTCTTACTTGCAGCCTTATCTTTTTTTATTTTTATAATATTAGACCTCGTTGCCCCTATCAACTCGGCACACCTTCAATTAGGTGGCGCCGAGGATGATGACATGTACGGAGGAGCTGAGGATGATGACATGTACGGAGGAGCTGAGGATGATGACATGAACGGAGGAGGCTTAGTACAAGCCCTGCAGGATGTGCCGGTATTAACTGGAGGAAACATCGAAGCGGTAAATGACCAGCCATTTAAATTTCAGAATCATCCTTACAAATTGCATGGGGGTGTCTTATCTGCTGGCTATAACGAGGATGTATATGGTTTTAGTCTTTAAAATTAAATCATCCTTTGATTATAATGGCAAAGGTCATAAAAAAAGAGCAAAGATGGACGGTTAAATGGATTTTTACGAGATTGTTTTGGATACTCTTAACTATCTACGCCGTTAAAAAATCTTATCAGTGTAACCAACACGAGTCAAAACTCATCCTGATACCCGTCGTTATTCTTGCCTTCTTTTATTCTCCCTATTATCTAATATATTATGGCGTATACCATTTTATATTACGTGTGCCATGTGTGTCATCCATTGGTAATTCTATAATCGCTTCTTAGTAACTTAAAAATGACGTGATTAAAATCATAATAACCTAATGTATATTAATACACAAGCTCTTATAACAATGTTACGTACAAACCAACTTCCTTACAAGAGGTTGAATGCCGGTGACTTTATTTACGAGTTGGCGCCTAAAAAAATAGTCTTTAACCATAAAATTAGTATTCCAGATACCTTACGAGACCTGTTGGGCGACAACATCAGTATCAACATTATTACGTTAGCTGATGAAATGTCCCTGCTTCATTGCTTATTGTCAGCAATAATGCCACACAAATACGAAACATATAACTGGCATTATCGCAAGATTTATGTAGAACACCTAATAACGGCAATGGAAGAACGTCTGGGTCGCATATTTGCAAAGGCCCCGGTCCTCGCAGGTACGACATTATGCCAAACAGACATTACGTTTAATAAATCAACATCGTCTCCTGAACTTGTGCTCTACATATGTATCGTTTTAAATATCAATATCGTAATTTACACTACCGGCATGATTAATCGTACAGAATACTATTATCCTACCGCAAAATACGATTCTAACATACCACTTATCATCCTTCACATGGATGATAAACGTATTTACAGTGTTATCACGGTCAACGATCAGAGCGTATTTAGTGCTGATAATTTTACGGCTAAACAAGTTGCCAAAGGAGCGCCGAAGCAGCACCCCATCTTATGCAAATACATTGGATCAAAGTGCCCACCATCCCTGTATTCCGCCCTTCATGGTCTAAGCGAGGAAGAGTCGTTTAAGCGAGAAAAGACAACGGAGCTAATAAAGCTTAAGATAACGGAACTGAAAGAGCTGGCTACTCGTTTTAATATAAAAGTAGAAGGACGCGCAACCAAACAGGTATTGGCCGATCGTCTCGTTGACTTTACATGGTCAAAAAAACCATCTTTAAAGTTTTAAGATCTCATTGTTTAATGGAACATTCACAAACAACCAAATTATGTTATTATTGAAGTTGAACTTGATTGAAAATTGAGAGGATTGTAAATATAAAAACATGCAAGATCTGATGTCATTATTGTTTGAGGCTGTGGGTGGTAGCTCAGGCTCAGGTGTTCCCCCGTCACGTAATTTGTCCATTACCAAGCCTAAGAGCTGTAAGTCGGTGAATGCCAAGCGTAAGAAGATCCGACGTGCAAGCCAGATCGTTAACTATGTAACCGGTAACACCCTTATTGACTGGCTGATGAATCATCCGGAAAAGGTAAATCTTAAGGTTAGACCCATTCATATTAAGACTACCTATAAGACAGTTACTGAACGTTTTTTAGAAAATATCGAAGGTGAGGCAAAAAAACTAAAAGTAACCTGTAAACGCCTGGAATCTTCAAACTATGGCTGCAAAACCATTCTGGCAATGCGGGAATCACATGACGTTATTCTGAATTGTACTCTGGCCGACAGGTCAACCGGTTTCATGTGTAAAGTGGATGCACTTGTAAAATCCACAGTTATAAATCGCTTTACGGACATTGCTTGCCCTTCAGGTACTTCAGGTATTTATATGCCTGTGTGTATTGGACCCGATGCGGAAATGAATATTACCATCGCATTAAATATCCTATTGAAATACCAAAACTGTAAACCTAAGGTTGGATTCGTAGGACACGCAGACAATGTAAAATTTACCGTATATACTCCATCTCCGACGAATTACGAAGTTATCGATGATGCAGTTAACTGGCTTAACGATATGGACGAACTAACCGGCGAGGCCGTTATCGGCGCCAATGGTCATATTAATAACGATTCGCCATGGTGCTTAGCCGTTAAGATGCACGCGCTTGAGCAAGAAAATATTACAATGCTACCCAACGTTGAATGTGTGTCCCCTCTGGAATGGCGCATGATTGATGAATATAAAGGAAAACGTCAAGCGGAATGGGTAGACAACTACTATAGTAGCACCGGTAAGAATATGTCTCTGTTTAAACAGCTGTTCAAGGACGTGAAGATTGTACATAAGTGCATGCTTGACGGTGTAGTGTATCAGGCTGCGCATTTGGATACATCTACCGGCGAAGTAAGTTTTTGTATTGCCGACGATTTAGAAACGGGGTTGCCGGCTGACATGGGCTTAAACTTAAACTTAAACACGGATGGTTGCATCACCCTAACATGGGAAGATATGAAGTCTATTCTTGTTAAGAACGATATTAAGTTTCCGTACACCAGCAATTACGATCTGGACTTTATCTGCATGCGATCGCTAAGCTTACACTATCAGACGCTTGTACCGATTGTTAATTTTTCGGTCGAAGAGGTGGCACGTGAATATTATTATGGTGACCCGGATAAGAAGAATATGAGCGAGCTTTATTCTTATCTAAAGAATGCATGTGAGCGCGTACCTATTATTTTGTTCTTGTTAATAAAAATGAGCCAAGCTTAAATATTAAAAATGTTAAATTTAACTATGCTAAAAATGCCAACCGAAGCTCCAGCCATGGATCCACTGAAGCTGGATACAATGACTATTTGTGCTAATATAAATCAGTATTTTAATCTGGATGTGTTGGCACGGTATGTTCCTCTGAATGAGACAATTGTAGGTATTCGTTACAGAGACATTCATCGTGGTATAGACGAGGATACACATACCCAAGAAACGCTGGATCAGGACGTGGAGCCTACCAAGAGCGGCAGGTTTAAAAACCAATGTACATTTGTTATTAATGACGGAACGAAGATTATTAATACCAAGCTATTCAATAACGGGAAAATCGTTAATGTCGGATGCATCGATCCAGAACAGGCACGTTTTACCGCGTTAACACTCTTAAAGGCCTTCCAGGGACTATCGGGATTTGTAAAATATACAATCTCTAAAACCCTGCTGAAAGACAAAAACGTCAAATCGCTAAAAAAATTCTTTAAGGACGAATTACGCAAAAAATACCAACCCCTCATCATGTTACTAAAAGATAGACTCGCTTTAACCACAAATCTGGATTGTTTAAATCCCAGTTTAACGGCCGACGACGGTTTTATACGTTTTAGTGAAGAGTGTAACACTAACGAGGTGTTTGTCGGAGATATAATGTATATTTATACGATCATTAACATTTTGAAGTTATATTACAATGAGTTACTCTTAGTAGATAAGTTTTCCGATGCTCTATTTCAGAACATCTTATCTATTATTGTAGACAATACCAATCGTGATCTGGGGTTAATCGCATATGAGTTTCCTGGTTATATTATGGAGTCGGAGCCTGTGTTCGACCCGACCTCCATCCATGTTACCCTTATTAACAAACGTACAAAGTGCAACTACTTTATTAACAGAGCACTTTTACAAACCGTCCTTGAACAGCAACCCAATGTGGTGCAGTGTGACTTCGATAAGAATAGGTTTCCTGGTGTTATTGCACAATACCAAACGCCTTTTAACAAAGTTATAAAGATTTTCATCTTCAACACGGGTAAGATTAACATAACCGCCGCCTGCACCAATGAACAGATTGAAGCCGGATATGTATTTATATCCAGTGTATGTAAAGACCATTTTCAAGAACTGCTGCTAAAGTGCGAATATCAAAACAAGCAGAAGGAGTACGATGATAGCTTTCCAGACCAGCACTATGTAGGTTTGATTAATGATCAGTCTTACTATTTGTTGTACAAAACAAGGATCCTGTCTAATCCTCGTAACGTACGTTTTTTGCACCAGTTAAATCTTTTAGATAAGTACAGATAAAAAATATTAATATGATAAAGTATAATGGCTTATTATTCTTTGGCTAACCATATTTTACGTGCAATCTTAATATGGGTTCTTGTATTTTTTATAGTACATACCATTCCCATCTTAACGATTAGACAAAAACTGCTGTTTTCAACCATAATAACTACCATATACATAATCATGGAGTACATTCTACTACCAACATATTTCCCTGACTTTTGCAATGTTGTGTGCCCTGCAGCTACCGGCACGATCGACGCAACGGACATAAGTCAAAAACTCAAGCTCGACGAGCAAACAGGACCACCTGTTAAACCTTTGGATAATTCAACAACCCCCGCCGTCCCGATGGCACCCGTAACCGTTCCTATTTCATCTATGAGTCAGCCTCCGGTTGTTCCAAGTGCCGTTCCCACGGCTTCGCCTATTATTCCGGAGTTACCAATGGGACAGTCTCCACCTGCTCCTATATCTACGTCGGTTCGTCGTGGGAATTATTAATGGATTTTTTTATAAACATTAAATATGTATGTTACCTTTACCTTTCTATATAGAAGAATACATACTTGGTTTTGTGGATTTCCACACCATGATTAAGCTTATATCTGTTCCTATAGTTTACAGATATTTGCTTAGCCTTGCAAGATTTGTTGATCGTATGAATATTAATATTAATATGAAAGAGTCTACTACTACTCTGGCAAAGTTAGAAAAATATTACCATCTCAATGGATATGCAGGACTAACCGTATTTGATATTGATAGGTTCTTACGTGGGTATCGTATACCCGGTAACGACGTGTCTATAAATTTAACCCGTCAACTTTGGATAAACAAAGGACAATATCACCGAATTTACGGACCATCACTGACCTACGGTTCACGTTCACAGTCAAGTGCAAGTTCATATTCAAGTGCAAGTTCACATGCATATTTAAGATCCCGTAAAGTTTACAAATGCGTATGGTACTATTGCGATATGATACACAGACTTAATTATCCTGCTATAACATTGTACCATGAAAACGGTAATATTAAGTGCGAATTGTATTATTACTACGACCAACCTTACTCTTACAACGGATACCCTACCGCTATTGAATATACTGATTATGGAACGGTAAAAACACTTTACTGGCACGATAGTGACAGTGGACGTGTATTAAAACATATTAAAGGAAAATGATTAACTTAAACATAATAAAATATGAGCTATCTGATTGCTGCGGTAGACGAACGGGGTGGACTTAGTCGCGAAGGCCAACTTCCTTGGAAGCATACGGAGGAAGGTAAAGCGGATATGAACTATTTCAAGAGTGTCACCATGGGTCACGCTGTCTTGATGGGATGGAACACATGGTGTAGTATTGGTCGTTTACTGCCTGATCGTCTTAATATTATTGTTACCAGAGATCATCTTGCTGATGCTCCTCCTTGTTCCGAAAGTAACTGTATTGTTTACAATGATGCAGACGAGGCAATCGCTTATGGTCGTAAATGGGAGCTTCACACAGGTAAGCGTTGTTTCGTTATAGGTGGGGAACAAATGTATGGGTATTATTTATCACGCTACAACTTTATCGAGAAATATATCACCATTATTCCGGGCGACTATAACTGCGATAAGTTTTACCCAGGCGTGATGCCTACCATTCCGAATACATGCTGTGTCAGCAAGCATCCGCTTTTTCTAACGGTAAAGCATGAACCCGAAGAAGACCGCTATCTGGATCTGTTTCGTCAAGTGTTTAGCAAGGGTCACGCTAAGCTGGATCGTACCGGCACGGGTACACTTTCCTTATTTTCGCCCCCTGAATTGCGTTTTTCCTTGGAGAATTATACCCTACCGATTATTACCACGAAGACCGTTGCTATTAAAAACGGAGTAATCCCCGAACTGCTCTGGTTTATTAGCGGATCAACGGATACTCGTAAATTGGAGGCCAAGGGGTGCAACATTTGGAAGGGCAATACATCCCAGGAGTTTTTGCATAAACGAGGTCTGCCATATGCCGAAAAGGATATGGGTCCTGGTTACGGATTCCAATGGCGACACTCTGGAGCAGAGTACAAGGGAATGGAGGCGGACTACACAGGCCAAGGTGTAGATCAGCTACAAGAAATCATTAGGTTGCTTAAGACGGAACCGGACTCACGGCGTATGCTAATGTGTTCGTGGGTGCCTCCTTACTTGTCGCAAATGGCCTTGCCGCCATGCCATATTTTGTATCAGGTATACACTCATGTATCACCGACTGATGGAAAGCGTAGGCTGTCGGCTAAGATGTATCAGAGGAGCGCGGATAGTTTCTTGGGTGTACCGTTTAATGTTACCTCTTATGCGTTGCTTACGCATATCATTGCCGAGTTAACGGGTTGTATAGCCCATGAACTTGTCATGACATTCGGTGATTATCATATTTATCAAAACCATATTGATCAGGTTAAGGAGCAACTGTGTCGTATACCGCGTGCCTTTCCTAAAATCTTATTTAAACAGGGGGTTTCTGAGATGAACATCGTAGATGTAACGGAAAAAGATTTTAAGATTATTGGTTATTCGCCTTATGGTCATATTGCCGCACCCATGGCGGTTTAAGAATTAAATTTAGTTAACTTTAAATTTAAAATTAATTAAATTTAAAATTAAAGTTAATATATGGCTAAAACATTCATACGAGACATGGGGATCAGCTCCGTTATTCCAAAGGGAAGTGTTATATACCGTGGACAAACAGATGCTTTTGATGTTCACGGAGATACCGCAATTCTTGCAAGAAACGTCATTAATCCTTCAAGACATACTTACTTTGGTATTGACCATGAAACCATTGCAGAGAACTATGGCATTACAACATCTTTAACCGTTCAAGAAGACTTAATGCTGATGAACATTCATATGTTAAAAGTATACAATAAACTCAAAGCTCAGATGACTAAGCTGGACGATTTTATGGCCTTAAGAGCACTAAACCAATCCTATCCTCTGATTAAGGATCGTGTTACACGTGACTCGGACAAGGATAATGATATGACCGTACTGAATTTTATCTGTACCAATACGGAATACGATGGATATTACCAACCGGAAATGCCTACCGTAGATGGGGGTATAATGCATAGTGAAATTGCAGTGTGCAAACAGAAGGGTTTTAAAGTGGCCCAACATCTGGGTTCTAAAGCCCTTCCCATGCCAGGAGGCAGATCTTTTCAAGGCGTTAAAGACGAATCCTTAATGCGTAAACACAAACGGGCAGCTGAAAGCCGGAGAGCAGCGGAACGTACACGGATACCATCTCCGCCTGGCTCTCCGGGGTCTCCAGGATCTCCCGGTAGTCCTAAGGCAAAACGTAGAGCCGCCGCTGCATCGCCGACTTTTCCTTCATCCCCTATGTTAGGGATAGGGTTAAAGCAGGTAGGATCACCAAGGACGCCTATTGGTAGGTTTACATTACCGCCTGGTTCACCATACACACCACCTCCGGCATTTCGGTTTTAAACTTTAAAACCTCGTCTTGTCTGCACATAGATGATCATCTTTCCTTGACCGATAATTGTTGATGGATAAATAATATCTTAAGTCCAAGGGTAACCTACCCGCACTAATTAATTCAATCTTTTCAGGAGGCACTCTAAGTCTTCCTCCATTACTCCACACAGCTACAACAGGGGAATCCTCCGCGCTCCTTAAAACATATTCACCTGGAATAGTATGATTCTGGATTACCTTGTCGCTGTTGACAAATCGCCATACATCCAACTCACCAAACTCATCAAAACATTTATCTTTAATCATACATAACACAAATTCGGCTTTGTCGCGATCAACGGCTAATTCTGGCCGTAGTACTCCTTTTGGATACCTAACAAAATATAGATTATTTGTAGGATTTTCGTTAAGACAGGCGTTGCTACCAGCAATAAGTCCGTTCCGCAATATACTGTCGCGTCGTGAACTACATGAAAAATGGTAAAATGTAGTCAGAGATTTGATCATGCTCGTGGTCATGTTCTATATAATTAAAGTTAAAGTTAAAAGTTTGAGGTGTGAAGTGTGAAGTGTGAAGTGTGAAATTTGAGGTTCAAGGGTTCAAGGGTTCAAGGGTTCAAGGGTTCAAGGGTTCAAGGGTTCAAGGGTTCAAGGGTTCACCACATTTAATGAAATGACAATAAATAGTTTGTCTTATCTAAGGAACCTAAAAGCTCGTCGATCTTGTTCTGTAACTCTGATAACTTAATATCGCCGCGCATACGTCTCATGACCTGAGCCGCCTCCTTAAGACGAGGAGCTATCTGTTTTATATCAGACGTTGCCTTGGAGGTAACCTCAAATGTTCCTATTGATTTACCTGTTGACCCGATATAAGATTCTACAAGATCATCAAATGATTCCGAAAGAATGTCATGAAGGTCACCAAGTGCCTGATGAGTGGCATAACTTCTAGTAGCCCAGTGAAAAAGCTTTACTTGGTTCAAGAGTGTAAAAGTAAACTGAATAAGTTGTTGGTCCATATATTAATTCCTTGGATTTTAAATTTAAATTTAAGTATTTAACTATTTAACTATTTAACTATTTAACCTCAAAGTATTTAATAACGATACAGTTATCGTCATTAAGTATTTTGCCTTTAATTTAAAGCTTAAGCCGTAGCCGCCTCAACCTCCTCCGACAGCTCAACCTTACCAAGGTGGTGGTTCGTGAACCGCTGGATGTTGAAGATCGTCAGCTTGTACGTGCCCTTCTTGATCTTATCAACATCCTCAGCCAGAGGAGCAGCGGTGCTGCCCGTGGTCAGGAGGGCAACAAGGTCAGCATCCTGGCTGTACATGACATTGCGGCGATCATCAGGGTTCTGCATCTTGTGGTGCTTGAAGACGGCAGTGTAAAGCTGGGTTACATCCGTGCGGTGAACACGGGTCTCCGTGTCCAGGTTCGACAGATCGAAGTGCTCGCCCTTGCGGCTAACCGCGAGCAGGTTGGCAGGCAGACGCTTGCGAAAGTAGTTCACCAGAGCCTGGTCGAAGACAATGGTGGGTGTGCGCGAAGCGCTCTCGCGTGTCTTCGTGTTGTTGTGAACCTCGCGGTTGTGAGCCGACTGAAGGCTCTTGAGTGAGCGCTTAGCCGACTGCAGCTGGTTGTAAGCCTCGGTGACCGAGACGGCAAGCTCGGCGTAAACCTCCGCGAAGGCACGCAGCTTGGGGCGCTGGCGACCCTCCTCGGCAGCCTCAGCTACAGGAGCCTCTGTGGAGGCAGCCACAGGCTCAGCGACCTCGACAGGGGCGACCTCCTCCTTGACAGTCTTACCGCGAGCCTTCTTGGGCTTAGCGACCTCGACAACAGGAGCCGCAACGGGGGCGGGCTCAGGAACAACAACGGGCTCGGTGATCTTCTTGGTGGATGTAGCAGCAGCTACAATCTTCTTGGTGGCGGTCTTGGTTGACATGTTATACTCTATAATAGCAGAAGGCTTTAATACAGTTTAAATAACAAAATATTCATTTTTAGTTTTTTTATAGTTTGGTTTGGTTTTCTGTTAGTTATCACATATGCCAATTTATGTATTGCTTCAAACCCATAAAAATTGAAAATAAAGTTGAACGTAAATATCACTAAACACAGTATCATGGATCACAATAACAGTAAATTAAAAGGACTTTCTCTTCCTGCATATATCGGAAAGACAAGCATTGATATCATTAAAAGACGATTTGAGACTATTTCGCAGCTGCAAGAAAAAACCGATGTTAACATTTGGATCGCGAAACCAGAATCTTCAGATGATGACTCTGATGACGAGAAGGATTCAGACGCCAAAGTGTTCAGCTGGATAAGTGGTTCGAAGAAAAATGTCGACACACTGGTCGACACACTGACTCTCGATATCCTGAAGGGAAAGGTGGAAATGATAGTTTCCAATGCGATTCGCATTGGCTTCTTGGTTCGCCTGCTCGAAAGTCTTGATGAGTTAGGTGCGTTGTTTCATAAGACGGTCAATATTTGGATTGACGAAGCAGATCAGTCAGTCTGTCTGTGGAGCAATTACTTACACGTTCTCAACAACATGCCGATGATTCAGCATGTCTATGCTATCATCCATCCTATTTCGGATAAGGCAGAGGCCTACCAGGCAATGGCACGTGTATTTGGAAATATTGGACAAAATATTGCGGATGCCGAATATGAGTGGACAACATTTGGAGGAGAATTTACAGATCGTGAAGAAGCAAATGAACTCTTACATAAAAATGGATGCAACAGAAATCTTGCACCTACCACCCCAGCATCAATTGAAAAATACATGGTAAATGGATTTGAGAAGTCTACTACAAAAACAACAAGTTTGAGCATATTGTCATATGATAAAGTAGTTTCCGAACTGTCGAAAACAACAACAAAAACAGGGCGTATGTTCATTTGCTACAAGGATCTTAGTGATCCAAGCAGTGTTGTATATATCGTTCGTGGTGTGATAAAGAAACTTTAATGCTTAGGAAATATTTTGATTGTTTCAACGTTTTTAAGCTTACGTTCGCTAAGCAGTCTGTTCATAAACTCAGTAGTATTAATGGTAGGATAGTATTTCATTAAAGCTTCTTTTATTAATTTCTGCGAAATAGAGTCATGATCATTATAACTATGGTAACCTATACTGTAGTCACCAAAGTTAAACTTTGTACTTTGCATACTCTCTCTCTTTAGAGCAGGTATAATACGCGCCTTTAATACCGATAATTGCTTAGAAGCCTCGTAAGCCTGATTATACTGTTTAATTAAAGATTTGAGTTCAACCGACATTTATAGCATAGCATATTATTATTTTTACCCACCCTTATAATATAATGACCGACCGTCTTTCTAAAGCATGTTCAGGCAAGTCTGACAGACAAGGTGGAATGAATTTACCAGAAATTAAGGCTCTTGCCATAGCCGCTGGGCACTCTGGTAAAGGAAGTAGAGAAGATATTCTTAAAGCTATATGCAAGTCTAAGTTAACTCAAGGCTCTTCAACTTTAAACGCTCAAGGCTCTTCAAACGCTCAAGGCTCTTCAACTTCAAACGCTCAAGGCTCTTCAAACGCTCAAGGCTCTTCAAACGCTCAAGGCTCTTCAAACGCTCAAGGCTCTTCAAGATTAACAACCGTTTGCTCCAACCCATCTAAGACAGCTGCAAGAGGAGGCATGAATCTGCCTGAAATTAAAGATCTTGCAATTGCCGAAGGACACAGCGGAAAAGGATCACGCGAAGAACTCTTAAAATTCATATGCGATAAGGTTAAAATTAACATATCGGCATCGCCAGTTAAAGTTCAAGCTCAAGCATCGCCAGTTAAAGTTCAAACTCAAGCATCGCCGGTTAAAGCTCAAGCTCAAGCATCGCCAGTTAAAATTCAAACTCAAGCATCGCCAGTTAAAGCTCAAGTTCAAGCATCGCCAGTTAAAATTGCAACTAAACTACCCCAGCTGCCACGCGGTCAGGTAACTATTAACTCTAAATACTGGGCGGTGCATAATAAACCTACATCTCAACATGAACGCGAGGATCTTATGAGTGCCTGTGGAGACAAATGCTTTTTAATACCTAAAGAACTTAAATACCCGATTTGCAATAAGGATAACACGTGCAAAGTAGACTGCCATGGTCTTAGAGCCGCTTACGGTGTTGCAGCCATACAGCTTAACAGTCTTCGCTTAGATGATACGTTTAAACAACGCGCGATGGTTGCCCGTAATCAAGCCGTCCCAATTGGGGTTGCTAAGTGCGGTTGGGAATAGTTCACCGTTCACCGTTCACCGTTCACAGTTCACTCCACTTAATTAGCGCCAACAGATGAAGCATGCAACTCCTTAAGTTTACTGGTCAACAAATCAATCTCGTCCGTTAACTTCTTCATCTGTACTTGCTGTTTAGCATATTCTATATCTTTAACGCGTTGCAATGTTTCTTTAAGATTGTGCGTGTTATCACATGTTAATTTCAAGGTATAACAAACTGGATTTACCGTAAACTTCTTAAAACGCATATGCATTTGCAGATTGTTAAATGTACTTGCGTACCCAGACAAAACCTTAATAGTACAAGCGTCGTTAAAAAACCCTTCGGAAGTAACCGTCACTAATCCGTAATCACCTTGTTGGCTAAATGGGTCTATCTTCTGCAGTGTGTAAATATGCATCTTAAATACAAGACACATCGGAGAATTAACATAGTATACTCCTTTGGTAAGACAAGTAGAAAGATAGTAACAGTTCTCCGGTGACGATTCGAGAACCTGATCATCCTTAGTATGTATACTCCAGGTGTACACCTGTCCCGGTTTCAGACCATAACATGAAATCAGTATATTAAAAAAACCATTCGTCGGCAACATAACGATACCCGTACTATCGCCAGGATGCAAGTCATGCATGTCTTCAGACCATACGGAAAAATTAAACACTCCATTGTCTGCAAAATTCGTGTAATAATATGAATCGCAATTGGATGGCCCAAGACTCTTTATCGTACCACTGATATTATTAGCCTCGCAACAATCACTACATACTGTACGTTGCGACTCTTCAAATCCGTCAGGCAGATACCAAACGTATTGGTCAGAACTACCAAGATTCAGCCCGGGACACGGCATTTAAATGCTAAAAATTAAAATTAACATTTAAATCATTTTTGAGTTAGTTTTTTTATTTAATAAAGATATATGGGAAACGGCAAGTCTGTCGCAGCCAACGTAAATACACAAACTGAACTTATACAGCAAATTTACGCAATAGCATCAGAATTAAGCGAAACATATACGAACAAGTATCTTGATGCAAAGTTTTGCACCACCTTATCACTGATTTACAATGATAGACTTATGAACTATCGCAAACAAGAACTACTCGGAGTTTCAACCACCCTTGGGTTAGCTGTGGATCAACCAGCCTTAAAACAGAAGGTATGCGACAGCATTATTAAACACTATACAGATCGCCTTAATCTGATTGCGGTCATTCAGCAGAGCACTTCATTCTGCTCTGATCGTATTTATGCATTAACCAGTGGTCCTGTATGTACCGGCAATCCCGAGATCTTTGAGGAAGCGGCTTGTAAAAAGAACGGTGGTCGCTGGGATCCCTACATTGTTACACCCGATCAATCCATTACAGAAAATAAACAATGGTTTAACTACATAGATCATATGCAGGATATCTACATCAAGAGCATGGCCCGCATGTACGATATTCTTCGTCAGTTAAAAGACTTTGATCAAGACATTACCGATGAACGTTTATCAAACATCTCCACCGAAGTTAAAGGTATAATATCCAACATGACGAACACGTGCTCACAGATGTATAAGCTTACTTTAACTACCCCCACATACACTCCCGAAGAATTAAGGATGAAAAAGGAAACGATTGAAACAAGCAAAAACGAAGCCTCAGCCAGATCTGCCGCTTTAAGAGCCGCAAGCGGGTTACAACCTGTTCAGGCAGGAGGTACAGGTAAAGCGAAACTTAAGCCTAAACTTAAACTTAAACCTAAGGCTAAGGGAAGCAAATAAATTAATTTTAATGGTTAATATTAATGGCAGACGTATCTATTAAAATTAATCAGATTCTTGAAAACAACAAGTTGAATGACCTACAAAGATTTATAGATAAAAGGCAGTGTTTAAACTCTGCTAACATGTATTTGATTTACCTGTTTCACATAGTCCAAGCCGCCGGAATATTAACCACAACAGTTGCTACCGGTTACTCTATCAAAGAAATAATATGGGTTGGTGTTGGACTGAATATGTTAGCCACTTTAATTCACGTATTCGAACAAACTAACAATAACATCTCAAAAAAAATGTTACAAAACATAGAATCCATCAATAAAGGAACTTACCTTGACGAAGACACACTTGTAACACCGCAAGCACCTTCCTCCCAACTAAATATGAACATAGGATCCGACCTTCAACATCTATTAGGGGGGACCGGTGGGGGGACCTGCACTCCCCCTTAACCCCCTGGCTTAGTTGAATAGAGTGGTGGGGGACCTGTGGGGGACCTGCGCTCCCCCTTAACCCCCTGGCTTAATTGGACTTTTAATCCTTTAACCTTTTAACTAAGACCATAAGGCAAGCTCACCATCCGTATATGTACCTACCGCCTGTGCAATCTCCCCATTAACAAGAATATAAACATTGTCCGTACCATCAGACACGTAATAACCTGGATAGTCCGAGATTGTTTCAAGTTCTACGGCTGGGCTGGCTTGACCAAGCTTAAAATCGGAAATAGCACCCTCGCGATGTTTCGTCTCAATGTTGTACAAGTTATCGTTATACCTGAGATAGTGCTTACCCTGAATTTCAACCTTGTATACCGTCTCCCCTTCCTTAGGAACAAGCTTAATCGTATCAGGCTTGGTGACGTGCTCCACTTCTTCCTCTTTAACTTTAACTTTAACTTTAGATTTAGCCGGCGCAGCTCCAAGCAGACAAAAATCCATATTCGGCATCTGATCAGAATAGTGATTCGTATCCGTATCAGCTTCCACATGAGTGTGTATGTGAGTTTGTGTTTGATGCTCTAACGGTATGCCTACAATGGGACGACGCGGATTAACCTCAACTTTAACTTTAACGTTCGCTAAAGGTTTAGTACCCCCGCCAATCCGCCTTGCACTCGGTGGCGCATGCAGTGGATCCGTAAATACCGATCCAGAACCCAATGTTGATGTTGATGTTGATGTTGATGATGAAGAGGTCTTAGCTTTTGATGTGGAAGCGGATGCTACAGATACATCGGTTAAATACGGACTATATGTCATTTTAAGAAGAGTGTAAGCTGGCAGCTCTTTAACATCGTCCTCGTTTAACAGATCATGTAGAGCCTGTTTAAGTATCATATTGTGCTCTTCGATGCTCTCGGCATGTCTCGTAATCTTTTCTATAAGATCTTTAAATGCTGCTTTATACGCTTCCATCTTTACCTTTAAATTTATATAAATATCAATTTTCAATTAAAATTGATATTTATCAGTTAACAGAAAACACATGTCTTTCCAAACACTGTCCAACCGTATTTCATGCATCCGTAATGATACTCACAATAATATTGCCCTGAAATTGTACCTGAGTCTTGACAATGAACCAGTTACAGGAGACTTATCCGAACTAATCACTCGATTACACAATCTTAACTCCCTATACGATCGTACTGTGAACATGCAGACATGCTTGAACGAACTGTATAACGAAGCAGAAACCTACGGCATTGTTAAGCCACGATTTATGAATCCTACTTCACATACACAGAATGACATTTCGTACATGCAAGCAACCTATATACAAAAAGGTCTAAGTCTAAGTCTAAAACTAATTACAAATTCATCTTCATCTTCATCTTCATCTTCATCCGCATCCGCATCCGCATCCGCATCCGCATCCGCATCTTTACCTTCATCTTCATCCGCATCCGCATCTTTAACTACTTTACCTACTTTAACCTCAACACCAGAGACATCCGTTAAACCTACTCTTAAAGTTAAAATTAAACCTATTAAACCTATTAAACTTTAACCTACTTAACATGAGGAAAGCCCGATGCCGTAATGTAAACGTATAAATCTTCATCCGATCCTGAGCCGGTTATTTGCAACTGCATATACTTAAGCAGATCGACGTATTCTTTGAGATCACCCTGTGTAAAGTCAAAGCTATAAATCGTTGAAGGATCAGAATCCACCGATGCCCCAAAACTCTCAATCCAGTCCCCCTCAACGCAACAGAACGTAGTAACAAAGTCCAGTGACTTTAAGGCCTTTGAACAGGTAATGTTAATACGCGAACAACGACCACGCTCATGAATCGTAGTCAACACATTATCAAACTTATCTACTTTATCCTCGTATAATACACCACCATATGTATCCTTGTACTCTGAGTATACACGGTAACGACGAACATCCTTGTTCTTGCTCGTCAAAGTAAGCTTAATACGACCGTAAGAACGCACTTGAGCCCAGTTATCCGTCAAAGAGATAACATTATTATTCTGAAAATAAGGCTCGGAAAGATTCATTAACTCCGTATTCGCCGTAACACGGCACTGAATGCCACGAGCCGGCTCCTCTACCTGCTTATCCGTAGGACCTGACAACTGAACAATCGTAATACGATGAGGAACCATGTGACGATAGGTCACATCCGGTAAAGCCAGCTCCAGAGGCTTGTTGCATTGCAGTGTACATTCCGACATAAACTTCATTTAATATTTAATATTTACACACTTATACTTCTAAGTAAAGTTGTGGTAACCATCTTAATTGTTTCATAATACTAGCACCAGTTCCCGGGACCATGAACAAATTCGGCGCCAACATGAACTTGTTCGTTACATTATCAAATATATGTTGTCCGTCTGAATGCGGTAACTCAATCTCCCTTTCCAATGTAAGCAGCAAATTATCATATTCTGATGAACTAATACCAAAAGCCAAAGTATTACTACTTGTAGATTCCAACAAGGATACATTAGCAAATCGTCCAATCTTATGTCCACGGGCACACCAATCCTGTATAGACCGAGCCTTGCTTACCTTAACAATATCTGGAAGATCGTTATTCAGAGTACAGTATGTAGCCGAGTCGAACTTATCCAAATCAACCGCCTGGTAAGGATAGGATACATTATTGCAACAGTAATGGACAAGATTCCATTCCTTTTTGTTGAGCAAGGGGATGGCGATACTCATGACATCCATAAAGTTTTTATATATACGCAAATGATTGGTAATGATATTAACTCTCTCATAGTTATGCTCCTTTGCTAACTCAATTGCACTATGCATATAATACAATATTCTCTTTGACGGAGTACAGTTATCCGGCAGTTCCGGTGATAAGAGAAAACAATTCTGTATATGCTGATTATGTGCCTCAGACAAACCTGTTCCTGTTCCAGTAATGTCCAATATCATAGTAGCCTGAAAATACTCATTATACAATTCACCCTGCGACATCAACTTTGACTTCGGTGCTACGTTAGTAGAAGAAGCCTCAGCAGTGTTAACTTGAACTGGCGGCTCAGACATGTTATCAGCCTCAGCCGCGTTAACTTGAACTGGCTCAGCCTCATTCGAGATAACTTGAACTGCCTCAGCCTCATCCTCAGTGATGTTAACTTGAACTGCCTCATCCGAGATAATTTGAACTGGCTCAGTCTCATCCGAGATAATTTGAACTGGTTCAGCTTGGTCTACCGCAACACCAGGTTCCTCTTCAATATCAGAAGAAGTTTCCAGTAAATCCGTCACCGATGAATATACGTTAATCCTTGAAAGATTTGTGATTAATAATGCTATTTTGCCTTCCAGGCCTGCAATTATACGGCTGGTTATTAAATCATAATCAATACAGGCCACACTCTCCTTCACGGTCACGGACAATTCTTCAGTTTGTGTACTTTTAGTTTCTTTTTTAAGTTGATTGTAAGTTTGAAGGTAAGGTTGAGGTTGAGATTTAGAGTCTTCATCTTTATCATGAATAGGCAAAACTTTTCTTTTTACAGCTATTATGTTGCCGGACATTTATTATTAAATACCTATTACGTCTAAAATAGTAATATATTATTTGCTATTGAATAATGTCTCAAGTTCAAGTTCAAGTTCAATTTCAATCTTACATTCTTAAAGCCCTAAATAATAGATATAATCTTACAGAACAAGCAACTACCGACATCTTTGAAAGGAATGATACGACCGTAGAGTGGTCACACAACTGCATGGTTACTCAAGACTGGGATGAACTCAACGAGTTCATCTATACAAATGAACTAAACATGCCCGATGAAAAAAAACCAGCCTATTTTGAACCACACTCTAAGTGGAGTTGTATCGTACTACCTAAAATCAAAATCCGTTGGACAACACGTGTGAAACAGATAAAGTTAGGCAGTACGCTATTTAATATTTTAGAGGGTAAATGGGACTCGTCTGGAGCTTTTTTACCTAATGTAGCCAGCGCAGACGAACTTGCCGTAAAGATTTACCCTTACCATGCTTCATCGCCGGCATTAAAAGACACAAATTCAAATGAAGCTATCGTCCTTATTCCCTTTAAAAATTATACATCCACCCAAAAGATCCCCGACGACACTTTACCTAAATTATGTATCGCTAATGAAAATCTCGAGTGTGTATATTCTACAGTGTATGTTAATGTTAGCTTTAATAGACAAGGCTTGTATATTAATCGTAAGTATCGAGAAAAAACAGAATACGTGAATCAATCAGACCTTCCGACAGATTATACCATAATAGAACCCGGTAGCATAGAGATTAGGTTAAACGATGATAAAATTAAAATTCAACTTTAAAGCTTTAACTTAAGGCAGGGGCTGAATCTTCTATATCAATATTAAATTCAGATAGATCAGGCGGTTGAGCAAAACATTTAGCCGAGTACAAATCCTGCAATTGCTTTAGCTCGTTTCCTAGTAGCTCCATAGGACCTATCGGAGAATTTTCATCCATCTTAGAAGACATATCCGATATCTGCTGTGTTAATGCCTGTATACGTGTATTAATATTCATACAGTCCGCCTTTTCCTCTTCAGTGAGCTTTTTTTCTACCGGATTAACCATACGTTTAAGCTTATTTATCTGAGCCTTCTTATAAATCGGCTTGGGAGGCTCCAAACCATACCGTTTAGCCTGAGCTGCTAACTGACGTTCTTTTAACAGTTGAGCCTCTATAGTCTTGATTACGGTTTTAGCCTGTGTTACCTGTTTTTTTTGTGCAGTCATCTGCTTCTTTATAATCTCATCAAACTTCTTAGCTTGCATCTTAACAACTTCCTGTTGAGTTTCCTTTGATGCACCTTTCAAACAGGCCGACTCCTTTAGCTTCTGTAACAGAGTAGAAGCCGTTGAAACATTAAAGGCTAATTCTTTCTCATAATAGTCACAACCCTTGGCTTCTAATCCGTATACTTTAAGATCAGCTACAGAAAGATAATTCTTCTTTTGCTGCTCAATTGTGATTTCTGAGCCCACTACAAAGATATCGCTCCACGTATAGGTTTGCAATACATCCGTAAATATTTTTGACGCAGTAACCATACCTGCCGCATTCTTAATACTTACAGTAAATGGAGGCAACCGTTTACGCATTTGGAAACTACCCGGCGCGTCCTTCCGATTCTCTATAATGATTTTATTAATCTCGACCGACTTAGGCAAAGTTAACTTTAGCCACGAAGTGTGATTGGGCGAAATCTCCGTATGACTAAATGTATCCATATTACCATCTATCGCGCTTGATGCTTGTAAAAACTTATACGTAGAAGACTGAGTTGCCTGACCCTCTGAAGCCCAGTCTTTAAATTTTGGAGATGCTTTTTTTACCTTACAAACAGGCTTAGGCTTAGCATTAGCTTTAGCTTTAGATTTAAGAGCCATTTTTAAAAGCTGTTGTTGGTTCGCTAATAACTGGGTTAGTTTAGAGGTAGAATTAGAATTAGAATTATAACTGTCGTAACCATGTGACCGATCAAGTATAATAATTGAGGGTAAATCCCGCCTTGCACCTCCACTTGCACCTCCACTTGCACCTCCACCTGTACTTGCACCTGCACCTGCACCTGTACCTCCAAGTTGCTGTAATGGGCAGCACATTATAGTTTCGTCTATTATGAGCATTAAAAGCGCCAGTGAAAGTGCCACACCAGCTACTAATGCTATAGTTTTCCAGGTCATATATATGGTAAACGTGGAAAAAAAATGATTGTACTTTGATATATACCAAATGTCGTCCATTCTCAAGCCTAAGTCTGTCAAATCTAAATTCGCATCCGATGACGAAGAAGAGTCTGGGATCGATGAGGAACAAAACCCCGAGTACTCAGAGGAGGAAGCAGAAGACGAAGACGAAGACAATGAGGAGGATCTCGGGGATGAGGAAACACGAGAGGACGTAGACGAAGATTATGACGAGTATGATCTTGACATTGCGGCCAATGTTGAATTGGCACGCAAAGAAGAACCCGTCGATCTGGGTATTATGTCCGAATTAGACACACATGAGGACGACGAGTCGATGCTTGTGTCCAACGATGCATTGAACATTCATACCAGTCCATACCTTACAAAGTATGAATTGACCAAGGTTCTCGCCCTCCGGGCTCAACAAATTCTTACCAGTGCCCCACCCACCGTTCCTGCCTCAGCCTTTCCTGATAACACCTACCCTGTAGACCCGTATACGATTGCTCTAATGGAGCTTAAAATGAGCCGTCTGCCCCTCATTATCGGACGGCGGTTGCCCAACAACACGATCATCCGTATCCCCGTTCATGCCTTGCTGATCCCAGAATAAAATTGATCCAGACAGTTGCTAACCCCTCAATGTAAACTTGAACTTGAACTTTCACCCTTTAACCCCAGTTAACCCCCTTTAACCATGACTTCCACGTACAACTACAACCCTGACATCATCCCGATTTACCGCATCCTGATCGACTCCACGGTTGAAAGCTTTATCAACGCCCGTGGCAAGGAGCTGGGCATGAGCTTTCGGTTTGTTAGCGAGGACAACATCACCTCCTTCATCATGGTGGATTTGGCTCGTCTGATTGAGTTCTCTGCCAACATCATCTCCGTCTACCGTGTGGGCCGTGCGCCGGCCACTATCGAACATCACGACATTGACTTTCGGGGCCTTATCCAGCCGTCTTAGATTCTTTTTTGCGGGAGGGGATTTCAAATAAAATTAAAATAGTACACTTTGGTACGTACCTAATAGCAAATCACAGCGCTAATCCAAAGAAGGGACTTTATTTGTGTTTAAAATTTTAAATTTAAACTTTGAATTTTAAACCCTTAAGTAAAGATAGTACGACAGATACGGCAAATATAGGTGTTTACGCGATTAATACTCGTGTGATTGGTTACGCATACTTCCGGTTGAATAAGCCGGCCTTCGTCATTGTAAGTACCCAACTTTGCCAAGTCATTCGAGTCGCATTTCGCATTTTGGCAAACAATAGTGCATGACCGACGCAATGTAGGGTCGTACACAGCCGCCTTCGTAATCGTGGCAGATAGGTTGGTGCCGCCATAAATGGATGTTTTAATTGTTTGCTTGGAAGGCACCAGTGTTTGATATGTACAGTTAGTGCACTTCAATGCGGTAAGAGCACTCGCATCTGGTGTCGTAACGTACATAAGAAGCGTCTCGCACTGAGGACAAAAATGCAACTTGGTAGCCATAGTGTTTTTATACTTGTAACAATCATTTTTTTAAATTAAGCACGATGATATATCCGGCACCGTCTTAGCTTTAGCTTCGTCTGGCGATTTACAAGAGTAAGCAAGATAACAGAAGGCCTGGTTCGGCGTAGCGGATGATTCTTTACCTTTAACTTTAACTTGCCCTTTAACTTTAACTTTAACTTTAACTTGCCCATCCTCATTCGCCAGGGGGTTAAGGGGGAGCGCAGGTCCCCCTTTAACTGGATCATCCGGCTGTATAAGAAAGCATTGGGTCATGTCCGGTCCTTTAGCTGCATCCTCTTTATCCTGTTCGATCTTAGCCTTTTTCCGGCGTACTAATGTGGCCATTTTCATCTTATGCAAGTAGTCCGTTACGTGATCTTTCCATAAGTTTACATCGTCAAATAGTTCAACTGTATGATCATGTATAATATAATCCTCTTCTGTGAACCACTTATCCCTCTCGCGACTATGGTTAGGAAAGTTACCTGTATGATCAACGATATCAATGATCATTGGATTAATGTCTTTATGGTACTTACGCAGGATACGACCAGCCGGCTGCTCAATCTCAATACCTGGTGGCGTTGACCACACTAACGTGTTACGATCAGGAATGTCCAGGCCTTCCTTAGCGATAATATCAATACCTAATACAATATCGGATTTGGCGCTCTCGGATAGCAATGCTTTATGTGTCTGTCTATTCATCCCCTGTTTACCATAATAAAATCCATAGCTAATCAGCTGACCTGTAATGGGATGCTTCAGCTTGGCCTCGTCCAGCATCTCTTTCAACCGATGCAAATGTTGTTTGCGACTACTTAACAACAGGATCCGGCGCCCTTGTCTACACAGCTCAGATAATACATGAACAATAAGCTGATTTCGCTCCTCCATCTGGCTAACGGCGGTTACCATACCGGAGGTGTTTTTGGTGCCTCCGGGTAAGTGCAGTACATTATAACCTTCGTTATTGGAATACACGGATAGCTTCTTGATGATAATCTGATTGGATCCGGATCTTTTCTCGCGATGAAACAATGGACCCATGAACCGATAGAATACTTCCGATAAACCATCACGGCGATTTGGTGTGGCAGACAAACCCAGAATGTATTTGGTTCTAATCCTCATAACACTTTGACAAAAGGTCTCGCTGCCGATATGATGACACTCATCGTAGACCGTTAAACCAAATTGGTCAAATATGCTGGCCGCATAGCTTTTTAAACAGATACTATGCAACATTGCCACGACAAAATCACAGCCTTCAGTCTCTATCCGATCCCGCTGAATAAAACCGACTTTAGCACCAGGTGCAAACCCATGAATAGCCTCTGCCCACTGATCCATCAAACATTCCGTAGGAACAATGATCAAGGTACGCAGTTTTAAATAACAGGCCGTCTTAATGGCACAAAAGGTCTTGCCGTACCCACAAGGTAGTGACAATACGCCACCGTCACCAAGTTGTTTACCAGGCGAAAAGATTTCATAAAGCTTTCTAAATGCTTCTACTTGATGGGGCATGGCATCGAAGGTGCATTTGGCGGAAGGGCTCATGGGAAGTCCTTCCGCCAGAGCTACGTAATCGGGAGGTCCGAAATTCTCAATGCCCCAAAAACGCGGTACATAATAAAAGTCCTTGTCACGATAATAGATCCGATAGCTTTTGGGCTTAACGGGACAATATGCGGCAAGCACAACGGGAGTGACGGTTAATTCTTTTCGGATTTTGTCAATATCTATTTGTGTTAATTCTGTCTCTTTCAGCGCGTATCCGTATCTTCCTAAGCATTTGTGATTTGATTGGTTTGACATTTAATTTAATTTTGTATTTTGATCAATATTTCCGTTAAGTAAATAAAGCATAAACTAAGTAAATAATGTTCCACATTCCTGCAGATATAGCATATATTAAACGATATCCGTACGGAGTTGGATCATCACTATCATAGTTACTAAGTGATAAAATCACACATATAATAAATATAGCAAAGTAAATGACTAAATATATATAAGTATAGATATTCCATACCCCATCTAATGTAATAAGAGATATAGGGCTAACTTGTACGGAAGTCAAGGCTGAACTAATAAATTGCATAATCGCAGGCGTCATTGAGGGATTATTTGGAACGGCCATTATATTGACTGTACGAAAATTCCTGGAGGGGGACCTGCGCTCCCCCTTAACCCCCTGGCCTTAATTGGTATAAACACTCTCAACTAAGCCAGGGGTATAAACACTCTCAACTAAGCCAGGGTTGCTTAATTGGAATATAACCCCCCACTCAATTAAAGCCAGGGGGTTAAGGGGGAGCGCAGGTCCCCCACTCAATTAAAGCCAGGGGTTGCTTAATTGGAATATAACCCCCTCTCAACTAAGCCAGGGGTTGCTTAATTGGAATATAACCCCCTCTCAACTAAGCCAGGGGGTTAGGGGGGAGGGCACCTCCCCCCCTAAAAGGCCTCCATTTTCATCGAAGTAATGTAGATAGAATAAATACGAGTGGCGCCCTCACTTGACATTTCTATAACAACGAAATATTCAACAGGACCGTTAATTAAGTAAGGAAACATGTCAATCTCATTAGATGTTTTGCGAATATGAATCACTCTTAAATTAGGATTCATAGCGGAAGGGGTATTAACAATCGCTTGAATAACCTCTGATTTCATGTTGTTTCCGTTCCACATATCGGGTGACTCATTCCGAAAGTTAAACTGCTTGTGCGCAATGTTGGAAGATAGTAATTTTGCAGCGTTTAATGCCTTGTCAAGAACGGCTTTTTCTTGAAATTGTTTGCCGTATACTTCATTTATGCTGGCCATTATAATATCCATGCAAAAATAAAAAAGCCGCCGTTGAACTTCATTGATCATTGAAATCATTGATCATTGAAATCATTGATCATTGAAACATTGAAACATTGAAACATTCTACAAAGTAAAATGTTTCAAGTTAAAGATTAACGATTAAATTAAATTTTCTTTTATTCTTATTTTTATTTTTATTTTTATTTACTGAGCCTTAGCCGCTACAACACGCGTAGCACGACGCACTGCCGCAGGCGCCGCCTTAGTTACCGGTACAGGCTTAGGTGCCTCTTCCTCCTCTACAACCTCCTCTACCTCCTCACCCTCCGATTGCTCGTCCTCCTCAACCTCCTCCTCAACCTCCTCGACCACCAGAGGAGCCGGCTTCTTCACAGGCGCCGCAGCGGAAGCGGCAGGAACCTTGACAGGTTGCACCTGCACCTGTACACGCTGAGGCGTAATAGAACCCAAGGCCAAGACATCAGGCATACAGAAGTCGGGATCGGTATCCTCGTTGTCGCCACCAAGCATACACTCGTCATTGTTCAAGCGCTCATTGGGGAACACACGAATCTGACTGGCCTTAGGCTTCAGACTGGCACCATACGTACCCAGGGAAATACTCGTCCACTGAGCCAGAACTGAGATCTTACACCAGTTAGGCAGACAGGCCGTGATGCTGTTGCTTTCACCGCGGGAACCGGTGCTGTCGGCGGTAACATCACTAACCTTCTCGCCCTCGGCATTAAAAAAGTTTGTCTTAAAGGTCGCGAATTGTACAATCTTACCATCCGCATCCCGCGACTCCTTGATGTTATCCGTCAACAGACCAAACTCCAGACGGGGAGCATATTCCGTGTAAATCTTCTCAGTACCGTTCTTCTTGTACGCATACTTTACCAGGCGCTTCCACTTACCGTTGTCGCCCTTGTCATCATAACCCTCGATAGCCTCGCGGGCAATAGGCTTGGTCTTGCTGCCGCCCAAGCCCCAAGCTACGGAATTCTGAATGCATTGCTCGATAAAAAACTTGTCAAGCTCTACCGACTTCTGATAGTAAGGATCACTCTCGTACTCCTTCTCGCACTGAATGGATGTGGTGTAACCAGTGATCTTCTTACCAAGGGCATAAGTCTGCTTGTACTCATCCTTCTCCTCCTTGCTGGCGGAGGCACCGAAGGGGCACGTGTGAGACGCATAGGATACATAAAGAGCCTTGCCCTTGTAGCGAATAGGTACAGATGAACCTTGAAATTTGTTAGGCTTGATGGCTCCGAGTGTAATGTGTTGGGGATCAATGTTGAGATAATCTTCAATAATAAAAGCTACTTCCTTTTGGGGTGTCTTCTTAGCGTTCGTTTGCAGTGAGTTTGAGGCGGACATGGTTTGTGTATTATGAAAACCTATAGAACTACTTTGGTTCAAGTATATTAGAATTCGATTTTTTAATTGTTAATGAATTTTAAAATGTGGATTCAGTTGTTAAAGATTAAATTTAAAGGATTAAATTTAAAGATAATGAAGCGTATGTACTCCTAAACCCAATAGAGAGTCTGCCAACAGAACCATCCAAGCATTAGGAGACCCCGTTAAGGCCATATAAGCAAAGGTTAAATATAAAGCTGAGTGCACCGGACGTATATTATTCCACCATATGGTTCCTCCAGCCTCGAGACCGGATGGCCGTAAATTAAAAATATAGATAGATGCCATACCAATCCCTATGCCCAGAAACATTAAACCCAAAGGAAATAACAGATTTAGATTGGTCTTAGCAAGATATGCAAGCCCAAACCTTAACGGCATACAACCAAGAAAAAATAACATGCGAGGAGTAAGTGTAAACATTATAATTTATATAATAATTTTTCCTGCATGCTACACAGGCATTTTGGCCTTAAGAGTAATTTTAGGCCGAGTATGAATTGTCTCTGCAGGAGGCACCTTCATACAGGTTCCCCGGTATATTCCCAGGTACACCGGATGTTTAGGCTTACCGTCCTTCGTCATCTCCGCACACCGATAATTTAATACCGTTCCAATAGGATGGGTATGCACATAAGACTCCCTTACAGCATCGTTCATGCCAGAAAGACTAAATTCCCGTTGCTTCTGCGGTTGTCCATTCTCTATCGGATAGACAACAAACGAACCCAGTTTTCCCTCCAGCCGACCCTTACCCATCTTATAGTTAACTATTAAACACTGCTCATCCATCACATGTTTGTATTTTAAAATGCCCGCGCTTTTCCCATCGCAATACGTGTACAAGGGACTGTTTAGCATTACGCCCTCGCCGCCACGTGCAATCACCTTATCAAATTCATCCTTAATCTCAGCTGAACTATGAACCTGTTTAATCGTCGCCAATTCCAGCCGACCGAAGGTGCCGCCAAGGCCGCCCCATCCCCGCTCACGATACAAACTCTCCAGCTTTGCACGCCTTTCAATAAATGTCCCCGCCCTCGTATCCGCAATGTCAAACACAATAAATTTAACCCGCCTCCATAACTCCTCATCCGGATGTACCTGACGAAATAAACCCGTTAAGTCCCAATTACCATAACCCATAAACAACTCCCCGTCCACAGGAACCGTCAAACCATGAAAATACTCAAGAAACCAAGCAGGACACGTAATCGTATTACCGTAACGACTTATTAACCGCTTGCTAATCGGATCCCACTGAGCACGTTGCCCATCAAACTTTTCAGATAGAAAGTACCCAGTTGCAGAGTAATCCGGTTGACGGGTTTTCCGGTTCACATAGGATTCGGCTCGCATGAATAAAGGAGACATGATGCTCTGCTAATCTTCAGGTATCATTTTTAAACTTTATCCACTGTGTCCTTTATCCATTGTGTCCTTTATCCACTGTGTCCTTTATCCATTGTGTCCTTTTAATCTCGATGCTCCAGTGTCTTTATCTTTGATAATAAACATATTATTATCGCTAATATGCGAAATGTCCCTCTGCGATATAGCCAAGCAGGTTGAATAGTCTTGCGTAATCATATTCATTACATCCGGCAACTTTGCCTGAAAATTATCCATATCAATGCAATCCAACGCCTCGTCAATGATAATCAGTGAACTTTTAGAGTTATAACTATACTTATTCAAGGCACGCTTAAAAGCCAACTGCAACATCAGCTTTTCGTATCCTGAAAAACGCGTAGTAGAAAGAGACTTACCTGTATCTATATCGTCTGCTATAATGAGCATGGTCTGCTTTTTATCATCGAACATAATCGATATTGAATACCGCGTAAATGTTTTAAGAATACTGTTTATGTATGTCTCGATTGACTTAATCTTCTCGTACAGCATTTTACTCGCAATACCCTTACTACCCATCAAAATATTGTAATCCCCATACAACTTCAACTCCTGCTCATAACCCAATAATTCATCCGTCAATGTATGCACGTCTTTGATATACTTCCCTTGCTGTTCAAGCTTAAACTCCATTAAAGCGATCTTATCCCCAATACTTTTAATTTCCTGCTTTGTTACCAGCAATGTACGTTTAGCCTCCGTATGAACCGCTTTCAACTTTAATATTTCGGTTTGCAATAGATCAGCCTGCTGGTTTGCAGAGTAAGACTCGATTAAACTCGATAATTCTTGGAAGGTTTCCCATCGCGACTGGTTTTCCAAATCCTGTTTAAGCTCTATGTGTTCACGCCTGAGTTCATCAAGATCCTCTTTATCCTTTAGATACTTACAATTTAGTTTAGCCGCATCCATATCCTCTTGAATCTCGTAATAAGCAAGCATCTGATTAATTTCATCTATCTGCTGCTTTACTGCACCCATACCAGCAATCTTCTCAGCCCGTATAAGTCTGGCTTTTAACGCATCCAGATCTTGCAAGATCGCGTCATTATACTCGTGTGCTTCTAATTCGGCCTGCATTTCATAATACTCTACCGACTGCAAACGCTTTTTTAATGTTTCTATCTTATCTGTAAGCTCCATATAACGCAACAATTCAAGCTTACGCCATACAATAGCATTGTTCTTTACAACCGTTAAAGTCTCAACCTGCTGTTCAAGACCAGCGATACGACTCATTAAAGACCACGTATCCTGTCCATGCTCGAAATGATGAATAATACCTTCCACCAATGTATCCGATACCAATCTGTAATCACCCTCCATACCATATGCTTTAGCCCCCTCCTCATCGATCAAGGGACAGTCACACAACTGATCAACAACGGTCCCAATATTAAAACTTTCACCCGATCCACCAGGGGTGGATGCAGTTAACTTTAACTCATCCCTTAAGACAGACAGTTGTTTGCTATATTTTGTTAGATTCCTGCCCATCTCCAGTGTAAAATCTGTTGATACGCCGTTTACCAACTGCTTTTTTAAATTGTCCATCGAATCCTCCGGATCCAGCACAATTTCGCTTACATTATCCTTCACCTGTTGCTCAGCCGAATACAGGTCGCTTTTAAGAGTTAAAGATGATAAAGTGTCATCTCTTACGGGTGGCTCCTTTAAAAGATCAAATTTAGCTTTAAGCTGATCCCGACCCTTACGTAAAGGCAATGCCCATGAAATCAGCTTGTTCGTAGCATCCTTAATCTGATGGCGTAAATCATCGCATTTACATTTACATTTACATTTATCTTCTGATTCAGATTCAACTTCAACTTCAAATTCGTCAGATTCGACTTCGTCTACCTTGGATTGTAAGGCTCCCATTCGCTTGTTTAGAGTAGCCACAGGTACATTACGTAAGCTTTCAGGAATACACAAGGCATTAAGCTCCTCTGACAGCTCTTTTAAAATAATGTCTAATTCCTCCTTTGGTTGAATACTGTCCCAGTTAATACCCTTTAAATTCTGCTCCAATGTCCTTATACGTGTTCCTAAACCTTGAACCTTCACCTTCAATACATCCAGTGACTCTACCTCCGGATCGGTAACTAAGCCTAACTCGTCTAACTCCTGCTGAAGTGTACGTAGAGAACGGGTATCACCTGAGGAACGCGAGGAACGGGAACGATATGAAAGGTGCTGTGACTGCAACTCCTGAATTTCCTCTTGTATCCGGTTAATCTCCTCCTCGTCCTCCTCCAGATCACCTTGACGTAAGGCCAGAGATTGTTTAAGCGTATCCAGTCCTTCATCCGTAATATCCGGATCGACCAAGGAAGTTATGGATTGTAATTTACCACGCGTTACAGCAATAATTGACTCTATCTCCGCGATTTTCTTCTTGTTTAAGTCCCGATACTTATCGTATACATCCATCTTAAATAAGGATTTTAAGGTCTTAATCTGGTCCGCCGGTGTCATACTAAGCAAGTCCAACGAAGACTCCTTATTCAACAGGTTCGTTAGTGAAAAATCCGTCAAATCCCCTACGAGCTCCACAATAAACTTATCGTTGTTGTTTTGTCGAGTATCGCACCGATTAACCAGCTTGTCGCCATTCAGGTTAGACTCCCAGATTTCACACGTAAAGTCAAACTTCGTAAGTTTCTGCAGATCTACAGCCGTTGTTTTCGTTTTAGGTTTACATGAGTGTCTCTCAATCAGATAGTATAGGCCTCCATGACTTAATAATACTTTGATATACCCCCCTGCCTCCCGATTGTTCACTACGTCGTAGGTTACAGCACTACTGGGATTTAGCGGAGCCCGACCAAATATCCCAAACAGTAAAGCATTGACCACGGAACTCTTACCACACGCATTGCCGGCACTAATTGACGTTAACCCCCTTTTAAACCGAATAAAGTTCACGGCACCTCCGCCATACCCAAACAGATTCTTAAACTCTACCCATACAGGCCGCCATACCGCCGTACTCATGCATACCACGGAGTCCACCCGAGCCTGGTATTCCCTATGCAGACCGATAAGCTTTTCACCGTCCATGCCTTGTTCCTTGGCGTGATCCAGAATCAACATGATCTCGTCCTCCTTTCGTGTTTGATCCGGATTAGGCTCCGTACAGGTTTCCTCAGACCGATTAACGCCAATAGCGTGTTTTTTTGTAATCATCAAGGATCCGTCTTCCTTAATGCACCGTTTAAGCTCGGCGGTAATTATATCCTGTTGCATCTGTGTACAATCGCTAATAAGCAGTCTGGCGTAGCAATGTTTGGGTAGAGTTATAATCGTTTCTTCTTTACCAATCCATTCGCCGTTATTGCAATGAATGTCAACAAACCCATAATCGTTGGGAACGGAATAATGTCTGGGCTGGTCCCATGTTAAACCATCGCATGTCCGGTTCCATACCAAAAACCCGTGTCCATCGAGCGGTTCTCCGTGATTTTGCTGGATTAGACTACCGGCATAGGCTATGGAACAGCCACGATCGTTTTGAAACACTTGATGAAGATGAATGTCGCCCAATAAGACCGCGTCAAATCCGTCAAAATCTTCCTTAGATCGGTTACGGGTTTCAGCCTCGGCGGAACGGGTTATGTCGCCGTGATACAAACAGATGTTTAAAGGGTTTAAAGGGTTTAAAGGGGTTAAAGCCTTTAAATCGGTATGACGAATGAACATTTTATCGTACAGACTCGATACAACAAACGTATCCATCGTATGCGCAGATTTGTAAACACCCGACCATTTTAGATAGTGAACACCGGCAATATCATCGATAACCGGCGTTAAAGAATCTAATCTACTGGTGTTTTGCTCCAACATATCGTGATTACCAGCAATAAGCAGTACAGGTGCTACATTCGTAAGGGTTTTTAAAAAATCTCTGCAAACCTTAAATGTTTCAGGACGAAATGTAGTTTTATGGTCAAATAAATCTCCAGTAACAACAATAACGGACTTTTCTTTCGCTGCCATCTTTCTAATCATGTCTTGTAGCCTGTGAAACACCTGATAATACTCATCGTGACGCTGCAACGGACGAATATGAATATCGGATAAATGAATAATTTGATTAAACACTCCTACGTCTATGGTTTCATGCTTCCAAGATGCGGGTTCACATGCATTTGCATTTGATGAAAGGTCTTCCGTAGGTAAAAGTGTTTTTTGTTTTATGGCGGGTTTAGATTTAGTTTTGGTGGACATATTAAATATCGTACTGTTATCATTTTTGATGTTTGTTTATATTAAGGAGAATAAATGGACGATCTTGTTCGTAAATGTATTCATTTGCTGGTATCCAATAGATCAATGAATAACATTTTAACGATGTTACTGGATTATATTGTACAACAAACCGGAAATACCCATGGATTTATAGGAGAAAGAAAAAACAAGGAAGATATGATATTTTATCGGTATCATGCCATTAGCTTACCACCAGGTACTGGCCACGCTTTAACTTTAACTTCAATACCGTACTGGAAGGAGTATCTTACCAACGGCTACTTTGATTTAGGGTCAGAGCACGAGATGCATAAAGATATTAACAATGGAGAAATACATATTAATAATTCATCAAAATCTAACTATCCACACCCATATATAGATAGACTCATATGTCTGCCACTCCACGATGCATCCGCATCAAGAGGTGTTATCGGAATTGTAGGATTATCCGGTCCCATACATTTTACCAAAGAAATTGCCGATACCTATCAGCCATATATCGAAATATGCTCGTATATTTTACAGTTAGCTATAGAAAGAACCACTATCAATCACCAGAATAATAACTTTCTGCTAAGGGTTAGTCACGCTCTACGCGAACCCATTGACGGGATATTAGGGGTTAGTAAGATAACTAATAATGCATTGTTGACTCCCGTACAGAGACAATATATCGACGCGGTAACTTTTTACAGTATAAAACTGCTTGACATGGTTAATGACATTCAGGATTATACAAAAATGGTTTCTGGCAATTTAAATTTAATAAACAAAACCATGAGCTTACAACAGTGTTTGGATACAGTTATGCTAATAACTCAGCAGAAACTGGGATCCAATACTGTTTCTTTAAATTTAACTTCATCCCCTAATATACCAGATACGATTATTGCGGACGAAATACGTATTACGCAGATACTCGTGAACATATTAGATAATGCATGTAAATTTACAAAAAAAGGTACCGTTTCCCTACATATTTCTACTCAGAATGAAGACGACAAGAAATCACCTTCACCTTCACCTTCACTTTCACTGTCACCCCACAAACTTGAGTTTACCATCACCGATACAGGCTCCGGTATGTCAGCCGAACAAGTGAAAAATATATTTACACATAATCCCAAAGACGGTAAAGGTATGGGATTTGGACTACTTCTTGTTAAATACCTTATTGAGATGTTCGGAGGAAACATAACATTAAGTAGTACACCCAATGTAGGTACCATTGTCAAGTTTAACCTTTATGTTGGTAGAAAAATAGCATTAACCGTAGATCAGATTAAACAAACCTTTGAAAACACAGAGTGTTTACTGTACAGTGAAGTGCGTAATCAACCACTTGTAGACGTATTAGATATATATGGGATAAAAACGGTGCAAGTAACGTCTCTGAAGGAGTTTAAAAAGCGTTTTAAAACACACTCCTTTAAATTTAAACTTAAACTTAAACTACTTATCTTTGGTAAGTCAACGGAAGATGACAGGAATACAATTATAAAATATTTCAAAGGTTCACATTCACATTCAGGGGCACATTCACATTCAGGGGCAGGGGCACATGACTGGTGGAGAATCATTACCACCGAAAAACCACTTACCCCAAACGAAGATACATATTACTTACCTTCCAAGGATGCCGTTGCCGACGTTTTAACCGCAATTATTACAAATATCACAGAAACCACCCTTCCTCACATCGACGCCTTGGCTACGACAAGAGGTCGGATTCTAATAGCAGAAGATAACGCCGCATGTCGCGATATCTTAGTTGGTTTCATGATAAAGCTTGGGTATCAAGATATAGACACGGTCAATGATGGATTGGAGCTGTATCTAAAACTAACGTCTGATCAGGAATATGATATGGTATTTGTAAGCTTAACGATAGGCGTGCTTGACGGGTTTACCGCCGTTAAAAAATATCGCGAAAAAACCAGCCCGGGGGTTGGCACGATTATCATTGCCGTGACGGGCTCGATCTCATCTGGACTTAAAGAGTCTTGCTACGCCTGCGGTATGAATGGATATATATTAAAGCCTATAAATATGCAAGATATTACCAAGTTGGATAGTATGCGCATTAGAAGATCCTACGATCTCATAAAAGCAACGGGATGATAACTGTCAACTTCCAACCCATTTGCTACATAAAAGTTGTCTTGGTGCGATTCCAATTGCAAATGATGAAACTCCACCGTGATTCCCAACAATACGCGTTTTAAAACACGGATGTTTTCCGCATACTCTACTTTCATATTTCTCGTCGATTGGAAGTGAACTAAAATGCCGTGATCTCCCGAAATCAATAGATCCTTGTAAGGTCTATTAACTCCGAAAAAACCACGAGGCACTAAAAAGGGTGCGTTATGCTCCTGGGCATAAATCGTAGAGCAAAGATGATCCAACACCTTAACATAATTTCCCTCATGATTCAATACCATGTCGCCTATACGAATATGTTCTACCGCTATAAGCTCTGCTTTTTCATGTGTCCTTCGGATAATCTCAGTACCTTTAACGACGCATGGTTTTTTAGATGTACCGATTGGTAAATATACGTTTAAGCTATACGCATCGCCTTCCAGACCGATTCCGTTTTCATTAAGATTAAGCACGGTTATGCTTGAGTCGTCGTAAAGCGTACGAAATGTATCTGTAATAAGGTTACGTATAGCTATCACGAGATTCGGAAATGCCTGTAAGTATGTATAATTTAGATAATTAAACTTGATATCCAGCTTTTCATCCGCCTCGTTTACTATGTTTACTACCGTATCAATGGTTACATCATTGATAATGGGAAAGTTTGAATATAAAAACCCTTGACGCGGTGTTAAAATCGTATACTGGGTTGTCATATCACTTAACATCTTCGGAATCGTATCAATCGGAGCAATAACCGTACCCTCCGTATGACCTAAATCTACAATATATTCCCTGATCTTTGATATCTGTATATTACCCGTATCAGACCAAGTAAATACGTAAACATTGCCGTTGGTATCTACATTAATACCGACTTTCCCGTTGAACGTATCTTTGATAACCCCGAGTCTTGTACCCCACATTACCAAAGGAACGTGGGTTTCGTATGATGAACTTGCAAGTATATTTCTAAAAATTTTAACTATGCGTATTTCATCGGTTGTTGCTACATACGCGATGTAGGAAAAGTTGGCATTATTGGGGTTACACGTAACCGATACGGACACATTAGATTGGTTTGGATTTTGTACTTCTGAAAAAAGTTGAAACTTGTTTAAATTATAATAAAACGGGGTTTCCAGTCCGGAAACACTATTGCCATCCAAAATATTCGGTATATAAACAACACGCAATATATTATTGGTATCGTAATTATAGCCATGGATAACCGAACACATCGGCTTTTCTTGTCCTTCATTAGCAAATGCTAATACTTCAGGCTGGGTAGGTACAGAAACTCCTGATGCGGTGGCCACCGTAATAAAAGCAGATAAAGTGTTTTCCTCGAGTAAGGCAGTGGCCATACGTATAAGGTTACCCGCACGTACCGTAATATAGTATGTGTTTGCATTAACGAGCGACATTGTAAGCTTGCAGTAAGAATACGTTTGATCAAGTGTTATTATTTTAATGGCTCCTGGAGTGCCCAATGTTCTATCAAATTTTCTAATGGATAATACAGTGTCATCTAATTGGTACCAGTAAATTTTATCAGCTCCAAGCATAGTTCCGTATAAATTAGTATCTTGTTTAACCTGTGTCAAGGTTGTCTCCCATAATTGTTTAACATCATGACCGCCCTTCGTTCCATCGTTAACCTCGTAGGCCGTTAATTTAACTGTACTATTAACATCCCCGTTTAAAAGTACAAAAAGTATGTTACTTGCATAGGTTAACATGGGATTAAACGTAAACGTAGTAGCGGCCGTTTGGATAACTACCTCAGACCCACCTGGAAGGGTGGCCGTAGTTGCGACAAAATAGTTTTCATGAAAATTCTGACGCTGAAACTTCACCAGTCTGGCCTGAGATACCTCTATCGCCTGTTCATCTACAGTAATCGTAACCAGCTCAGTTATAATGGTGTACATATTAAAATCATTCGTAATAACGGGTTGACACCATTCTTTGGTGTTAACATTTACTGTTTCAATTGTGGGATACATCATGGGGTTGACAATTTTCATATCGGTTACAAATGGGTGTAAACCCGCTGCCTGCTGTAAAGTCGCTGGATTAGCTGCCATATAACATAGAATATATATTGAATCCTTAAGGATTTTTATTTCGTTAAGATATATCAAAAACCATGCCGAATAACTTTGATATTAAACAAGATTTAAGAGATCGTATACAACGTCTTATAAACATGTCTCATGACACCCCCGTAATGTCCCTTACCGCATTTTCCCAACAGGATATGTGCGGCATTGATCGAGTTTCCTTAGATCAACTCATGTGCTCCATTACGACCGATTATCAGCATCAGGGCTATACCGTGACATACGACGCAGACAGTAGCAACGGATGCCAGGTAAACATTTGTAAATCCTCATTGAGCTGTAATTCTCCGGGTGGTAAATGCGCGATTGATTTTAGTATGCGTCGTTTTAAACGGGCGACGTCGACGTATGAGTCGGCTACGTTGGATTTTTTTTAATGAATTTAAAGTTAAAATGACATTTAATTTTAACTTTAATGTGAACTTTAATGTGAACTTTAACGCGAACTTCAATGTGAACTTTAACGCGAACTTCAATGTGAACGTATATTAGTACTATTACATTACAAAGCTTTTCATATTAATTATACAGTAATCAGAGATTATGTAGGGTTCGAAACCCCATTCATTAATACATATTAATTTTAAAACGTCTACACTATCTGCACTTAATGGATTTTCAAAATTATAAATTACTTTTAACTTTATGTTAGGTTCAACAATTGTATTAACTACGTAAGCCTTCATAGCATTAAATATTGTTTTTTCTACTGAGTTGTTTAATTCTACTACTACTAAATCTTTTATGTCTTGCTTTGAAGTCATTTTATATTAAATATACATTTTAATCTTTAAATTGCTGTTAATGTAACAATAGCATTAAGGGTTCTCCGACCCATGAGAACAAGATAACCGCTAAAAAACACACTTTCGCCGCCATAAAGAGGTTCATTAATATCACCAACAAGGGTATATCTATTACACAGTATGCCTGGCATATATCTCGTTATTCTTACATTATTATTTTTATCTTTAATTATCATTTGCAAGTCATCCGTCTCAGGAGTGGTTTGACCCGTGACAGGCGGAGGCGATGCCACATAATAATATAAATTACTAACAACTCCGACATATCCAAATGGACAAGTGATTATACCAGAACCAGAAATAAAACTGCCTAAAGCATTTCTATTTACACGTAAAGTAGTATCCCTTGCTAAAAGAGTTCCGCCGATATTTGTTTGTGATGCTGATGGCGTAAAAGAAATGCGATTTATATTTACACAATTTGTGAGATTCACAACAGAACCGGAGTTATCTGTTATTTGAACTTCGCTAACGGTAACAAGACTACCACTCGAATTAACGTATTCAATGTCAAGATATCTTGGTGAACCAACACCGGTAAGCCATATATTGAAGTTTCTTGGATGAATTAAACCTACAATAATTTCGGTTACACTATTAGTAAAATCTCCGGCTTGGGGACCTAAAAACTGACCCTGAACTGTAGCTGTCGTCGAACCAGTCAAAGGATAAATAATTTTTTTAGGGTATATTTGATAAACATTTAAACCAACTACTCCTTGTAAATTTGAGGTTGTTGATAATTTTGCATTCATCGTTGATAAAGATACAGAGGCAATATTGGCTTGTGAGCGAAGTTTGTTAGCTGACACGTATCGTGTCTCAGTCGGGGACCCGAGGGTTGAATCCATATATCCGCTACATTTAACTAAATATGATGATGTTTGTGTTGTTTTAAATACAATATTGCTGATGGGGGTTAAAACATCAGAAAATTCTACTAATTTTAACACCTGACGTCTTACATCTGGATATATATTACTCGGTACGTTACCTATATAAAACATAATGAGCTCGGCAGAATAAGCTTGAGGTGGTGAATCAATGCCGTAAATCCGTTTAGAGACAGAACTTGCGAAACTAATTTCCAAAGTTGTTGTAGTGTAGTTCCCTAATACGTCAAAAGAAACAATGATGAATGCGTATTGTAAATTACTGTATAATATGAGTCTATCCACATGTCTGTATATAGATATGGTGGAGCTGGTTCCGCTATGCCACCAACCTTCGCGATCACGAGGATCATATGTAACGTTGGTTGCACTATTAAACCAGGCGGGATCTTGATTTAAGCTTCTAATCGTATAGTTAGTTGGTTCAATTACGATAGTTTTAAGGGCTGGCCATGGTCCCGTAAAGCCAGATAGTAAGTTACTCTCTGCTGTATAAGATCTTACATTGTCGAATACGGTTTCAAACCGTTGTTGTAAGTTCTGGTTCCATATACCAGCCGATTGCAGTAAAAATCGGCTGTTGGCTTGTGCTATTATATTTATCTCCTGTATCGGCGTATTTTCACTGTTGCTACCAGATATATGTGTTTTAGTTAATTCTATTGGGTGGATGGATGGGTTTAAAGCTATAGCTTTTTGCCCGTAATAAAATAAGTATGTCTCACCATTATAAAATGTAGTATTAGAAGGCAATGTATATTCCCATGTACCGAGATCAGCAGTAACTACTTGAATCTTTGGTAAAGCGGTTGTTATATCTAAAGAAGCTATCATATAAATGGCTTGCGCTTTATTCAAATCAAGAGGCGGAGGATTAGAAATACCATTGTTTGCATACCATTTTAACGTATTCATTTGATTAGAATTAAAATACCATCCCTTACGCCCTCTTGCATCAAGAGACCATCCTATAGGATTACTCGCAATTCCAATGTCCTGCTCGAATATATATTTAGCGGTTTCTTGATGACCAACGACTATCTCCGTCCTCTGAATACCATTAGAGTCCGTGTACATTGGACGTGAAACACCCGTGTCATCCACACCGCTAACAGGTCCGGTAATACTAACGGGTCCAGTAATACTAACCGGTCCAGTAATACTAACCGGTCCAGTAATTCCAATGGGTCCTGTTATTGAAACGGGTCCGGTGATTCCAACAGGTCCCGTTATGCCAACAGGTCCAGTAATACTAACCGGTCCAGTAATACCAACAGGTCCAGTAATACTAACCGGTCCAGTAATACTAACCGGTCCAGTAATACCAACGGGTCCTGTTATTGAAACCGGTCCGGTAATACTAACGGGTCCAGTAATACTAACGGGTCCAGTAATTCCAACGGGTCCAGTAATACTAACGGGTCCGGTGATTCCAACCGGTCCGGTAATACCAACGGGTCCAGTAATACCAACGGGTCCTGTTATTGAAACCGGTCCAGTAATACTAACGGGTCCGGTGATTCCAACAGGACCGGTGATTCCAACGGGTCCAGTAACTCCTATGGGTCCAGTAATACTAACGGGTCCAGTAATACTAACGGGTCCAGTAATACTAACCGGTCCTGTTATTGAAACCGGTCCAGTAATACCAACGGGTCCTGTGATTCCAACGGGTCCTGTTATTGAAACCGGTCCAGTAATACCAACGGGTCCTGTTATTCCAACCGGTCCAGTTATTGAAACCGGTCCAGTTATTGAAACAGGTCCAGTAATTCCAATGGGTCCTGTTATTGAAACCGGTCCTGTAATACTAACGGGTCCGGTGATTCCAACGGGTCCAGTTATTGAAACCGGTCCAGTAATACTAACCGGTCCGGTAATACCAACTGGTCCAGTAATACCAACGGGTCCAGTAATACCAACAGGTCCGCTAACTTTTACTGACTGTCCGTTAATATAGGTGCATAGACTAAGAGAACCCTCGAAATAAATACTTGAAATAGGTGTTTTTTTACTATATAGTTGAACACCAGGGTTAGTCACCATATCACTACTAAACATAAATTCACAATTTCTCCCAATATCGATATCGTAGTAACCGGCATAATGCAATAAATATTTAACTAAACTGGTTGTTCCACTAGTATTAATGCTAATAAATTTAATTATTTCATTTGGACTACACTCACCTTCAGATGACACCAATTCTAAATCATAATGAGCTATATTAATATGTACATCTGGTTCACGTGGACCTACCTGTAAAATTATACGTTCGCTTTTTCTCATTTTAGCTCTATCCGTACTCGTTATTTTATAGGTCCATTTACTGTGTGCAACACCTGCAACAATGTCAGTTGTACCCGTTGGCTTTGATTGAACGACTAAGAATGGAAGTACAATAGCAGAGTCTACGTAATCGACCGTAACGAGAGAATAAAAACTTTTTAATTTATTAAATGGCATATTGTGCTCAACAGCCAGGCCGGCCTGGCCCTCCGTATTATAATACCAATCCACGTGACTGGTATTAAGAATATTTGGTTGCGGTATACCGCTGGGTCCTTGAGTCATATTATCATAATACCACCCAGGTCTCATAATCGGGTCTTTTTTAAACATAGGTATACTGCCATTAGTTATAGTATATGCATCGTACTCCAAGTCATACGATACGGTGTTACTAAATACGTCTTGGGTGTTAACCGTTCCTGTTATCGATACAGGTCCAGTAATACCAATGGGTCCAGTTATTGAAACCGGTCCGGTGATTCCAACGACGCCAGTCACCCCGCCGCCTCCTCCGCCTCCGCCGCCGACAACTCCTGAAACTAATAATTTATTAGTTTCATCAAACGATAATTTTGATAAATTGCTTTCTATTAGATTTTTAGCCGTAAAAATAGCATCAACTGTGGCTTCGTTTGATACTCCACCTGTTCCTGAAAATTTATAGCCAGCACCTATTAAGGTGTATTCTTGCTGTTGAGCATTAGCAGCAGCAATTGGTGTATTTATTGATATGTACGCAAGTTCATCACCATCATTATTACCTAATGTTGCATCTTCATCTAATTCTAATCTAATTCTACGTAAATTAGGCATAAAACTAATCGGTGGTTGATCATTTGGATTAATACTATAATAAATCAATATCTGTTCTTTTAAAATTAATTTAACCCCATCGGCAAATGGTATTTTATATGAATATACAGTGTTAACAAATTGTGTATGGTTATTCGGTCCGCTAATTTGAGAGGCTACATTTATAATAGGTAAATTATTCACACCTGTCCCTATATAATCAAGAGCTATAATAGCGTAAAAATACTTAATATTTTTAGATATTGTTATATCACTCTGAATATTGGAGGTGTTGACGATGATCTCCTGTTCTCCAGCTGGCTGATTAAGATAAAAATATACATTTGATGAGTTACCTGCTGTATTGTTCCGATAATACCAGCCTGGATGCCCTTTGGGATGTGGGATAAACGGAAAGTCGCCGTTGTCTCCCGTACTGCCTGCGTATAAGACCGCATTTAACTCTAAATCATAATTAATTAAAGGATTAACTCCACTTCCAGCTCCGCTTTCACTTCCGCCTGCGAATAATTTATCCCCCTCAAAGGTTAATTTCGATAAATTACTTTCTATTAGATTTTTTGCCGTAAACATAGCATCAATGGTCGCTACGCCTTGTTCTCCATCGGTTCCTGAAAATTTATAGCCAGCACCTATTAAGGTATATTCTTGCTGTTGCAGAGTACCAGAAGGCGTATTAATTGATATGTACGCAAGTTTATCACCTGCCTCATTACCTAATATTTGCCCTGCTACTAATGGAATTCTACGTAAATTAGGCATAAAACTAATCGGCGGTTTATCACCTTTATTACTGTAATAAATCAATACCTGTTCTTTTAAAATTAATTTAACATCTTCTGTAAATGGTATGTTATATTCATATACGGTATTAGCAAAGTTGGATAGGTTGTCACATTGAACGAAAACATTTGTATAAGGGCCCACAGCCAATAAATCATCCGTTGTAAATGTAAGAACACCCGTAGCAGTAGCAAATGAAATCGTTTTAATTGTTGTTTCAAATGGGTCAACTAATTCTGCAGCACTAATTGTAATAGGCATACCGATAACCAACCGAGAGTCAGAAAGCTTTGTAAATGGACTAACCGGATTGCATACGAATGTATTACCACCATTCACATCCAACAGGGGTATGTCGATAATTTGAGACCCTATGTCTATAAAAGGTAAATTCTTAGCGTCTGTTCCTATGTAATCAAGAGATATAATAGCGTAAAAATAGTCAATATTTGCTAACAGGATATCGCTTTGAGATCTTATTAATCGGACACCATCCGCCGTTACAGATTTAATATTATTGTAAAATAATACACGTGATGAGTTATCTGCGATACTATTGCGATAATACCAGCCTTGACGCCCTCTTAAATGTGCTGTAAACGGGGGGGTGTTGTCGCCACTGCTTTGACCGTATAATAAATAATCTAACTCTAAATCATAATTAATATTTTGAACTGAAGAGGAGACACTTACAGATTCCTGCACGCCACCACTGGACTCGGTACGAAGCATTGTTTGTAGTCTAATAGGATTTGCCGTATTGGCTGTGTTTTCAAACTCCACCATAAAGTAGAGAGCCTTAGCGGTAGTTATATTAAACTGTGCCTCATCACCGCCAGTATAGTTGTACGTATCCGTGATATCCCATACTACTTCTTCTGCATCCATGGAATGTTTTATTCTTAATATACCTGTACCTGTTGCCGTAACAATGGTGTTAATATAGCTGTATCCCGTTGTTACTTCAGGTGTTCCTCGGAAGATGTGAACTTCCGTATCTATTGCACTTGAATCAGGTGCTTCCAAAGTCTGGATCGTTGTATTACCAATTGATTCCATTTAACATTTAAATTATTTTTTTAAACGGAATCTGACTTTTTAGTAGTAATTGGATTGGTTTTAATAAACTTCCATCCGCACTCATCTCCTCCCATGTATTGGCATATTTTTTTCCAAATCTGATCATGCTCGTATACTTTGGCCTCGTCCTTATGTAGTTTCAACTGCGATAAAAACTCCGTATAATCCAATAAATCGCAGAATTTGTAAATTATGTAAGAATACGAAGTAAAGTTATGGCGCGTATCCTTAAACAACTCATACGGCTCCTGTATAGCCATAAACATTAACTTTAAATTATGCTCCATATCGGGAGACATTTGTGGCGGAGGAATCTTTGTTATACGATACAATATTTGCGGTATGTTGTCGTACCACTTGTTAAACTTGTGCTTTTTTAAATAACGTTTGATATCGTCGCCCTTTAACTGGTCTAAACGCTGATCCATCTTCTCGCGTATAACCTCTTTTTTTACAACCTCGATAATTATCGTAGGCACGACCGTACTTTCTTTAGCCTGTATGTTTGCAATCCAGTCACAGAAATGGGTAAATCTCTTGTATTCGTACATTTTATTTTCAGCCGGAGGATCCGTACTCGATGGCTTCTCCGAACGAATCGATACGGTAGTTTCAGATCCACATTTAGTGCAGACCAGCATGGTTTCGTCATCCAATGCAACGCGAAACTGATTACAGGTATAGCAAAAATTTTCCTCATTCACAATATCCTCATTATGATGAACATAATTAGGATCAACTCGGGTTCGGAAACTGCGATAATACTGGAACTTTTTATCCATTCCAGTGGCACCGGCGGCCGCGGCGGTCATAATAGGGGTTGCGCCGGATTTTAAGGTATCCGAGGTATGTACAACTTTTGTACCTTTTTCACACTCGTTAAACTTGTGCAGTAGATCCCCGTTGGTAAGCAGATAGTCAATCTTTTGCTTTTCAATATGACTTATGTTTTGTTCGAGCTCGCGGATTTTTAACTGCATGTCTTTTAGATCCACAATATTAATATCTGTTGTTCCGTTCAGGTATGTCCGACCCGCTACTTGTCCCTTTAGATCTTGTAGCAGTGTTTTCATCTGCGGTAAATTGGACTCGTCTGTAAGTATCATTCTCATATGATCATTGTGCAATTTAGATAAGGTGGTTTTTTCACCTGTTTTTCCCATTAATTAACAATCATGTAGGCATCTATTAAAATAAGATTTATTCGATGATACATAAAATTACTAGTTCAAAGGGATTTCACATGGGTTCAAAGGGATTTAAATCTAAGTTGCAATCTCAAAACAAAAAGTTTTACATAAGTAAATGGAAGCAGAAGAAGTAGAAGTAGAAGTAGCAATGATATTAAAGGCATTAAAAGCTGGCTGGACTGTCAGTATGAACGATAAGGACGAGCTTATATTTACAAAAGCCCAACGGAAAATGACACCAGAAGAACGAACAGAGGTATTTACAGAAGGCTTTAGTGCCAAGTTTCTACAATCTTTAATAGCACCCGTTAAAAAACACAATTAAAGCTTAAAGCGTTAAATATATTATAATGTCCGCCACAGCTAATCTACAACCATCCTCAAACCCGTTACCTTTTCAACCTATAAACCCAAGGCACGAGGCAATGAATGTCGATTCCTTATATCAGCAAAAACTAAGCGAAAGGTCCTTTATTGACGTGCCCCCAAACAGTATGCCACCAGGACAACAACCTTCACAGATGGCTCAAGTTTCACTTTCACAATCACAACAACAAGCACCTCAATTCTCTCAACAACAAGCACCTCAATTCTCTCAGCAACAATCGCCTTTCTCCCCGCAACAATCTCCGTTCTCGCAATCATCAACACAATTCACTGCACCATCATCGCAATTCACTGCACCATCATCGCAACTTCAACAACCCACATTTCCAACAACAGCACCTCAAAGTCAACCTTTTGTATCGCAGCCACCCCATCCGACAGTATTAGCTATGTTTTTATCTCTTACACCAGAGGCACAACAGCGGTTCTCAATAGCTAATCCTATGGCTTATGCACAATTATGCATTGCAGCACAACAACAATTTCAGCTTCAAAGTGCGGCTCAGCAACCTCAAAGCGCTTTAACCGCTTTAAACGCTTTAACCGCTCCCTCTACAGCTCAAGACAATAATCCAACCGAAGACATTTCAAAAAAGAAGCGTTCCAAGAGAGTTAAAGATAAGGATCATAAAGATAAAGATAAAGATAAGGCTAAGGAGCAAAAGCCCGTTAAACCGGCTTATTCGGAAAGCGATAATTTTCACTCATCTGACGAAGAGCTGAATGTTAAACCAAAACCCATAAACACACCTCATTCCTCCTCAAACTCCTCGAAGTCTTATATCCGTTTACCCTTGGATTTCCGTAACAACCTATGCGAGATTAACGATAATGGTTATTCGTTGCGCTGGCCTCGTCAGTACCGATCCGTACGTTCAATCGAGCTTGTTGACTGTACGATAAACAGATCGCCGGTCTTGGACAAGGAACCTTATATTTATATTTCGATTCAGGAGATCCCTGGCGATTTTATCTTAACGGGAGGTACAGAGTCGGTCTTTGGTAAGCTTATACCGGAAAAGACGGTGAACGAGTTTATTTTTTACAAACCCGAAAACTGTCGTAAATCTTTTACTAAACCGGTAAATCTTGATAAAATAACGATTAGCTTTTTACAGTACGACCAAACCGATATCTCCTTGAGCAAGTTAGATATTCGTAATCTTAGTCAGTCATCCACCGGAGGTTACTATAAACTTAACACCCGAGGCAGCCACTACTTAACTACGGGAGATCTGGTTAGCATTATGTACAAACAACCTAACAGAACTACAGTAGAAACCATAACTGTGCTTGATACACCAGCTCCAGATGTTCTGATATTAGAAGTGCCTATCAAAGATCTTAAGACAGAAGACCGTTGCACATTTGAAAAGGTTCAACTGAAGTGCTCTTTAACATTTAAAATACAATGTGCTTAAAGATTTAAATTTAAATTTAAAGGTTTAAAGATTTAAAGATTTAAATTTAAAGGTTTAAATGAACGAATTCGTGAATCGTAAAGTGTTAAATCAGTTAAGATCATTAGGTGACAGTTTAACAAGTTTACACCTTAACAATCCGGATTTTTTGGAAGGTGAGCGAAAGAAAGCCATAGCTTGCCTTTCCAGCGAAGTTGTAGCGGATCCTCATACAAGAGATGTTTTGCAAATTAGTCATAATGAATTTTTATATCGTACGAAAAGTAAAATGCGCATAAGGGCAAAATTCACTCGCTTAAACAGCGACGAAGTGAAAATACTATGCGCTGCCGTTTTAGAGTACGGTAAAGAATTAGACTTATATTATAATATTCTTAAGATGAGTGTCTCTTTCGAAAATCTTAAGAAATTCGAAGGGGACATGTCATTATTGGACGGATTTACGGATCAAGAACTGGAGATACTCTTAGAGCTCATTACGGATCTTTAAAAAAGCAGAGGTCAACAAGTAGGAAAGAATCTGAGTACTGCATCCAGCTCGTGCTTTTTTCTCGACATCGCTCAAAATCTGAACAAGAAAATAAAGCTTATCCGGACTAAGTTTAAGACGGATAACCTTCGCACCCAATGCCACCATAAGATCAGACATGTTAATATTGCCTGACAAATGCATTGACATGATCAGATCCACCGCCTCGTCAAATGTATCATTAAATAAGGTATTAATTACTTTGGTTACTGAAGCATCCGTGGGTTTACCTAAATATGAATATACGTCTTTCGTCATAATCGCATGTCCTAATGACGAATAATAAATATTCATACCCTGCAAAATGTTAAGTAACTGCCTAAAGTCACGCTCCAGCTCCAATAGCACGTCAACCGCACCTTCGTCGATGCCAATGGATTCCTGTTTTACAATGTCCAACAGTTTGCTTTTCATCGATGACTTGGATAAATAGGAAAACGGGAACTTGGTGCAACGGGACTGCAGAGCGGGGATAATCTTGTTAACATCATTGCAAATAAGACAAAATCTGCAATAATTCACACCTTTCTCAATAACACTCTTAAGTGCGCCCTGAGCTTCGTTCGTAAGTGCATCGGCCTCGTCTAAGATGACGATTTTCACCTTATCGCTCTTGTTTTGGATGAAATTCATGATGGTCACTCTAACGGTGTCGATACCGCGTTCGCTTGATCCGTTAATCTCTAAAATATATTTACGATAGTTTGTACCGTACATGTATCGAGCTAAACTTAGAATAAGAGATGTTTTCCCTGTTCCAGGAGGGCCCGAAAACAACAGGTGGGGAAGTTGTTGCGCGTCTATCAAGCCCTTTAAAGATGCGATCTTTTCCTTATGATCGATAATCTCTTCCAAATGCTTAGGACGATGCTTTTCTATCCACGGTAGTCCATCCTTACCAGACATTTTATCTGTACTTCTTATTCAATTTAATTTACTCTTTTAACAGCTTAACCAAAGCGGTACGAGTAAGATACTTACCATTCTTATCACGGCAGGATAATCCAGCTTCGTTGCACTGCTCGCGCAGACTATCAAGCGATGCCGCGCCACCCTTCATGTGGGCCGAGCCACCCTTCATATTGGCCAGATAGGCCTCCGAAGGAACAATACCCGTGGAAGGTAAAGTGGGGATTACCGCGGTTGAACTAAGCGGGTTAAACATAGGAGCATTGTTTATACCGCTTAATGTAAAACGAGAAATTGCACCGGGGCCACCGACCGCCCCACTGGCATAAAAAGAGCTCATGTAGTCGCTAAAGCCGCCGACCTGAGCAGGTACACCTGCAGGTGCCCCGCTACCAGTTTGTCTAACACCATTGCTGTTGAACATTATACTTTAATATAGTAAAATTATTTTTGTGTAAAGATTGCTTTACGATTAACGATTTGCCCAGCATAATCACCAATCGTATCAGGTGATACTTCATAAAATGAGTGATCGTGAGGATCCAAGTAGTATGTTAGATTACGAATCTTTACAGCTTTAATAAAACCCACCGACTGACCAATTAGCTCATCGGATACGTAATCATACAGCTCATTCGTTTCTGGATCCCAATAGTATGTTCCTGAACGCAGTACCACAGGAATTAGCTCAGGCTCCGCCGTAGTAATATCCGGTCTAAACGTAGACTCCTGGTTCACCGGGGCTTGATCTGAAATTGCCTCTTGAATTGGCTCTTTAACTTGAACGGGCTCTTGAATTTGAATGGGCTCTTGCACTTGAACGGGCTCTTGAATTTGAATGGGCTCTTGAATTTGAATGGGCTCTTGCACTTGAACGGGCTCTTGCACTTGAATGGGCTCTTTAGCTTGCATACGAAGACTGATCTTTAGCTGACGGATTTCCTCGTCGGCTTGCTTTAAACGAATATCGAGGTGACTAATTTCAGAGGTTAATGACGCAATGGTACGTTTTTGAAACTTATAGTTATCTTCGTTTTGAGCAAGGGTCTGCAGTTTGCACTTTAGACTCTCGATAGCCACCTTGTTTGCCGACATTAATTGCTCTTTTAACAGCTCCTTATCCCTTTCATGGTCAGAGAGGATCTGTTTTACCAGATTGTCGACAAGCTCTTGTATGGACATTTATACATTAATATGTTTTTCAATTTATCCCATTAAACATGGCACATTAATTAGCTACTACATTAGAGGTTACTTTCTGAGGCTTTAACTTTTCTAATTGTTGCCTCGCTTGCTTACCCTGTGGAGTCTGCTTGCCCTGGGTCGCTTGCTTTAATTGTTTTAACTGCGGTTCCTGCACTCTTCTCGGAGCCACTCCATATAAACTATACCAGGCCTTCTTTTTTAGTGTGTCGGGTAATACCTGTTCCAGTGGGGTGGATTGCCAATGAGGAGCATCACCGGAACCTACAACGCGATAATGTATTCCTTTAAACATGTCTTGGCCGAGTGTCTCGGCATCTTCGTAGGACGCAAAACGAAAGGGTGTGTCCAGTAATCGAGTTTTCACAAAAGCCGGAACCTCATGGTAAAGAATTTGGATTTTATAACTTGATGGTGGGCCGTCTTTAAACCAGTTTGACATACGTTATACTTTTAACTTTAAAAAAATATCCGCCTGTTTAAATCTATGTCTAAATTTATTAGTTATAGTAATGTCAAAAAAACCTCAACAACGTACGGTTGAACAGGTTAAGCTTACAAAGCTCAACATGCAATGGATAGGGTCAAACAAAATTATTATTATGATTGGCGCCCGTGGAAGAGGTAAGTCTACCGTATTACTTGATTATCTTTGGTATAACCAAGACCTACCGTTTGCCATGTGCATTTCACCAACAGATGTGTTTAACCAAACCTACACGCCACACGTTCCCAGTCGTTTTATCTATGCAAAATACACACCCGAACTACTCGAAAAATTTTGCAAAAGACAAGAAGAAATGAAAACACGCAAAACCAAAGCCCTTATGGGTATCGGAGATCAGCGTTATAAAACCGCCGACGAACGCGGAATCCTGATCATGGACGATTGTCTTGCCGACAATAAAGGATGGAAGACCGATGCTTCCTTGCGATGGATCTTTTTCAACGGTCGTCATACAGGCATCACATTTATATTGACGATGCAGTATCAATTGGGTCTGGGGCCTGACTATCGTGCTAACATGGATTGGGTATTCATCTGTAGAGAACCAAAGAGAGACGAACGGATAAAATTATATAAATATTACGCAGGTATCTTTCCCACATATGATATGTTTGAGCAGGTATTTTTAAAATGCACCACAGACTACCGCTGTATGGTAATTCATTGTTCTTCGGGCAGTGATCAGATCAATGATCAGGTGTTTTGGTACAAAGCGGATGTTCATGATAAATTTCGTGTATGTTATGATGAATTTTGGAAAGACAATGATTATTATCTGACTAAACGTCTTAATATTAAGGATACCACTGGAGGTGCTATCGGATCCAAACAGGATGACGACTACTACAAATATGTAAAAACCAATGGCAAGGTTAAATACGATCTTAATATGGAAGGTACGGCCGCCGAAGCCGAATCGGATTGGTAGGGGAGGGGGACATGCTGTCCCCCTTAACCCCCTGGCCTAACCCAGGACAAATAACGAACCGATGGCCTCAAATCCTCTCAGAATTAGGCCAATAACGAACCGCTGACCTCAAACCCTCCCAGATTTAGGCCAGGGGGTTAAGGGGGAGCGCAGGTCCCCCTCAAGGTCCCCCCCAAGATTAGGATAACGATAACGACCATGTACGCCCAGTAATAATCACGCAAGTTAAAAATAGGTTCCAGGTAACGATATATATATCCTTGTTCCTTTTTAACCCCGCGTAACTTGCATTCCATGTAGGAAACTGTACACTTTCTGTAGTCCGTTATCCACTTAAAAAGCAAATAAATGCAACAGGTCATTGATATGTCATGTGCCGTCTGAAACGGTAAAATAGGTGATGCAATGAACAATGCAAGAGGAAATGAGTAAATCATACTTTAATTTACTCATTTAATTTTAAATTTAAAGGTTTACTTTAAACCTTTAAATTTAAATCTTTAACCTTTAACATCCCACAGCCAAACGGTAAGCAACATAGCAAGGACTGCAGCAAAAGGCTGCGAAAAAGTCACCAAACTGAAACCCGCCCTTGCACCGAAAGCTAAGGTAAATAGCATACAAAAAAATTGCTAAAAGTACAAAATACTTTAACATGTCAAACATTGAGCTTCCGGCACCGCCGTCCTGAGAATCTTCTTGATTTTCCATTATATATTACATATAATAAAAAAAATCCTTAAAAGCATTAGTTTATTTTACGTATAATGGACTCCTTTATCATATTAAATCATATTAATGAGATAATCGCTCATAAAAATGTTACAATGATAGGCGATTTGAAGATGCAAGATCAGGATCAGGTGCAAGGGCAAGCGCAGGCGCAGTTGCCAACCCCATTGAGCATTTCTCTACGCTATGTATTTCTCGCTACCATTGATGATCAGACTTTAAAAACCATGATCTACGATGACAAACTTAACATGTACTTTTACATTTATAACACCCGCAATACCCAGGTCTCGGAACAAGAGCCCCCCGCTATTAAATCCACGATTTGGTATCATACCAACGCCGAGGCTCTACTGGAGATGGTACCTAATGAGGTTAAGGAAACGGACAAGACACCCTTAACTGGCCCTGCGGTAGACTTTGCTTTGGCTACATCCCGTGAGGCTGAGATTGAAGTATGGAAGCATTTTATCGCCGATGCCGGTAATGAGTTGGATCTGTCCGGTTTTTATTTTTTACATCCACGGGTAATCATAGAGGCCGCCGTAAAAGCTCCGCAGGTTGATACCATCATCGTAAACCAGAACATGCTACTATGTGACTCTTTTAGCTGGTTGTTTTATTTTCCGAATCTGAATGCCCTGTCGATCACATATTCTCCGATTACAGACCAGTCCCTGGAACGGATTAACAAGTATGCACCTGAGCTTGTGTTAGTGGATATTAATCATTGTCTTAACATTACGGGTCGCTGTCTGCTTGAGTTAACAAAGTGTTCGGGCCTTGAGGAGATCGTAATAAATGGGGACAATTGCAAGATGCAGGAAAACAAGTTCGAGACAGTTATAACGGATGAGGAATGGAAGACCTTATCGTCGGGGTCATTGACGTCGCTTGAAATAGATTCAACAAATTTGTCTATGGATTTTATAAACTATTGCCTAAAGAGCTTTCACGGCCTCACACGCTTTATTGTAAACCCTACCGTCCTACAAAAGCTGGAAAAGACAGCACGCAGTGGCCACTCCGATCAGAGAGTATACTTTTACAGCAGCGAAGATTCTGATAATTGTTTTTACCGTTACAAAGATATTAAAATTGCAGACCTAGTAAGCAATAAAACAGGCCCTTGTTTTTCAGAGTCTATGTTACGTAAGATCAAAGAGATCGATCCAGATAAGATCGATGCAATTGACAAGTTAAATGCTTAAATTTAACTTTAACTTTAAATTTAACTTTAAGCATTTAACTTTAACTTTAAATCCGCATATAGATGTTGTCTGCGCTATTAACACCGACCGTTTTAGCGCGATTCGTAGCGTCTATCTGTTTTAATTTACCATTGATCTGCGTCCAGTTGCCATTGCAAGGCTGTTTGCAGACATAAATGTTATCTGACGAGTTAACACCAACAATTTCCTTACCACCTACAGCTACGTGCTTTAATTGACCTGTCACCTGCTTCCACTCACCTGACCCATCGACCGGACGCTTATAGATATTGTCACTTCCGTTTACACCCCATACCTCTTTAGATCCAACCGACAGTTGTTTGAGCTTGCCCGGAATTTGCTTCCAATTATCGGTACATTTAACCTTTTTACGTGAGGTGCACATATAAATATCATCATTAGCATTCACGCCCCATACCAACCCAGTGGGACCAGAGCTTACATACTTAAGTTTACCGTTAACCTTTGTCCAGCTACCAGAACCATCTTTGGGTCTGCGGTAAATATCATTTCCAGCATTAACTCCCCATACATCCTTAGAACCAACGTCTACTTGACTCAAAGCACCTTCTACCTTTGACCAGGCTCCAGTGTTGCATGGAGTTTTGCATTTATATATCTCGTTTTTACTGTTTACACCCCAAGTCCACGAAGGATCAACACTAATATGCTTCAGCTGACCGGCAATCTGTTTCCATGGAGACACATATTTAGCCGCTGGTTCAGGAGCAGGGGCAGGAGCAGGTTTAGCAGCTGGTGCTGGAGCAGGTTTAGCAGCAGCTGGGGCGGGTGAAGATTTAGCCGCAAACCTTTTCTTGAGACGTGAACGACGTGATGAGGTCGAGTTCATGTTACAAGTATAAGGATTCTTCCTATAATCAAGCGGTATCCACTCACCTTTTGCTTTAGCACAGTTTCTTTTAGCACAATCTTCTCCACATTTTTCTGACCAACCAGCAACACAATTACCCTTTGAATCAGGTCCTTTAAAACCTCTTGGGCATGCCACCGAGTTCCATGCACTCTTCTTTATGTTTCGTGGGCAGTCTGACTTGTTCCAGATCCAGTCACTGCATTTCACGGCATAAGGCCCCGTACGGGTACCCCGTAACGGACCTTTATTGCCAGCATCGTTGCACCAGCCGTGAGTATATCCAATATCAGACTTACGGCAGGTTGGGCCTATGCGCGAGCCAAAACATTTACCGACGGTGCCATTAACTACGGTTTTTAAACTTGTGCAAGTATAAGCTGACCTTATGGATGCAAAATTACTTATAAACGTATACGTGATCGCAAGAACTAATGTTACTATTATAAGAAATGGCCCATATAGTTTATAGTATTTAACAACAGGTTCAAGAAACTGCGGGATAATCATTATACTAAATTAAAATATAATTATTAAATTGATTTTGGAATAATAAAACAATCACCATGTGCGAACCCCCAGCCAAAGTCCAAGTGTGTCGTATAGCCGATGAATCATCACACTTTAAGAGACTTTCCGCTATTAAACAGTACCCTACCATGATATACCGTTGGTTCCTCGACGCCACACCTCAAGCAGTAGATCTTGCAGGAGCCTATGGATTGCATTTGCTGGTAGAATCAGGTAACATGGCATTGGCTGCCGAGGCCATGAAAATTATGGACATTGCATACGAAAACGTAGAAAACCCCGAATTGGCCATTGTATTCGTTCACTACTTGGTTTCAAAAGAAACTCCTGATACCGATACAGCAATAAGTATTGTTGAACGTTTTATGAACCCTTGCCGCATCCGCAAACGTGTCGTGGATCTGATTCTACAAAGCCTGGTTCGAACGGAAAACTGGGTTTATGCCGTCCAGGTAGTTCAACGCTATATCCTGAACGGCCCATTTAAAGCTACCATTGAAGATATTCAGCCATTTATCTTTTATTGTAAGAACACGTATATTTTGAACATGCTACTTCCCCAGTTTGTCGGACACACGCTGTATCTGGACGAAGGTAACATGCATCTTGTACCCGCGCCAATAAATCTTCAACGCTTTAATCTGGCGGATGCTGAAATGCTTAACGATGTGTATCAGCTCCTACCAATGAAGTCAGGTCAGGATCTGACTTCACAAGTAGAACAGCAGAGTAGTTTTAAAGATTCAAATCTTCTACATTATGTGATTGATGGGGCAAATGTGTTGTTTTCGTCCCATGATGGTCTGCAAAAACTGCACAATATTGTCGAAAATTTGCATGTGAATGTGAACGTGAAGGTCTGCACTGAAATTACAATTGTTCTACATAAGAGGCATTTTCAGAAAAATGGCAAGGCGGCGGCTCTTAAACAGCACAGATTTAAGAAGGATATTAAGATTAACATTGTAGAAACGCCTTACGGAGTGAACGATGACTACTATTCCATCTTCATAGCCATGAAAAACAACTGTCTGCTTGTGACAAACGATAAGTTTCGAGACCATATTTATCATATTAGCCCGCGTATCCACTTGTGGCACAAACAAACCGTTATTTCTTTTAACGATGACGGTACACTAAACATGCCTACTCCTTATACCCATTGCATTCAAAAGATAAATGATACGAACATGTGGTTCCCCAGCACGAACCCCAGCCTTGGAATTATCCTTTAATTTTTTACCTTTAACCTTTAACCTTTAACCTTTAACTTTTTAACCACACATATTCCGTCCACTTACCTGCTTTGCCAACAACCGTTGTTTCCAGTTGCATCGTATTTAACAAGTAATTAACTGCTCTGTAATCCTGCAGGTTTGTTGCCGTCTGATAAAGCTTCTGCAAATCCACTTTGTTATTACCAATAATAGATAAGATTTTACTCACCGAAGATGCGACGGGTAAGCCGGTGCTTGTACCTGAACCTGAACTTGCCCTTGAACCTGCATTAAAATTAATTTTAATATTAACTTTGGTACATACTTGACAGTGGGAAGTATCACCGCGTTTTAAGCAAGTGTTTACATTGTATTCGCCAAGGTAATTGGACAGTTGCAGTTTAAGACAGTCTTCACGATTGCAACAAAACTTAAACATTTGGCCAATCCGGTTAAAAGGAGTTACAGGTGACTCCTTTGACTGCTGTGAATAATCAATCATACCTTCAAGGGCATCCTTGTCAAACGCAGAATAGTACATAAGCGCAACACTGGGTTTACCATCGCGACCAGCACGTCCTGCCTGCTGATAGTAACTCTCAATCGAATTAGGCATAGAGGTATGAATCACAAATCTTACATTAGGTTTGTTAATACCCAGTGCGAAGGCAATGGTCGCGACGATAACCTTTAGTTTTCCGTCCAGCCAGTCTTGTTGCACCTGATTCTTTTTGTCAGGGGTCATACTGGCGTGATAAAATCCTGCCGAAATATCATATTTTGTCAGTGCCGTAGCCAGCATTTCGCATTGTTTACGACTTAAACAGTAAACAATGCCAGATTCATTCAGGTATCCTCCCGATCGGATGAACTTGGAAACCACCTGTACGATATATCCCCAATCGTTCTTTTCTTTTAGAGCAACCTGGTAGGAAATGTTAGGCTTAACATAACTTGTCATCCACATAAGAGGATTTTTAAGCTTCATACGCTCAATAATGTCCGCACATACCAGCTTAGTGGCCGTGGCCGTAAAACCGCAAATGGGTACATCGGGAAACTGACCCCGCATGTCCAGACGCAGGTATTCAGAACGAAAATCGTGACCCCAGTTTGACAGGCAATGAGCTTCGTCGATAATAAAACGCCGGATATGACAATCGTGCAGATAACGACTTAACTCCGTATTTTTGTTAAACGTTTCGGGAGTAGTATACAATAGTTTAACCTCGCCCTTACGTACGTCATCGAATACATCATACATACTTACAGGTGAGGTAGAGCATAGGTAATGAGCTTTGATACCATGGAGTTTTAGATCGGCAATCTGATCATAGATAAGGGAAATCAACGGAGAAATTACAACGGTTAAACCTGGTTCTATAATAGCCGGTAGCTGATAGCAAATGCTTTTGCCGGCACCGGTGGGCATGAGGATAAGCATGTCATTACCAGCCAACATATCCTCGATGATTTCTTTTTGCAAGTTACGAAAGGTACTGTAGTTAAAATACTTCTTTAACATGGCATCTAATGATGCACCTGAAAGTTCACCTGAAAGTGACATTTTTAATTGTTAAACCAATGTCATTTTTTAATTCAAATAGACTATAATTATAACAATCACAGCAATCAACAATCCTAAGAGCACAAGAAGAACCCAACCGTATGCCACATGTGACGTTAAAGGTAACTCTTGCTTCAATAAAGGAGTACTCGAATTGTGATCATTATGCCCCATATTTTTTTAAAAATTAAAAGGGATTCATTTTATTAAGATAGAAATGATGAATGGACTATTGGCCGTAAGTGCACTCGGTACCGCAAGTATTTCTGTAATAGGAACGATTGTTTCAGGCGTATGTAAGATAACCGGTAACTCCGTCGACTATCTGTGGAACGGTAGCACCACAACTGTACACATGAGGGATTATCACCGCAGAATAATGCAACTGGACATACCCGATAAAATTAAATTTATCCGTTTGAATGTTAATGCGAATGAGAATGCGAATGCGAATGCGAATGAGAATGACAGGCTACTTGATGTAGCTGATAAGATTGTAGCCAAGTTAAAATATATAGAATCTGAACTTGTCTATCATGACACTAAATGGTTTGCAGGATACCGAAACTTAGCCATAGAAGAAGATATTAAGGATCTGGAAGCCTTGTCAACCTTACTCGATAACAAACTAAAATTTAAATCTTAAAAAGGAGGAAGTCCCGTTAGCATATCACCTACGTTAACAGTTCCCGCCGGGGAGGCCACCGGAACACCACGGGGCGGCTGAAGTAAATTGCCTACAAATTGCGAACCAGATGACACCATTCCCATAAAGTACACGATTGTACCAACCAGAGCCATAACAAAGGTTATCCCCTTAACATACGTAAACTTTGTCTTGGGGGTGTCAAACAGACGCGCGTCGATATACATAAACAACCAGGTAACTAAACCTGCAACTATTGTAGTAAGCACAACGTACTTATTCATATAATGAATCCAGACATAAAAATTTAATATCTAAAACGTGGGTCCACAGGAGCACTAAATCTATTTGCATGCCCGTTAAAACGATTAGCCCTCTCGTCTTGCAACTGTTTCTGTTTCTCCTGCCGAAATTTCATGGTCGAAGGAGATACAGTACTGGTTTCATTCGTCGTTACCGGCATACCATCCACATTAAACAGCGAAACCGATACCGTCTTCTTTTTCTTAAGGTATTTCTCTATATCTATATCGGTCTCCTTCCATGAAATGTAAACCGTTAAACCATCGGCAAGCAAAATAACTTTAAGACCGTTGTCCGTCAGGTGATAGATAATATAGTTTTTAAGAGCCTGTACATCATATATTGGCGCACCAATGATAAATACCGGTATTTTAAAGTCCATCTCGTAAATCTTGTCCTTGTTGTACCGCTTTATCTGCGCATAGCACTGCTGCAATACTTTTTTAAATATGTTTAGCTTACCGTTTTCATGTTTACGGCGTTCGTCGACCAGTGCCTGTACATCTAAAAATGTGTCCATTATATTTTTTCCTATATACATAATTTTAAACTTTAACTTAAAAATGATTTTCAATTACCAGTAATAGAATGGGTATCGTTACCACGCCAATTCATAGTCGTCATAGTATTGTCGAATTTCGCACGAACCAAATAAGACCCTTCAAGGCCTTGTTCGATTCCATCAAAAATAAACTACCCGACACCAGTCTTATTTTTACCCCCAAGGGCATGCGTATCACACAGATGGACAATATCATGTCTTTCCTTGTTGACGTGGATCTGGATGGAGAAGAGTTTGAACACTATTACTGCCGCCCCGACATCAGCAACGGCGAACAGGTTGTAGAGATTAATCTGTCGGCACTGCATCTGAATCAGGTTTTTAAAGCCGTTACCAAAGACGATACCATATTTACCTTTACCTACCAGAAAAACAACAATGATACCGTTCAGATCACCTTCTCCAATGAGCAAAAAGACGAGACCCGCGAGTATGAAATCCGTATACAAACCGCCGATGACGAGCTGCGTATGGGCGAACTGGATGATGTGGACTACCAGTACGTGTTAACGATGCCCAGTGCGGATCTGGTGCGCATTTGCCGGGATCTGAAAACCTTGGAGTGCGAACAGGTACAGATACGCCACGACGGCCGGACGTTACAGTTTACCACCAACGGCAGTATTAAAGCCACTATCTCCCGCGAGGGCACAAAGTTAGCCAACGAAGGTGTGAAATTTCTTACAGGCGATGCAGATTCAGGTTCACATTCAAATGCGGAACACGGAGTTTATTGCCGGTCGTTTAAGTTTTCAACGCTGCATGATTTTAGCAAGTGTCATTCCGGTAGCGACAGCCGCATTGTTAAGATCCTGTTGAACGATATTCATCTTGTGCTGCAGTATGAGATCGGATCGCTTGGCAAGATGAGCATTGCTATCGCGGCTATCCAGAATCCGGAGAACGACTAAAGGGGGGGAGGTGCCCTCCCCCTAACCCCCTGGCCTTATATGGGGGGGACCTGCGCTCCCCCCTAACCCCCTGGCCTTATATGATGGGATTTGCTTAATATTATTGCAAATAAGGCCAGGGGGTTAAGGGGGAGCGCAGGTCCCCCACAGGTCCCCCCACATGTCCCCCCATGATCGTTTGAAAATAGTTTTTTAAACGATTATAATCCGGTCTATCTTCAAACTTTAAAGTATCCAAGTAATCCAACAGCTTTGTCATTTCCGTCATAAACGTACAAGGATCACCTGAACACCGTTTACAATTAAGCTTACTCGCCAATCTCCTGTTCGTAAAAGACTTTTTCACACTTAACACATTTGCATGCTTTTGATCCAGCGTTAAATCTTTGATAACCCCCTTCCACGGCAGATCCCCCACATACAGATAAATAAGCACATATATTAAACTATACAAGTCATCCCTACAACTGGCTTCAATTCCTTGATGCGTATATTTACTCATGTAACGCAGACTACCAACACGCATGAGTCCCGTTTTATACGGCAAATGTTTCCCATTACGATCACGATACTGTTTGGATAATCCAAAATCCACCAGATGTATTTTACCATGAGGAAAAGTATAATCCATAAGCAAGTTAGCCGGCTTAATGTCCCTGTGAATGATACCTGCCATATGTACCGGCTCTATAGCCTCAATGAAACTAACGCCTAACATCATACAGGTCTGTAAGGAAAACTTATTTTTGCATAACTCATGCAAACTGGCCAAGCTTGGCCCACGTAAAGGTAAGACCAAATAACAGGTCTCCGGATCCTCCCAACTAACCACGGTAGATGAAGGTGATGAACTGAAAGATGAATTTAAATTTAAAATTTTAAGAATAGATATTTCATGGCGTAATACCTTTGCGTTTTTACCATTTGTGTTACCCTTGGTTTCCGTTTTAACGGCCACGAGTTTGCCTGTATCTCTGTGTAAGCCAAGATAAACGGTTCCGAATGCTCCTTTGCCTAATAGCTTAGGATAGATAATGTATGATCCATGTTGCATAATGTATTTTAAGTTTATATATTCATTTTAAATATATGACGCTTGCTAATGATAATAAAGATAAAGCAGGTTATATGTGCGACAGCAACATTTTCTTCATATTTAATAACATATTTAACAAAGAACGTGTTCATATTGGAACATGTCACGAAAATATGATATTTTCCAGCTTAATCGAACATAATGACATATGCAAAACCAGTTACCTCGTGGATCTGAAAGCCCATGTCACCAATGTAACCTTGATCAACACCGCCTTCCATTTAAACGCTAATACAGGCAGCTATATTTGTCAAGTAAAGCAACCCTTAGCCATTATTAACGGATACATACACAAAATATCTATGAGATGGACGGAAAACAAAGAATTATACAAACGAATGTCCAATGCACGCCAGACACTGATTGGTGAACCCTTGGCTGATTTGTCACCAATTAAACAAGGATACTTAATCGCACTCCTACGCAAACGTAGAACAGGAGCCGTGGTGAACCCTTTTTACGGCTTAACGGAACCATGGCAACTACTCATAGATACCGAGGATGCTTTTAAAAGTGCTCCGGTTGACATACATGTTAATCTTATAAATATCGGTCTCTTGTATTACTTTGATGTTAACAAGTATTTACTCTTGGCCGTTACTAATGAGTCATGGGAAACTGTGCGTCATATAATGGCTTATTACGGTTACTCTGCACATATCAATAAAACGGTAAAACAAACACTAAAATTAAAGGTAGATTCAAGCATAAATGTACCTTTAGATGTAATGGAATGGATTAACACAAACGGACCTTTAACCTTTAATCTTAAAGCGCAGGTCCCCTATCACTAAAAAAGCAAGGGGTTTAAGGGGAGCGCAGGTCCCCTATCACTAAAAAAGCAAGGGGTTTAAGGGGAGCGCAGGTCCCCTATCACTAAAAAAGCCAGGGGTTTAAGGGGAGCGCAGGTCCCCTATCACTAAAAAAGTAAGGGGTTTAAGGGGAGCGCAGGTCCCCTAGTTGGAATAGGCCAGACCACCCATACCCGACATAACACGCAGAACATTGTAGTTCGTCGCGAATACCTTCACAATACCACCCAACTTGGCCGCCGAAGCCGCGCGAGTGGACAAGGTAAGCTGCAGCTTGGCGTTATCGATACGCGAGAAGTTGCACGTGCCTGATGGCTGATGCTCCTCGGGCTTGAGGGCAAACGAGTAAACGTTGATACCGGGTGAGTCGGGGATGCATGTGTGGGCATCGAAGGGCTGAACCAGGTTAAAGTAGCCGCCATCGCGGCTGGCGAAGCGATCATGACCGTTCAGCTGCAGCTTGGCGGTGGCAATAGGGTTAACGCCAACAGCGGGAACGAGAGGGTTGAAACGACCGTAAACAACCTGTGAATTAGCAGCGAATGTTACCGCTGCGCCGTTTGCTCTTGCAACACCCAACTGGAATTGGTTGGCTGTAAATGGAGTATCACGGACAACGTATACTGTATTGATGACGGCAGTCCCCCCTGTTGCAAGTGTTAATATAACCTGGTCTCCAGGATTTAACTGATGACCGTTAAATGGAATCGTTGACGTGATAGCGCCACCAACTGTGGCAACGTTAACTTGGGTAATAAAGGCAGTTGACAACATTTCACGCGGCTTCGTGAACCACTGACCCTGAGCCTCATAGAACGTAGCGCGACGAGTTTCTGCCGTACCGGCACGGCCCTCGTAACGACCATCAATATTGGCAATTGTGTCCTCGGTAGGCAAATTAACTGGGTTGGCATCCGTGTAGTTACTCCACTGATCAGCCGTCTGGAGGCTGCTCGCACCCGAACGAGCCACCCAAATTAACTCCTTTACGGGGTGGTTAAAGTTCAGGTTAATAGGAACTGCCGTAGTACCAGCACTATACGCTTCCTCGTTGACCTGCAGCTGCTCAATCAGGTACTCGTGCGATACCTGGGCAAAACGACGACGCTCATCCGTATCCAGGTAAATGTAGTCGACCCACAGGTTAGCCGTCAGCTCACCGGCATTCGCAACGGTCCCCACAACCAGCAGGTTAGCTAAGGTCTCAAACTGAATGTTTACTTTGACCTCATGATACTGAAGGGCAATCAGGGGCAATGCCAGACCAATGTTGCGGCAAAACCAAAACTGCAGAGGAATGTACAGCTTACGGGCATCCTTGGGTACAGCTATGGCAGGCAGACCCTGAAGACCAAGAGGCTGACCAAGCTGGTCACGAGTATCTTGACCAATCATCTCACGGTAGCCCTGCTTCTTCGAGGCAGGCACGGTAAGCTGAGCCCAGATCTCAAGCCAGTCAGCGTAATGACGATCAATCAGCTGACCACCAATCTCCACATCGACCTGCTTAATAAGGTGATGACCAACGTCATCAGTCCACCGTGAAGAGGCTACAGTAGCGGGCAAGGTAGCCTCCAGCGTCATACCGCTGACTAAATCGCCGTTGCGTGAAATCAAGGCCGTAACCCGGTTGGAAAAGCCGGTGGTGCCGTTAAACGTCTGTACAATCGACTCCATGGCAAAGTTGGTATGGCGGCGGTAAACTACCTTGAAATAGGTAATCATAGGGTTGCCGGTTAAGTAAATATCCTGAGCGCCATAGGCTACAAGTTGCATAAGTCCTCCTGTCATATACCTTAACGAAATATTTTTTTTTTGATGTAAACTAAAACTTAATCCAATAGGGAATAGTTTTATGTTACGGTCTACAATTAAAAGCCAGGGAGTATTACAATTAAAAGCCATTACAATTAAAAGCAAGGGGTTACAATTAAAAGCCAGGGGTTACAATTAAAAGCCAGGGGTTTAAGGGGAGCGCAGGTCCCCTCCTTTAGTTAGAATAGGCCAGACCACCCATACCCGACATAACACGCAGAACGTTGTAGTTCGTGGCAAATACCTTAACCGTACCTGCCAGAGGTGCACCGGCAGCGGCCGTAAGCTCAAGCTTGGCATTATCAATACGCGAAAAGTTGCATGTACCCGATGGCTGGTGCTCCTCTGGTTTCAAGGCAAATGAGTAAACATAGATACCCCGAGACTCGGGGATGCATGTATGGGCCGCAAGAGGCTGAACCTTGTTAAAGTAATCGGCATCGCGTGAGGCAAAACGATCATGACCGTTCAACTGGAGCTTAGCAGATGCCAAGGGTACCAGGGCAGCACCAGGATTTATCATATCTTGACTACGTAAAGCGACTAAACCAGGTAAAGCGGCTGTTAATGTTACACGCGCATCCGGCGCGGCTTGACCAGCAGTATAGTTAGCTGGCTGACGAGCGGTCAACGCGGCCGCAGCCGAGTAAACCCACACAAGCTCCTTAACCGGATGGTTAAAGTTCAATGAAAGAGAGGCTGTCCGGTTAGCCGCGACCTCTACCGACTCCGAGTTTAATTGCAACTGCTCAATCAGGTACTCATGTGACACCTGGGCAAAACGACGACGCTCATCCGTATCCAGGTAAATATAATCAACCCAGAGGTTAGCGTCCAATGTGCCGTTGACACGTACGATGTCGGGATTTCCTGCACCATTCACCGTAAGAGCAATATTCTCATAGGTGTTAAACAAAACGTTTACTTTAACCTCGTGATACTGAAGAGCAATCAATGGCAACGCCAATCCAACGTTACGGCAAAACCAAAACTGCAGCGGAATGTACAACTTGCGCTCCCTTACAGATAAGGTAGCCGCCTCGCCGACTTCCTGAAGACCCTGAGGCTGACCTAATACGTCCTTAGGAAACTGACCAATCATCTGATTGTATCCTGTACGTTTGTCCGCGGGCACCGTTAATTGCGACCAAATCTCCAACCAGTCGGCGTAATGACGATCAATCAGCTGGCCACCAATCTCAACCTCGACCTGCTGAATAAGAAAGTGACCAACATGCTCGGTCCACCGATCAGTTGTAAGAGGTAAGATGACCTCCAGGGTCATTCCGCTGACTAAATCACCGTTACGTGAAATCAAGGCAGTAACGCGGCTGCCCCAGTTAACCGTGCCGTTAAACGTCTGCATAATCGACTCCATGGCAAAGTTGGTATGGCGGCGGTAAACTACCTTGAAGTAGGTAATCATAGGGTTGCCGGTTAAGTAAATATCCTGAGCGCCATAGGCTACAAGTTGCATAAGTCCTCCTGTCATATACCTTAACAAAATATTTTTTTTAGGAATTTAGGGGTCATGGAGGGGACCTGCGCTCCCCTTAAACCCCTGGCTTTTAATTGACCTTAAGGGGAGCGCAGGTCCCCTTAAACCCCTGGCTTTTAATTGAGCTTAGGGGGCTTTAGGGGCATGCGCTCCCCTTAAACCCCTGGCCTAATTGAGCATTGGACATATATCATAATAAGCCAGGGGTTTAAGGGGAGCGCAGGTCCCCTACAGGTCTCCCTCCAGGTCCCCTCCTCCTTTAGTTGGAATAGGCCAGACCACCCATACCCGACATAACACGCAGAACGTTGTAGTTCGTCGCGAACACTTTCACAATGCCACCAGCCTTGGCCGTTGAAGCCGCGCGCGTCGTCAAGGTAAGCTGCAACTTGGCGTTATCGATACGAGAGAAGTTGCATGTACCTGAAGGCTGGTGCTCCTCGGGATTCAGGGCAAACGAGTAAACGTTGATACCGGGCGAGTCAGGGATGCATGTGTGGGCATCGAAGGGCTGAACCTGGTTAAAGTAGTAACCATCCCGGCTGGCGAAGCGATCATGCCCGTTCAGCTGCAGCTTGGCGGTGGCAATAGGGTTAGTACCAACAGCGGGTACAACAAGAGGGTTAAAACGACCCAGAGTGATGGTACCAGCTGCAGTCCAATTTCCAAGTGGTACACCATCTAAGTTCTTAAGTGTAATAGTATTATTAGCTATAAGGTTAATCGCATAAACCGTACCTATTATATAAGGACCGATAGCCCCCCCAAGATCGGTAATAACAATCTGATCATTTGCTCGAAAATTTGCCCCGACGGCCAGCTGAAAAAATGTAATGTTTGGTATATTAAGGGCTGCAGTCGCGGGATACTGTGTAATGGTGGCAGTTGCCACCATTTCACGGGGCTTCGTGAACCACTGACCCTGTGCCTCATAGAAAGTAGAGCGACGGGTATTGACGGTCTGACCCACGTTATTAACGGATTGGTAACGACCATCAATATTGGCAATTGTGTTCTCTGTGGGCAAATTAACTGGGTTGGCATCCGTGTAGTTACTCCACTGATCAGCCGTCCGACTCGCACCCGAACGAGCCACCCAAATTAACTCCTTTACCGGGTGGTTAAAGTTCAAGCTAATCGGAACCGACCGTGTACCCGCATCGTATGACTCCTCGTTGACCTGCAGCTGCTCAATCAGGTACTCGTGCGAGACCTGGGCAAAACGACGACGCTCATCAGTATCCAGGTAAATGTAGTCGACCCACAGGTTAGCCGTCAGCTCGCCTCCAGTAGCAATGGTACCCTGAACCAGCAGGTTAGCTGAGGTCTCAAACTGAATGTTTACTTTGACCTCATGGTACTGAAGGGCAATCAGGGGCAGTGCCAGACCAATGTTGCGGCAAAACCAAAACTGCAGAGGAATGTACAGCTTACGGGCATCCTTGGCTGCAACTATGGCAGGCAGACCCTGAAGACCAAGAGGCTGACCAAGCTGGTCACGAGTATCTTGACCAATCATCTCACGGTAGCCCTGCTTCTTCGAGGCAGGCACGGTAAGCTGAGCCCAGATCTCCAGCCAGTCAGCGTAATGACGATCAATCAGCTGACCACCAATCTCCACATCGACCTGCTTAATAAGGTGATGACCAACGTCATCCGTCCACCGTGAAGAGGCTACCGTAGCAGGCAAGGTGGCCTCCAGCGTCATACCGCTGACTAAATCGCCGTTACGTGAAATCAAGGCCGTAACACGGTTATTAAATCCAACGGAACCGTTAAATGTCTGCACAATCGACTCCATGGCAAAGTTGGTATGGCGGCGGTAAACTACTTTGAAATAGGTAATCATAGGGTTGCCGGTTAAGTAAATATCCTGAGCGCCATAGGCTACAAGTTGCATAAGTCCTCCTGTCATATACCTTAACGAAATATTTTTTTACAAAATATTTCGTTAGTTAAAGCTGAATAGGCACCTGTTTAATCATATTCGTATCCGCAGGACAAGCTGTTTCTAAAACCCGATACTTATAGCAAACGCCAGCATCGTCCCGATACGTAATCTTACCCGCATTATCAGGCGTAGGATACATGACAACTACGGTCGGTTTAGGAGCCATTAAATAGGCATAAAATAATCCAATAGCCAAAGCAGCTATGAAATAGACCGGATCTAATGGAAACATTATAATGTATGTTATAGAAAAATAATAGGGGAGGGGGACCTGGGGGGGGGACCTGCGCTCCCCCTTAACCCCCTTGCCTATATGTGCTCCCTCTTGCTTCATCTAATGCTCCCTTGACTTCATCTGTTGATCACATTTCCTTATCTGTGCTCCCATTGGTTTCATGCTCCTTGCCTTATACTCCCCTTAACCCCATGCAATTAGGCCAGGGGGTTAAGGGGGAGCGCAGGTCCCCCCATGTATATTAGGCCAGGGGGTTAAGTGGGAGCGCAGGTCCCCCATGCATATTAGGCCAGGGGGTTAAGGGGGAGCGCAGGTCCCCCCCCAGGTCCCCCCCTCAGGCACTGCACGAGGCACAATCCTTGGGGTCACCCGAGGACCCGTTCAACATAAAACCCTTTTCTACCGTAAACTGAATGGGATGCTCCACTGGCTCACGGCGCAAATAGTACATACCCGTCTTTAGTCCCATTGTCCATGCTCCCAGATGGATGTTCGTCAAGATATTGTTCGTCGGACGTGATACGAAATAATTCATGCTTTGGGTCTGGTCAATAAACGCACCACGCTCCGCCGCCAAAATCTGGATCGTCCGCTTGCTAATCTCAAATGCCGTACGATAACGATCCCGAATATTCAGAGGAATCTGCTTAATCTCCTGAATACTGCCACGATAACGAATAATGTCCTTCTTCATCTGAGGCGTCCACAAATTCAAGCCCTTTAAATCACGGTGCAAATACTTATTAACCACAATGAATTCACCCGCCGTCACACGACGAGTATAAATGCAATACTTGTAAGGCTCCGTGCACTCCGAGTTGCCCAATACCTGAGCCGTGCTGGCCGTAGGCATGTCCGCCCGCACCAGACTGTTACGCAACCCATAGCGGGCTACCTGCTTAAGAAGTGCCGTCCAGTCCAGAAAGCCCGGCAACGGGTCCACACCCCACAGGTGGTACTGTAGCTTACCCTCGCTCGTAGGCGAACCCATATAGCTGGAATAGGCACCGGCTGGACCCTGGGCTAAGAGTTCCTTTAGGATCGGGCGCGCCCGTACCGTTTGAGATTGCGAATGCGAAGCTTCCGACTGCAGGTGCAGGTGCAGGTGCATGTCAACATCCAGACCATTGTCTAAAAACTTAAGTTCCCCCTTTTTGTACAGCTCGCGCATCTGAATCATATCATCTTCGCGATCACGAGCCAATTCCATACTGGACTCAATGCAGGCATGGTACATGGTCTCCGCTACCTTGCGATTAAACAAACGTGTGTCCTCGGAAATCACGGTAAGCTTTTTCTCCTCATCCGTGGTCGTCTCGAAGGACAGACCCAGTGCCAAGAGGGCATCCGCGAACCCTTGCGTACCCAGACCCACGGGACGATGCATTAAATTGGACTTACGGCACTTTTCCATGGGATAAAAGTTAATATCGATAATATGATCCAGGTTCTGATGAGCAATCTTACATGTGTCATGCAAATCCTCGAAATCAAAATACGGAGCATGTGTAACCGGATCCTTCTTTACAAAAGCCGACAAGGAAATGCTCGCCAAGTTGCACACCGCATACTCGTTCTCGTCTGAATACTCCAAAATCTCCGAACACAAGTTACTGTTACGAATCACCCCCAGGTTCTTCTGATTGCTTTTACGGTTAATCGAGTCCTTATACAGGATATCCGGCCCACCTGTTTCCTTCTGAGCCGTCAAAATCTCATTCCACAAATCCTTGATCTTGACCTGCTTCAAAAAACGCCCCTCGCTCTCGTATTTCGTATATAGCGCCTCAAACTCCTCGCCATACGTCGTGTACAACCCCGGACACATGTTAGGACACATCAAACTCCAGTTCACCTCCTTCCCCGTAGTAATGCTCTCCTGCAACCGACGCATGAAAAGGTCCGGCATCCACAAGGCATAGGTCAAATCGCGCGCCCGCTGCTCTTCCGCCCCAATGTTCTTTTTTAGATCCAAGAACTGCTGAATGTCTCCATGCCAGGGCTCAATACTCATTTTAATAGCACCCGGACGCCGACCACCCTGGTTTACATAACGGGCAATGTCGTTAAATACCCGAATCATGGGTACAATACCATCGCTCTTGCCCCCGGTGCCGGCGATTTCCGAGCCCGACGCCCGAATGGGCTGAATACCAACCCCAATACCACCGGCCACCTTAGAAATCTCCGCACACGCCTTCCAGCAATCCGGAATGCCGCCAGATTCCACCATACTGTCGCCAATCCCCAGCAAGTAGCACGACGACAGTTGCTCCGTATGGGTACCGGCATTAAACATAGTTGGACTGGCATGAGAGTACTTACCCAACGACAAGGCATCGTACGTAAGCTTAATTTGGGCCAGCTTGGCCTCACGGGTGGCCAGACGGGCGGAACCATTGCGAACCGTAAGGGCGACGGCCACGCGCATGTACATATGCTGCGGGGTTTCGCAGACGGTTAAAGCTCCATCCAGACGGCGGAGGAAATAGGCCTTTTTCAAGGTCTCGAAACCGAAATAGTCGAAAATATAGTCGCGCTCCTGATGAATCATAGCCTCAAGATCACGAGCATTGGATTGCACAAACTTGTAAACGGTACGATTCAGCAGGGGATACGGTACAGGGGCACCGCCGGAACTCTGAGTTGCACGTTTGTTTTCGTATAGGAGACGGACGGTCTCTGAAAAGGAGCTAATGGTATTTTTCTGGTGATTCGAAGCGGCAATTCGGCCGCCCAGCAAACAGTATTGGTAATCTTCTGTAGCCAGACTGGCGCAAAACTTGGCGGCAAATTCGTCAAGTTCGCTGGTCGTAATCTTATCGGCGATTTTGGAGATAACTTCTTTGGCGATGGTGTTAGAGGAAACCTCAAGGGGTTCACCGATCGAGGTACCATCGGGTAGGAATCCTTTGCGAAGGTACTCGATACGGTCGGTAACTTTTTGAAATTGTGCCTCTTCGAGGCGACCATCACGCTTGCAAACACGCAACATCATATTTTATATTAAAGAATTATTTATCAATTTAATTTTTACTTACTATTATAATGAATATCACAGGTCTAATCCTTGTTATATTGATAACCTCCTTGTTTATTGTAGGAACCCTAAATATCCAATCCGGTGGATCCACCTCCGGATGGTCATCCATCACAATTCCCTCAACAAACAATGTTTATTCACGACAGTTTAACGAATTGGATAATGTAGATTTCGTTCTACAGAGACCCCAGTTTCCCCCCAATGAGTTTATTAATACAATGAAGCCCGTTGAAGAAGGAACGGATGAACTTTACACTTTACCAAAGAAGTCGATGGCAGATATTACCGATGCCGTGGTTACACAAGATACCAAAGCAAACATAGAGACAAAACAACCTTACTTTTTAAACGAAGCAATGGTCATAAGCTATTATGGTGTACCTTACTACTGGGATTACCGTTATCCACGCCAACCTATCAGTGTGGAGTTTGCTAAGGATCCTGAAAAATACATAACCGAACATCCCGACGAGTATCCAAGCTATGTAATTAAGTCACGCAATTACTCCAAGTTGGAACCCTTTGATCCGGCGGTGCTTCAATCGAAAGATCTTTAAACTTAAAGTTTGACCTTTAACCTTTAACTTTAACCTTTAACCTTTGAACTTTGAACTTTGACTTTGAACTTTAACCTTTGAACTTTAACTTGAACTCGTCTACCGTGTAGACCATAATTCCGCGTGTTGCTGCCTCTTCCGTTTTATTATTGTTATAGTCATGACTCTTTTTTACCAGTATATCTGTGTTGCTGGTAAAACCAGACTGCATGACGCCACCATGTTTCTTAATCAGTGCGATAACATCCTGATCGCGCGTGCCTGTTAAATAAATGTTTTTAAGTGAAAGAGCCTTTCCATTATCATTATCTGTGGGCGCGGGCTCGGGCTCATCTTCCATATCTCCGGTATTTTCAATAATCCTCTTGTAAATATCAGCGGATAGTTGGCTATCTACGAATTCCCAAAAGTCCACCATGCCTTGGGCGGCCAAGGTAGAAGTTTTATCGGCAAACCCTTCCACCTGTTTAAATAGTTGTACATACTCTTGATATGTATAGCGTGTTTCGGCAAATTTAGGAAACTGTTTAAATACTTTAACGAATTTTTTCGTACCCAGTCCACGTCCAAATACCTTACTGCTTGCCATAAGGGTAGGCAAATCCACCTTATCCATTGCCTCTTTGATCGCGGTCACAATGTTTTGGCTTACCTGTTTACCAAGAAACGTCACATCGCTAATCTTAATGTTAATAAAATCCCCAACTGTTTTGTAACCCGATGTAGTGAAAATCTTTTCAACCGTTGTTTCACCAATGCCCTTGGCCCCAATCTCCGTCAAAAACTTATGCACCCGCTTTACATTTATTTGTATCAACGTGACCGAAGTTTCTAATGAAGGTTTAAAAGCAATATTTACCGCATCGCTGGACCCGTTTCCATTTACCCAGACGTAAGGAATAGTCGGCATTTCCGGTTCCACTGGCTCAATAACACGATTCACCTGAGGATTAACCTTCGCACGGTAAACAACCTCGATTAAAGCACCCGTCCCCAGTCCAAGCTTTTGAACCTCCCGCGCGTTATGACCAGTAGCCCGCTGAAGCGTGACCCCACCAATGTTTACCGGTTCATAGATAACGGTCGGTACCAGGTAACCATACTGGCTAACATTCCACTCCATTGCGATGACACGGGTTACAGCTACGTCATTATCCAGTGCCTCTTTATAGGCCTTGGCATAGTTGGGGTTTTTGTCGTTTTCACGGACATAAGGTATGTCCGTGCGAATGACCACCCCGTCCACTTCAAAATTGTAGGTTTTTATAAGTCGATGATACAAGTCGGATAGGATCCTATCTGTCACAACTGGCGTGGTCTCATGGTAGGCAACCTGAAACCCAGCGTCCATCAAAAGCTGAAACTGTTCACTGGGTCGGGACTGTTCACGTTCACAATCCGTAATAATTTCGTACGCCAGAAAACTTAAGTCCGCCAGAAAACCTTCATCTATATTGTTAATACTGCCCAATGCCCCCGCTACTGAATTGCGATTGTTTTTACGCACTTGCCCGCCGATCCGGGAAGGCTTATCCTTGTATTTCTTGTTAAATACGGCATTGTCAATTACAATTTCTCCGCGAACAGCATAAGGCACCACAGGTAGTTTCAGATAGGGGATAACATGACTAATGTTACGGCCTATCGTTGCATCTCCACGGGTATAAAGCACGCCGCCGCTATACAGTGCCGAGGTTCCGTCCATTTTGGCGCTAAGATGATAGGGTCCTGGCTGATTAATTGCCCATTTTTCTACATCGGCTTCGCCCATGTATAGGTTGTCCAGAGATCGCAAACTGATGGGCAGTTTAGCATCTCGGCCACGGGTAGGTTTAATACCAACACCGGTCTCCGAACTAACCGATTTCATGGTTTCGCGTTTATCGTTAGTACCGTTCATTCGTTGACCGTATACTCGTTTAACATAATCGTATACCTTATCGGTAAGCAAATCTGTACTCAAATGCAAATCATAGTAGTGTTTATCAGACCATTTGAGTATAGACTGTAGTTTCTCGGTCGACATTGTAGTAGCAATCATATGGTTCTTGTTAAGAGCTTCTATGTCTTGGTCATGGAGCCATGCATTTGCATTTGCATTTGCATTTGCACTTGCGCTTGCACTTGAAGCAGGTTCCTCTACCGGTTTTGGTTTAACCCGTGCCTTTAGTTTCATGGCCGCAACAGGCGTAAGTTTAACCTTTCCGGCTTCAGCTAACTGATCAATCGGTTTTAAATCCTCGACACATATGGTATCGATATAGTCAGGGTGTTCGTTTAAAAGCTCGGTCACTTCCATATAAACCGGTAAGCGTGTTGTCATTTACCGATATGTATGTATCAATTTAAAAATATCGCTTGTTCTTTGGTTCCCTTTGAATTATTTTCCACCCTATTTATATATGTTAACACAGCTACTTAGCTATGCTAGTCGGACAGGATCAGGTACAAGTACAAGTACAGGTAAAGGTACATCTATGCCAGCATCAGACGATCGGGTTGGGACTATTATAAGTATACCTACGGGTAAATGTGTGGGTATTATTGATAGTAGTGGGCGTATAAGACATTGCAATGGGGCATCAGCCTTATCGCCTTATAAAATCTTAATGAAGTCTAATGCTGACATGCAGATAGCGATTAAAACTAAGAATGATCGTGCAATTGGTCAGTGCGTGGATACCCAGGGAAATACCATCGCGGAATTAGTAAGAAACAACAACAAAAACTCTATGAAACCGACTACAAAGTCTAAGGCACCGATACTGGCAGTGGTTGTACCAGACTCACGTTCGGTTAATAATGAGCGAAGCACCAATATCTCTATCGATGATCTTATATATGAAAGTAAGACGTTGATCGATGATGCAGCCCGTCGTTAAAGGGGGGACCTGCGCTCCCCCTTACCCCCTGGCTTAAAGGCTTAAAGGCTTAAAGGCTTAAAGGCTTAAATCTTTAAATCTTTAAATCTGCAAGGGGGTGTACCGACTGATCAAAAATCCTAATCTAAAACAAGTTCGCCCCCTGGCTTAAAATCAAATAATAATTCAAATTCCATCGAAAGTTAAATCTTAACCAAATAGATCAAATGAGCCAGGGGGTTAAGGGGAAGCGCAGGTCCCCCCACAGGTCCCCCACCCCTAAAATTGATCTATTTACGATTCGTAGCCAAGATGTCTCGGCGTATGAACTACACACTCAAACTCGGCAAATGCGGTTTGCAATTTAAGATTGCCCTGACCAAGTCCTACGACGAGAAGACAGGGTTTACTCAAACTTATCCCGATCCCGAAGATCCCAGCATTTATCGGTGCGTGCGAACTATCAAGGTGCTTACAAAGGACAGTGTACGGCCGGCGGACGTAAAGGACATTCGTATGGTTGTGCCCTGGACCGAGGTTAAAACCTCTTTTACCTACATGGGCGAGGATGGTACCGAAAAGCTTTTGCCATTGGATCACGAGGTCATTGGCAAAATCTATGCCGCCTCGGAAAACATGACCAGCATGGGGTTTATTGACCGTTCAGAGGTCGCCCCCTGCGACTATGACGGTAGCCACTATTTTATCACCGTTCAGAAAGACAGCAAGGCCAAAACCCCAGACGCTAACGACATTAAAGCCTATTCTACCGTTTATTACATCTGCAAAAATCTTAAACAGTGCCTTCTGGTGAATTTTGTTTCCGGTGATCGTGAAAAAGCCGCCGTTATTTATGCCCACAAAGAAGGCCTCATGCTGAGTATCCTATTGCATACTAACTACCAACGTAAAGCGCCTGAGGTATCGCAACCCGAGTTGCCCTCAAACATAGAGGCACTGGCCAACAAGCTTGTTAGCGTACAGAAATTGGCTTGCTTACCGGAAGACAAGTTGACGGATAAGTACGAAGAACGCATTAAGCAGTATTTACAGGCTGCGCGCGAACAGATGCGTACCTCATCAACGCACCCTCATAAGATTACACTTAAGGCGGCACCCAAGCCATTGGATAATGATTTCTTTAGCCTGTTGGCTGGTCTTTAAATGGGGGACCTGCGCTCCCCCTTAACCCCCTGGCTTTTAGTGGGGGGGGTTAATGCTTAAATTTAATTCAACAGAGGAGTCGATCAGGATGCGGTAAATCGGGATGCGGTCAGAGTGGTAGTTGTACGCGGAAGTTAACTTTAAATATTAACTTTACTTTGGAAATTGAATGTTATGGATGTGTTTAAAACATGAATCTTAACGATTACTATCCGTATAAGACAGATATAACTAAAATGGAGCTTGTTAAGATTCTGTTTCCTCAAGAAGGAATGAAACATTTGCAAAAACGCCTTGAGAAAGCTTCAAAGCGTTATCCAATGCATCCCTTAATTAGCGTTGCGCCGAGGCGCGATGGGTCTTTTAAACAGTACGTTATTCGGATTAACTTGGGTATGATTCCACACAGCCGTAAAATCGAGGACTATGGTGTTACATGGATAGATTTACATGCATTGGAACCTCTGCTGGATCTATATGTTTAAAGATACAAGACAATTAAAGGCATGAGCATTGGAACAGCACCCCAGAACCCCGACCAGAAATAGTTCAAGCTTTCGTAATATCCAACTAAACTGGTGAACAACATGGTTTTACGGAAGATTAAATCCAATATAATACCGTATACCGCTAAATAAATCCAGTTAACCGGTAAAACGGCCAAGTACAATACATAAAACAGAGTCATCATTCCGCCAGCAATGAAAGTTGATTCAGCTGCGCCATGTAAGGCAAAGTAAGGTTTTAATCCCCATCCACTGGGCCCGCCCATGTTAAATTTCTTTGTTAACACTTGAAGAGCAGCATCTCCAAGAAAACCTGTTAAACAAGCCGAAGCTAATAATTTACCGTCCATTATACGTATAAATTAATTTTTCTCATCATATTCCGGAGGCTCTGAAGTCTTATCATCCGATGAGGGTCGAGGGCTAAGTAAATCAGTTGTTTCAGATGGTGCATGTGCACTTGCATGTGAAACCTGCCGCCTCTTAATACCAGTAATCTTAAACTTAATTACACAGCTATAAAGACAGATCACGATAAGCGATCCAACCAAGAAACCCAGTATAGCGTAATACTGGGTCACATCACAGTGATCAAACTGCACCATCGCATTTGATCCACAAAAGTATAGCTCCGTCACATTTAAATCCAGGTTACGTAGCCGTATAGTCCACATGTATTCAATAAAGGCAACCGTGTCAGCATCCATAGGAGGCGTTAAACTACTAAAGTCGCAGGTTTTGTTAAGGCACGGCAATTCAACTTGCATAGGCAATTGATCATGCAGATTAATTGCCATGATATTTAAAGCAATAATTAGTCCAAGAGCAAGACCCAGTGCAGTAGAACTCATTTTTAATTTAAATATGTCTTTCAATTTTGAAATTAAGTAATTAATTAAGTTTAAGTAATTAATTGATACTGATCTGATAATTCTAATGGAAGATATTGACCCTCTTACGTTAGAACCGATTTCACAGTCCACTCGGATTTTAGTTTTTAACCGCGGACATTCTAAAGTCCTGTATGATTTTGATTATTTCTATCAAAATGTACACCAACTTAAATACATTCCACACACACGTGAACCTTTCACTGACGAACTACAGAGTCAGTTTAACGACACCTGTAGGATGTTTAACGTCCCTCCTGCGTTCCCTGAACCGATGCAGGGGACTTTTAAGGACTGGATCTTTCTTTTTGTGCTTATCTGTATTGTTATTATAGCTCATCAGTTTGCATTTGAATAAATTTACAAATGGCACTTGCACTTGGCACTTGCACTTGCTATGCACTTTTATCCATTTAGGAAAAAGCAAAAAGGCACAAAAAACACAAAGGCACAAAAACACCAAGGCAAAAAGGCACAAAGGCAAAAAAACACAAAGGCACCAAGGCAAAAAAACACAAAGGCACCAAGGCACCAAGGCAAAAAAACACAAAGGCACAAAGGCACAAATGCAAAAGCACAAAGGCAAGGGGGTTAAGGGGGAGGGCACCTCCCCCCCCTAATCAAATCCGATTGACTTCATTTCAGCTATGTCGAAATAGGTAATGACGTAAGTCAAAAAGTCATGCGTGCTAAGAGTAGACAGCTTCTTATTGTTTAACATGAAGTTTACGATCTTGTCCTCATCTATACCGCTATGATACTGAATACATTTTAACCACCAGTCATGGTCTGATAACATTTCTTTGGGAGTCAAAGTATAATTATCGGATATAATGAATAGGTAATACTCAAGCCATTCTTTGGCCTGCTCATCGGATATATCATCTCCTTGATTAACCAAGTCAATGACGGTTTGAAGAGACTCTGGAATCGTCCAACCTTCTATAGAAGCTTCTATCTTAGACCAATTAGGATTCACCTTCTCCATTATATAATTAATATTAAGTTAAATTCATAAAAAAAAATATTTACAATGAATATATAATATGACAGGAGGACTTATGCAACTCGTAGCTTATGGTGCCCAAGATATTTATCTTACGGGCAACCCCATGATTACCTACTTCAAGGTAGTCTACCGCCGCCACACCAACTTTGCCATGGAGTCGATCCTGCAGACGTTTAACGGCACCACTGGCTTTTCAAACCGTGTTACGGCCCTGATCTCCCGCAACGGTGATCTGGTCAGCGGCATGACCCTTGAGGTTATATTGCCTGGTTCTAATGCTCCCTACGTTAATGATGTTGGTCACCACCTCATTCAGCAGGTTGAGGTCGAGATTGGTGGTCAGCTGATCGACCGTCACTACGGCGACTGGCTCGAGATCTGGGCTCAGCTCACGGTTCCCGCCAGCAAGAAGCTGGGTTACCGTCAGATGATCGGTCAGGATCTGCGTGCTGCTGCAGATGGTGCGGCCTCTGGTCTTCAGCTTGCCACAACGGGTAATTCACGTACCCTGTTTGTCCCCCTTCAGTTCTGGTTTTGTCGCAACATTGGTCTGGCTCTGCCTCTGATCGCCCTCCAGTACCACGAGGTCAAGGTTAACATCCAGTTTGCCAGCTTCGCTTCAATTACAACCGGTGTCCAGGTAGCCAATACCTCTTTTTCCGCCAACCTCTGGGTTGATTACGTTTACCTTGACACGGACGAGCGCCGCCGCTTCGCCCAGGTCTCGCACGAGTACCTGATTGAGCAGCTGCAGTTTGGTGGTGATGAGGCCTTAACCTTAGTCAACGCAAATGCCACCACGAAAAAGGTGATTAACCTGAACTTTAACCACCCAGTTAAGGAGCTTGTATGGGTCTGCAAGGGCACCCGTGTCGCCACAGCTGAGCCCAGTGAGTACACCAACTTTGCGCTCGCGGCTAAGGATAACTTCGCTGGTCCCAGCACGATTGGTAACAACCCTGTGTCGAAGGCTAAGCTGCTGCTGAACGGTCATGATCGTTTTGCCGAGCGCGACGGTGCCTACTTTAACAAGGTTCAGACCTACCAGGCTCACACATGCATTCCCGACTCACCCGGTATCAACGTTTACTCGTTTGCCCTGAAGCCCGAGGAGCACCAGCCATCAGGCACGTGCAACTTCTCGCGTATCGATAACGCCAAGCTTGACCTGACAATTGGCAACAACGTCCAGATCGTCGCGACGGGTGTTGTTAAGGTGTTCGCCACGAACTACAATGTTCTGCGTGTTATGTCAGGTATGGGCGGTCTTGCTTATTCCAACTAAAGGAGGGGACCTGGAGGGGACCTGGAGGGGACCTGCGCTCCCCTTAAACCCCTGGCTTTTAGGTTTCGTGGTTTAATGGTTTAAGGGTTTAAGGGTTTAAGGATTTTAAAGGGTTTAAGGATTTTAAAGGAAATTTGAAATGACATTTGAAGTAAAAAAAAGTTTTACTTCAAATTTAAGAGTGTAATATTAAAGATTAACTGTCTCTACCCGGCTTAACATGCCCGGACTTACCGCTTCGCGGTAATGCACGTGTCTCGACAACACTCTACCCGAAGGAATAGCATACTTGACCGGTTCACGTACATGTAACACGGCTATACCCTTCGCGTCTGCCGTTGCTACGCCCGCATTTTCATATGCATCATAGGCAGCCCATGGATTAGGGACGATGCTTTGAGCCGGATTCTTCTTTGAATCAGATGCCCAGTAAACCACCTTAGCCCCAGGTTTAACGTTCACTGCCACTTTGACCGTGGCGGCCTCAGGTACCTTGTCGGTTAAGGTAGCGCTGGGATAAACGGACTCATTTAAAAAGGGTAAATATACGTCTCTGTTAAAAACAAGGTATAGGGCGGCCAAGCCAACTAAACTGTAGATAATTCTTGACAAAATGGGTAAGTTCATCACTGAACTTATCCATTTAACCAAATCGAATTTGAGTCCTCCGACAAGACCCCAGTTAAGACCACCTATGATTACAAGCGTAACCGCAATTATGTGTAAACGTTTTTGCATTTCTAATAGTATTTAAAATTTAAATTTAAATTAAATGTTTAAATGCTTAAATGCTTAAATGCTTAAATGGTTAAATGGTTTAAGAAATGATTCTTGAATCACCCTGTTTAAAATGATATAATAAGATATTATTAAAATCAAGTAATGAATATTGAAGAACCCTCGGCTCCCGTAATTTTAAAGCCTAAGTCTCACGCCATTCCTGGTTTAGACTATGGGATCGATATGCTCGATGAATCGCCACCCACACAACAGGCCAATGCAAACCCAGAGGCCTCAGGATCGGAAGGCAGCCAACATCAATCAAACGGAAATTTTAACTTTAACCAGTCACAACAGCAACGCTTTCAGCCGCAGAGGGCGCCTCCTCCTCAGGCTCCGCGTATGGCCGGTGGCATCCAGCGCCCAACCTTTAATTTTGGTAAACCGGCTAACCATTTTGCCACGGAAGAATCTATGGGGGATGGTAGCTATGGCGAAGAGTCCCTGGGCAGCAACGGCAGCGGAAGCGGGTCATCCATGTCCATGGACGATGGATCTGGTCAAGGCTTGTTGTCTCAGGGCTTTCAAGTTCCTGGTTCACAATCAGGTTCAGGTTCAGGTGCACAAGCACCTGAGCTTACATACGAACAGAGACGTGAGCGTAAAATTAATGCCCTTGCCTCATTAAGACGTTTAGAAGAAGCCGGTTATTTGCCCTCGGGTGATAAAAAGTTTAGTTTTACTTCGGATCTGGCGGAAATCGAGGATACGGTTGAAAGATTAAAGCTCCAGCGCGATCTGGACTCAAGTATTAAGGTTCAGCGTAAGTTCCTGGTTGGTTTTGCCAACGTGGTTGAGTTTGTGTGCTCCACCGAATATAACATATTTGATCTGAAGTTAGAAGGTTGGTCGGACTCCATCTTCGAGAATATTACGGATTACGATGAGGTGTTTGAGGAACTTTACTACAAGTACAAAGATTCGGTTGCCGTCATGCCCGAAATCAAGCTTGTAATGATGGTCGGTGGTAGTGCCATGATGTTCCACATGTCACGTGAACTGTTTAGCAAGACCTCTTCCAAGGTACCCGGATTTGATGAAGTAATGGCTCGCGATCCTGATCTTAGACGCAAGTACACTGACGTTGCGGCCGGTATTGCGAAGGATCGTGGCATGCCCATGCCTTCGAAAGCCGACGGGGGAGCCGGCTTCTTAAAGGATATGATGAATAACTTCAAGCCCGGCAGATCACCATCGCAGCAGCAACAGCAACAGCAACAGCCTCAGATGCAACAGAGACCCAATATCTCGCGTTCTCGGGTACCGATGAACGAGCCGGATGACATTGACGGGTTACTGGGAAGTTTAAAGGCCGGTAGAAAGTCACCAGACGAGATTGATTTGTCCGAAATAGAAAATCTGTCAGATCTGGCTTAAATTTAAAGCTTAAATTTACATTTAAATTTAAATTTTAATTTTAAACTTAAGTATAAATGCCACGCCATAATGCTAACAATATTGAAACCATTGACATCATTAACAAAATAGATGATTACTTTAATTATCAACTGGAACAAGGATTAACCATTCCAGAAATAATAGAAACATTTATTGGACCCGTATTGCCCTCTGAACTTAAAACGACAGGGTTTACCGAACCTCAGATACGCCGTGCTGCCCAACTCGTCTCCACCAGACGTATTATCGCATACAACCTAAAGATGCAGTCGGAACTTTAAATTTAACTTTGACTTTAAATTTAAAGTTAACTTTAGCCTTTTAGCCTTTTAGCCTTTTAGCCTTTTAGCCTTTTAGCCTTTTAGCCTTTTAGCCTTTAAGCGTTTACCTCCTCCGTCATCTCATCACCCTCAGCACCACCAACCATGTTAAAGCCAATACCGAAGCCTGAGCCGTGACGAGCGCCGGCACCAACAGCGGGGGCGAACAGGTCAAGGACAAAGAAGGTTAAGGCGGCAACCAGACCCAGAAGGAGAACCTCCTGAACCGACTGCTTCTTGCTAGTCAGGTAAAAGGCGGCGACTGATACAGCCACGCCCTCAAGGACGTACTTAATAAGGTTTTGCAGGGTAAAGTTCTCAAGCATTTTTTATATACCTTAATAAATAAAAAATTTTTTGTGCCTTTTTAATTAAAAGTTCCATGACCGCCGGGTAATAAATTCTTAACATCGTCTTGTTCAAACACATGACCACGAAGTTGAACCTTATTATGCCCGGCTCTTGATTCCCATTTAACCGTACTAATAGGCCCTGAAAGATCCATTGGGTAATCCATCTTATTAGAATAATTAACAAATACGAAGATTCCTAATATCAATAGTAATATCATCAAAATGGGTGTCATTTATAATCTTAAGGTTTAAAAATTAATTTTAAACGTTCACGTTTAAACACAACTTTCCATGAATGTATAATGAACAAGACTGAAGAATCAATGCTACCATCCTTACTTAAGTTTTTTAGTGCACGAGAACATTTTGACGTTTTAAAAGAGTTTAAATGCTCTAAACAGAGCAAACTCTCCGTTGGTCTATTAAATTGGTTTAATGTTAACTACTCTAAGGAATACGGTGTAGAATACAATATTGAAACACTGGGACGCAAACGTAGTGTATATGTATGGCAGTCTTACAACGCAGCCTTGTCCGGCTACAAAAAGGAGTATTTCGACCCTTTTGCTCGCGGGAAAAACTGCGGTAAAGAGATTGCAATTGAGTTTGAAGGGGAGACCCTATGTACCACCATTCGACAGCTAAACTATTTCCGCTGGGCTATTAATAACGGTGTTATCAACTATGTACGCTCTCACGTAGAAGATATCTACACGGATATGACAGACAGAGGCCGTAACACTGGGAATAAATCTACTGTCTCCAGTGGAGATAAAGTCTCGACAATCGCCACTAAAGTGTCTACGGTAGACCAGTTAGCTCCAGGAGAGAAAAAGCGTCAGATTTCGGTATCGGCCAGTAAAAAGCTGGGTATACACGATGTTACTATGACGGTACGGTTTGGGTTAAAGCATTAGGGGACCTGCGCTCCCCTTAAACCCCCTGGCTTTATGTTTTAAGAGGGGACCTGCGCTCCCCTTAAACCCCTGGCTTTTATGTAGATTAGGGGACCTGCGCTCCCCTTAAACCCCTGGCTTTTATGTAGATTAGGGGACCTGCGCTCCCCTTAAACCCCTGGCTTTTATGTAGATTAGGGGACCTGCGCTCCCCTTAAACCCCTGGCTTTTATGTAGATTAGGGGACCTGCGCTCCCCTTAAACCCCTGGCTTTTATGTAGATTAGGGGACCTGCGCTCCCCTTAAACCCCTGGCTTTTATGT